ATACGGGAGGTACTTAGGGCACGGACCATTAATTCTCGCAAGCGTTCCGGGGCACACGACTGTTCGCGTTTTATAACCCATATACCCATGAGTTGTCCTGCTTGCGCGCTCTAATCGGTGATCGTGGCCGACAATTTCGGTCAACTCCCCACCCCCATCAAGTATCTTGTGGGCATTCTGTAGGGGCTTCCTACCACCCCACGTATACCCATGTGATACACGAACCATGGGGTTTAAGTAAAGATGGCTACCTGGCCATCCAGATATATATCGAACATTTAATCTATCGAGATTCATCATATTGCGTAAATCCCATACGGGATAATCTGAACCAACCGGATGTACGTCGTACAACTCCGGCGCTTCGCTAGCAATGAGCTTATGGATACGAGAATTGCCGGTAATCGATATCTTATTATTTCTCTTCACAACAACCGTACCGTTCGGCGTAGTAACGCAATAGATTTTTCCATCATATGGAACTAAATTCCAAGATTCGGAAAACATGAAATTCTGCGGATAGCAGAACGGGCTGTCGGGAATAACGACTAATGATAACATATAATGCCTAGCGTCCTTCCTGCGGAATATTTGGGCTTTTGTGATACGCGTTCGACATCCATTCATAAAGCAAATGAGCTGAAATTCCTCAAGAGCTTTTTTTGATTTATGATGAATATAATACCGACTTTTTGTATAATGAGATTTATGCCCAAATAAGCTCTTCATTGCTTTTGAGAGCGGATGCGGTTGAACAATCGTATCTAGGGCAAGGAAAAATTGACGCTTAGAGAGTAAGCGAAAGAACTCAATAGATTCAGAGTCCATAGAAACAAACATCGATACCGAGAGGGCCTTAACGTCATCATCCGAGAAGGTCTCTTCTTTTTCTGGAACAACAATTGGCGCCGCCGGAATCGACGCGGGTTCGTCCTGGGCGATGAGCTTTCCGATCGCCTTTTTTGCCAATAAATGGAAGGTTGAATATCCCTTATAAATCATTTCATGATTCGGAGTAATAAGCAACGAGGTAAATTTTCCGCATATTTCCACCATGTCGCCTTTATAATCATACTCTTGGCGACGAATCGGCTTCTGGAATTCTAGCTCGCCAGTCTCGGCGGATAATGTGCCAACAAGATCTTCGTCGGTTAAATCAGCAAACAACTTCCATCCGCTATCAGTTAATATAGATGTTTCGCTGTCGAAGCATTCGTGATTTCCCTCTATCCAGTCAATTTCTGCATCTGGCGCTTCAGCCCGGAACTTTCCAATCCACCACGCCCATTCTCGAATTGCTGGATTGAATGTTCTTGAGTAATTTGGTAAAACTAGATGCTTTTTTGACCATTCCGTTGCATCGAGCATATCACCAAGATATATGATTCGATCAACATCTAGTATATTAGCGGCTTGAACACAGATATCGAAGCATCGACGGTCGTGGAACGGATCAAGCCCATCTTCGGTAAGTACATAGCCAACCTGGGCATCCGGAACGATAAGCGCCCTTCGTATATTCTTACCGATAGGAAATTTCTTTACGATACTTGAATGAACGTCAACGGAAACATTTTGTAAAATAACCGGACTTTCTGCGTGTTGTTTTTTTTCTAAATCAATTGAGATAATGCTTGGCTTATCGCCTACTTTCCTAATGCGTTGCCTGACGATTCTCCATGAATCTGAATCTATTTTGTGTTGAGAGAGAATTTCATCTACCTCTTTCCCATGAACAGATTCGACGGTAATTGTTTTCTTTTCTTGCTTTTCCTTAAGTCGCCTCTGGCGACGACTGATTGCGTCGCAACTCTTACAAATCTGCCTATATCCACTATTGGACTTACTGTCACTAGAAAACTCCTCTAGCGGACCATCAAGATCGTGCCACTGGCACGAGGGGTTGCGACAACGCATATATTTCTCCTATAGTTCCAAAACTTTCCTGTATTGCTTCCACTCTTCGCTAAAATTTGATGTTGTGTCGTTATCCCAAACACATTGGGCTATGTGCTCTAGCGGACTCCAATGCCCACTCTCGACTAGCTTATCATGTAATGCAATATCCTGCTCAATGCTTGTTTTTTCGTGATTTCTCATATAAGAAACCCTCGCGCATCGCGCGGTGGAAATTTTGAGCGAAATTTTTAGACCATAGAGACGGCGTTCATATTCATCGACATACGGAATGTGCCAACTCAAATGCTCGTCATCCCAACTCATTCGTGTTGGAATTGAGTTACGCTGAGATTCGCGCATGAGGTAAGCCAGTTCAGCCAATTCTGGTTGTGCGTCATCGTGGCAACGAAGCTTGTAGAAGTTATCAAATTCCGTTCCAGAAACGATAGCCCTTACCGTCATCCACGGCTCGAGAATTCTATTAACAATCTGTTTATGCACGTTCAGCTTGTTCATTTTGCTTGCAACGTCACATGCATACCCAAGGGCTTCGAGCCATAATTCTCGAAATTCCTCAATCGTTTTTGGATCAATCTCGTTTATCGCAACCATCCCAGGTCGATTTTCTCCGTAATATACCGGCATCGCTGGCTTCGTGAGAATTGTATCAATGAGTTTTTGCGTCGGTATTGCCCTTGATGAGGCAACTGAGAAACTAAATACACGATGACGAGTGATTTGCGCTAATACAAATCTTGGAAATTCCAATTCCCATGTTGTTAATCTGGATAGATTGGGAGATATCGAATCAGCTATGATTTTTGCTGATATTCCCCTGTCCATTACCGTCACTGGATTACTCATCGGCTTCGTCACCCTTCATTCTTACGATTTTTCTGGAGCGAAGGAAATCCTTTATGGTACGCAATGACGTATCGTCCCATTTCTCCCGAAAGCAGCACGACATATCCTGCTCATGCTCAACATCGACATCGAACGAGTACCACCCCTTCTTTTGCCTTTGCAATTTTCTAACATACCGAAGAAACCTTCTCCGTTCTGGCCTATCGTTTTCAATGAGCTTTGCGTGAGAAAAAATCATTCCACTCAACATACTGCAATATCCTTTCCTTGAGATGACCCGCGTCCTGGATCATCCCTAATAGTATATCTGATACATAGTGCCGCGTCAATGGCGCGGCGCGAAGAATTTTATATGGTTTTGTCGGATGCCTTTGCACGGCAGAAGCGTACCACATTGTACGCTGAATTGAAAGAAAGATTTGTGGCACGAGTTCTATATTCATCGTAGCGGAAAATGACTTTAAAAGATTCCTATTTTGCTGTATAGATTCTGCGAGGGACCGTACAATATGTAACCAATATACTACTTCTGGAGATTTCGGATCAACCGTCAACATAAACACCATCGTCGATATCGAAAACTTTTTGCATGGTATCCTTTGATGCGTACATACCTAATAAGGTACGACAGAAAATTGGGCCACTCCTTGCGATAACCGCCATACGCCCACGCAACCTGCTTGCCTGTTTTGTTGAGTTTATAGCCACCCAAAATTGCCGAACATTCGTGGTTGTCGGTTCCCTCACGAGCCTATCCCATAAATCCTCCAATAGCACTTGCTCCTCGCATGGTTCGTTGCGAAAAAGTAACTGAACTCGCTTCTTATTTTCCTTATTCCACCCCAACAGCTTGATGGCATCTACGAAACTTATCTGATGTAACTCTTGTAAGAATTTTACAACATCCCCGTGTGCGCCGCACCCAAAGCAACGGTAGGTTCTGCGACGTTCGCAGACGGTAAACGAGGGGGTTTTCTCCTGATGAAACGGACATAGCCCCTTCCAGATACTCCCAGCCTTTCTGAGCTGGACGTGCTCGCCAATAACCGACACTATGTCCACGCTATTCCGCAGTTCGTCCATGTCGATAAAAGTCGCACTTGACTTGCTCATGCAACTAGTATAACATGGTTGCATATCCCTTGCAACCACAGAGAGAGGACAATATGGAAAAGATGAATGTGACGGAGATTCATGTTATTAATGGTACGGTTGAGGTCAAGAAGAAGGAGAGCTTTTCGTACACGGTGTTCAAGTTCTTTGTCCAAGGCCAAAAGACAAAATATTCTGGAATGATCTCGATAGATGCCACTGGCATTATTCAGGGCGCGCCATCGAATAAAATCAACGACGTTGACTGCAAAACCATCGAGGTCGAGGAAGGGGCAGAGCAGAATCAGTATGGTTCATATAAGTTCCGCCTCAAGGGAAGCGGGAAAAAGGGTGGAGGGGGGAAATTTGGCGGAATAAAGGGGTACGAAGGGCCAAGGCTCCTTCCCGATGAATACCTAACCGCGATCGAGAATATTTATTCTACAATCCTGTCAGTTATATCCAGGGAAGCCGCGAATAATCAATTGCCACCAAATACTGAATCCTTTATCGCCGCCGCGCAGAGCTTAACCTCGACGGCGCTCATTGCGGCAAGGGATAACATTTTAAACCTCGAGCCATTTATTGCAAAAAAGCCACAGGAACCACCTGTTGCACAATCATCGCAACAGGCAATCCAAGAGAAGATGAAAGAAATAACAACCCTCGTAGAGACAAAAAAGATCCACGCTGGCACCCTCTGTCTCTTCCTTAAGAAGATATTCGACAAGACAGAAATTAAGAAATCAGATCGACTACTCCTTGCGACGTATACGCTAGGAAAGTTCGATATTGATAATTTACCGAAGTCAACGCTTGATGAAGCGAATGAAATTATTCAAGCAGGAAAAGACGCTTCGGAATAAAGGAGAAGGAAATGAATACATTTTTTTCGGTTGCAGGACAAGTTGGAAAATTCCCACCAAGGGTCATTCCCGGGAAAAATATGCTCGATTTTGCAGTCGTCGCGCCCGGCAAAGACGATAAGGTTATCATCGTCCGGATGACAGTTTTTAATGTCGATGACATCGATGAAGCAATTAACAAACTACAACCGGGAACGATCGTGAGCGTTGATGGATGGATTAGCTCACGAGCTATCGAGACTGGCGGCGATAAAAAAATCTTCGTTCCTTCTCTTGGAACGACAATGTCAAGGATACACCTTCTCGGAGACGGAGCGAGCACGGAAGATTTAGAATTTTAAAGCTTGACATACATATAACTTGGTTGTAATTTGGGTATGTGGAAATAGAAGAACAACAAAATTTCAGTTCCTCCCTCTCTGATGCCCAACTCCTACGGTATCGTAAGCCAGAAGAAAAACTTTGGCTTACGGTACTGTGGGGGGCCTTCGTCGAAATAGGCATCATTCCAACGGCAAATACAAAAAAGATTTCATTTCATGTCTGGAGAGAAGCTGTTCGCTGGTTTCTTGACCAGAAGTCTACGCATGGGGGCAGTTTTAATTTCATCTGCACTCAGTTGAATATAAATAAAAAAGCAATTAATCAATATGTTGTAAACTACGTTTGTCCATGCTGCCAAAGAAAGCCTATCCTTGAGCCATGCCCACAAAAAGTCACAAGGCCCCCACGATAGGTCATGGGGTATACTCAATTGCCCCGCTATTCAAGAGATTTATACGGCTAAAATATCCGTGGCTTTATGAGAATTTCTCCATCCACCTAACTTCCACCAAACGAGCGGACGGTTGGTTGCTTCTTTATACTCCAAGCCTCAACAGGCCTGCTTTAGTTTTCTGCTCTGAGCGACAACTTGTTTTCACGAAAAACCTTAATGTCCCCAGAGGGACACTTTCTAGTATGCGTACATTTATCGCAAAAACACGCCTGCGATCTAGCCAACGCATTCGTCTTATATTAGGATTACCGGATTTATTTCATAAGGATTATTTCATCTATGAAGTAGCTATACCGAATATTAACCTCTCGTCCGATATTTCATGGCCTCAATCGGTCATGCTTATGAAATCAGACGATCAGTTGATCGAGGAATCCGCATGGCACGAACAGTCCAACCCGCAGCGTACTTTTTCATTACTGGACGTGCCGTCATTAATTCAAGGTAGCGATCAAATTGAAATCCTGCAAGCGCAAGAAGCGCCACTTGTTTCCGTTTACCCGAAAGAAGTTCATTCAATGAATGAAGAGTCTTACTCCCCATTACTCCATCTTCCGGTATCGAACTTGATGAAAAAAGGTTAACTAATTTTTGGACAATTACGCCAGCCCTCCGAATCCCCATATTCACGCAAATATCGAAATATTTTACACTAAACTCATCGTCGATAATTTTATTAGCCATCGACGGAATCCAGAAGTTTTGGTAATAAATCTTTTTTGCCTGCTCTCTCGTAAGATTCTTAATATTAATATCCGGAAATGATCTTTTCGATATACCATATTTTGTTTCGCCGCCTGGATCAATTGGATCATTTGTATAGCTCTCACCTTCAAATTGCATAATATACGAAAAGGCAATTTCAAAAAGCTTATCATCAGTCATTCGACTCTCCCGCTATGGAGGGCTTTTCCTTATGAAAAGAATCTATTTGATTATGTATCTTTGTAGCCTCGTAGACAAAGGTGCTGTGCAATAATCTTCCAATTCCATAACCAAATAGTGTTATCATAACTGGCACAACAATAATCATAAGCTGCCATGTTCTGGTTTGGTGCGTCTCCATAACTGAAACACGGCTTTCTAAGCGACCAACATCCTGGGATAGCTTTGATTCTTGTGATCTATCCATAAGCGTTTCTATCGTCGCAACGCGCCCCTCGATAGCACTAACGCTTCCAACAATAGAGCCATGTATATTACCATTTCCGAATATACCTTTATGCATTGACCGGATTGTATCGCTCAATAAATCGATCGATTTTTGGAGATCATCAAATCTTCTATTCTCTACTTCCTCATGAGATGAGATAATTCTTCCTATTTCCGCCTTAATAGTCGAAACATCATCAATGTAACGCTCTATCTCCTGCGGTAATCTATTACCAAGGGTTTCATCAATACGTCTCTGTATATTCTGCTCACTCATTGAACATTTTACGAAGTTGGCGTTGGAGTTGGAATAACCTCGACTACGCAATCTGGTGGCGTACCGGTGACAACCCTTATTCCGGGAATATTGTCAACGACATATCGAGCATAATCAGTACCGGTGAGTGGACCATCTGATACTGGCGTTGGGTATGGAACTGGCGTTTGCGATCCACCGTATGTGAAAATTGTAGTGATAATTTTATTTTCAGAATCTCTACTGTTGTTCACGATCTTAGATGCGCACTTTGTCAATTGAAACGTTTGGGTCGATACGGTCGGGCGTGGCGTGATAGCTGGCATAATAACCGAGCCATCAGATTCATTAATGACCTGAATGCTCTTAATGCTATTCGGTAATACTGGTTGTCCATTTTGGTCAAGGAATTTAATCGTAATAAATGGGTCACTTCCCTCACGAACCCTCGTTGTGAGTTCCTGAGGCTGTGCAATTGCTATAACGGCTATCCCAAGTATAAGCAACCCGTGGAGTATAGGTAAGAACGCTTTACGCATATCTGCCTCCTTTGAGAGTATATCTATTTTCCATTACTACGTCAATATAAATTATCCATTGGCGCGATTTTACTGAATTTTGCCGAACCCGATCGAATACCCAAGAACGCAGCACGGACACGGGCTGGTAGCGGCGTCGGGGTAACGGTCGGGGTAATCGTTGGGGTTGGCGTGCGTGTTCGCGTAGGCGTTTTTGTGCGCGTAGGGGTTAGTGTTGGCGTATTGGTTGGTCTCTTGGTTGGCGTATCAACCGGCGTTGGGGAGTATACGATAACAGGAGAATTTTCACAAAGAACGGTATAAAAATACGGAATTCCAATTTGGTTAGCAGTAGCATTAACCCAAAAAACTTCATCGCTTTCTGGATTTAACGCCTCATTCGCCCCAACTGATATAATATGTCCATACTTGCTCGGAAATTCTCCAAAGAAAAAGGTCTTTTCTTCCAGTAATCCTCCATTAAACCGCATTCGAGCCCCATACCCATCGCTACCGATAAGATATACAAACTGCAACTCATTACCACAGAGGGTGTCAATCTTGCGTGTCGGCCTACCATCACCTATGTAGTAGAAATTATCAACCTTACTGGTTGAAACAACATCTTCTAATGGATCAAAGATATTCCATCGGAAATTCCGTCCCCACGTTGCGGTATAATATGTTTCGCCATCCTGGTTAACCATATCGCTGTTTCCGATCTTAACGCCAGTATTCCCAAAGCTAATAATCGCTCTAGGTATTTCGAATCCCTTATCCATGGTCAATCCACGACTTCCAACGTCGCTCGTCAAACATCCTTCTTGAAATTTTGTATATACTATACCAATGTCTGTATAAATCACTTGACCATCTTGATCGCAGTCGCACCAATATTCGCTCAGTCGTGGACGTGATGGATTATCATAAACTAATTCATATAGACATTGGTTTAACTCCGACCAAGAAACCCAGCTATCATGATTATGGTCCCCGCAACAATAAGCAGGCGTAGGGGTTGAAGCTGGAGTTACGGCAGTTGGTCCGGGGGTGAGCGACGGATTATACGTTGGCGTTGGGGTCGTAAAGGTTGGTGTATTGGGCATTGGTGTTGTGAATTGCTTGAAAATATTATATTCACCACCATCAATATCTACCTTATCAGATTGCTCACCGCGTATCCATGATACATATGGCCTCCAGGGCTCTACCCCAACGTTGAAATTCGAAATTTCTCTCGGCGTTGTACCATCTCCCGTGTAGCTATCGATATCGAATCCATACCCACTCGATCCTGAGTATTCCGTGAATGCAAAAAAGCAATATTGCACCCCACGCTTATTTACACGCCAATACTGCTGCTCCGAATCCCCATTGACAATAAAATATGTTGCGCCAATTTGTGCAACAGCCCCGGCGCTGAAGAATCCAGTAGACGAAGAATAACCCGCAGGATAGTCACGATGCCATACGACTGCCGGAATATCGTTTTGTGCTTTAATGATTAAATAATCAGGCCTAAATCCAATTGAAACTGTTTGCGATGCTCCGTCGCCCTCATAGCACCCATATCCAAATTTCCCCGGCGTTGAGAGTGCGGTCGGAGTTGGCGTGCGTGTGCGAGTCTGCGTCCGAGTCGGAGTAAGTGTTGGTGTGTCGGTAATCGTTGGAGTCAACGTTGGCGTATCGGTATCAGCCGGAATCGGCGTAGGTGTGTCAGTTGGCGTTATGGTTGGCGTAATTGTTGCGGCGGACGTTGGCGTTATGGTCGGGGTAACTCCAGAAGTGTCATCCTGAGCCTCAAAAGAGTAGCCGATATTATTAGCAGTAATCGTTCCACCGCTCGTCTTGACCTTTACCTTAAAAGTATCCCCCTCATTCAAGCTTAACGTATTGACAAGATCATCGCACGAGCTTGCGCCAGTGCCGATTTGGCACGCTGGCCTTGTTCCGCTGCAAGTTGGGTCCGTTCCTGTAGTACCACTACATACCGTGAAATCAATAGCAATGGTTGGGTTGCTTTTAGACCATGCACGAAGATTTTTGATAGTAATATTATATGGAGCAACCATCCATAAATCAGCGCCATTATAAATCCCTAAATTTGGAAATAATGAGGTCGTGTCGTTATTCGCGCCGGTCCAGGAATCTTTCGTGGCAACCAACGCTTGCTCTGCCCCTGAATACTCAATCGTAAATCCACGATATCTTGATCCAGTGTTATTTGTTTGCGTTTGCTTGAGTGTAATATAATCCCCAGCACTGAATGAGCAATTCGATGTGCACGATGATGAGTACCCGCCAGTACCAGATACGCCTGTTGTGACCGAAAGATCACTATCGCTCCCAGCAGTATCGTTCCGTGCGGTAACGACAACGCTCGATGATGCATTTAGGCCAGAGTCATAATGCGTCGATAATCCAGCGAATGAACCCGATACTGGCATCTTTATGATACCGTTAGGCACAGACGGAGTGGCTTCGGCACATCTTACGCCACTAGTTCCACCGCCACCTGGGGCGCAATACCGAGTTGATGTCCCGGGATCACTGAACATGGCATCCTTTGTAACAATTAATGGATTATGCCCTGACGAACCATCGGGCGATCGGATTTTAGCGGTCAATATACATTTTTGATCGCTAGTAGATTGGTTGCCCTGTCCCCATACTGCAATAGAATCGCTTGGGGAAAATTGAATGGGGTTCGTTGATGAACATAGCCCGTATGTCCCCTCCATCGAGCATTGTAAAACTTGCTTTACACCATTTTTCATAAATAAGACATCACGAGCGTTGCTCGTTGTTAATCCACCGTTCGCGCATTGTACATACATTTTTTCGATTCTACCAGAACTTGGAAAATTGAAATTCGCAATCGTGGAGGCATTAAAGGTTGAATCCGTCAGGAGATAGTTTGAACCCGCGATACTTCCGCCAAGTATAAATAATGCCGCCGAACCGGTATTTGGCGTTGGCGTTTGCGTTGGAGTATTCGTTGGAGTTGCTGGCGTACCGGTAAATGTATTTGTGGCCGTTGGCGTACTAGTCGGGGTTGGGTCAGATGCGGCATTTTCTAAAAATAAACTATATCCAATATTGACGGTGGACCATCCGATATTACCTGGGTCTATCTTAACGTAGTATGTATCACCATAAAACACGCTCTTGGTATTAGAAAGATCCTCGCATGTGGAGTTCCCGGCGGTGATTGTGCAGGTCGGCCTTCCGCTACCGCACGATGGAGCCGGGGAGGCGTAAGTTCCCGTACACACATCAATAACGACATCGGCTGCAACGTTCGCTGATGACCAAACGCGAAGTTTCTTAATGACCATCGGCTTTGTAAACGGCATATATCGCACTGGATCGTTAACGGCAGATACACCGTTGAGCACTGTATAATATGGATCAGCGCTGTTTGCGGTAAAATAGTTTGTATCGATTGTTCCATTAAGATCGCTAAATTCCAAAAGAACGTTATGGTTAGAATTGTCCGTCCCAGAAGCATGAACGCGCTTGACCGTTAAGGTATCTCCGGCCGTGAAGGAACAATTCGACGTACAAGTTCCATCGATTCCACTATTTGGCGCTGAAGCTAATGTTACAGAAACATCCGTATCGGATGCAGTAGTCGCATTGCGCACTGTTAATGTTCTAGATATATAAGTTGGTGAAGTATGCGCATTGTAGCCCATACCGGCTAATGTCACGTCTACTGGAACTTTAAATCCACCGCCCGATGCCGCAGTATCGGCTACCGCAGAACATTTGACGCCATCAAGGCCCTGCGCCGTCGGTGCGCAATAGTACGTTCCTGGGCTACCGGTACCGCTGTAGTCTGATGCCATCATAACGATAGAATTATGCGGAGTATTATCCTGGTCTGTCAAAAGTATCGAATATTGACACTTCGAATATTGTCGATAATCCGAAGGCCAGAACCATCGTATCTGCCATAACGAAGAGTTACTAAGGTCGTAAAAATCCGATATATCGGCACAACGGAGCGTATTGTTCATGTAGCATGAGAAATCGGTTAAGGCATTGTCCCTATATACGGTTATTCCAGCCTTTTGGGTATTATCGCAACTCAATAGAATATTCGAAAAGCGCACATCCGTAACGAACCGTTGATTTTTTAAGGTAATTGCTGATCCAGTAGTTCCCCACGATGAATAGTTCGGAGCATTAAGGGCGCCACCAAACACTACCTGTCCACCGAGAATTGATCCGCCCGCTGCAATGCCGCTTGGGACTGCGCTCGTTGGTGTGAATGTTAATGTCGGAGTAACCGATTCTGGTGTTGGCGTTAAGGTTGGGGTAAGGGTCGGCGTAAGGGTTAATGTTGGAGTTAGGGTTGGCGTTAACGTCGGGGTTAGCGTTGGGGTTAGTGTCGGGGTATCCGTAGCGGGCGGTGGCTCCTCATCCCACGTTCCCATGCTTTCCCAATAGTCAACACCAGAATCCCAGGCCGACCATTGGGTCAAGGCATATGCCCCAAAAGCAACGAGGAGTAGTCCGAAAACAAAGAGAAGGATGCGTCGTTTTCGCATGAACTCAGTCGCCTTAGAACGTCGTTTGCGAAACCACCGGATGGGTAAAGCTATCTACGAAAATTGCAACAACTATTTCCGTTCCAACTGCAAACGACCCACTCATCGGGGTTAATATAATCTGCGTAGAGTCCCCGGTTGTATACATTTTAGGAGTCCATGACTCAGTATATGTGGCTGGTGTGCAATTCTGCGATACGGTTAGGTTGTCTGCGAAAAGATCATCGTTTCCGGTAATACCAATTTTCCATCTTACCGCTGATTCGGAATAGTTCTTCTGCCTTGCGGTAACTGCCTTAATAATTTTTGCCTCTGGCATCTCTACTGTCAATGTCGCACATGGCGAGCCCTCGCATGTCACAACGGTTTCTTCGATATCAGCCGTAATGGATGCTCTAGAAAATCTAGTTTCCTGTCGAATCTTTCCGCCCTCCGCAAAGAAGGCGTAGCAGGAATCACTGAGAGAATCACAATGATCCGTTAGGCTATCATTTCCAGAAATAGCATAAAACGCAACAGATGGTCCCGCCCATGCGCCATCACCAGCATCAGCCGTAACGAGATGCTGGTAATTGCTCGTGCTGCTTGTTGTGGAATTTGAATAAAAATATCCGAGTTTTTCGTTTGAACCAACTCCAGTTTGATTTCTCCCGACCGCAAACCAGGCGCTATTATGGCACCATGAAACTTCGTCATCGACCCCCTCTGTCCCATCCCAATCTGGAGAACATCCAATAGCAAACTTAGGCTCATGGTATGATCTACCCTTCGTGTCGGCCTCGTTGCCAGCACCAGCAATCCAGATCGGCTTGTAATCTATATCCGCATTGGGAGTTTCTACTGGCGCAATCGCAAGGCCAGCAAATTCATCGTTTTCCAACATATAGCTTTCGCTGTTGTAACCATACGTATCATTCCCTCCGATTATCATACCAAAAAATGTCATACCATTCCCGGAGGTTCGCTTTGTGCCGTTCCCCATAAACCCGGTACGGAATCCGGCATATCCAACGCCCTGCCAATTTCCACTTGAGTAGTTTGTGGTTGTCGTGCTTGATTCTGGAAACACAAGCGGCGCGCTAACCCCAGCGTGGCCAACGTATCCCGAATCTTCAATAAATCCATCAAGCTCATTAGACATATTCATTGTGAACTTTGCGCTAGTTAGTTGACTTGAGAATGTAGTTTTATCGGAAGTTGATGTTGGATTTAAAACTAAATTGATACCATTTAAATCAGGCCATCCGGAGGTTACCGAACTATAATCAAAGCTATAATTTCTTAAATTAAAAACATTAGCTGTTGCTGATTCAGTATTGTCTAATGTCTTGCTTTGCGGATTTCCAGCTTCCGCCCCCCTCAAGAATGAAAAATAATTCTCTCCAATATCAAGCGGCCAACTCTCTGATACAGAACTCAACAGCGTTCCATTAAAAGATCCATCATTGTAGAATGTAAATTTGGGAACAGCCGCATAGTTCAATACAAGGCTTGCGGTTGATGAAGTTCCACTTTGCGTAATCGTTAATGGAACATAAGTTGATACCGTCGAAAGGCTTACCGCCCCACTATTTGCTATAGTCAGGCCATAGCTGGAAGCGTTAGCGAGTTTTGCTATTGAACCAGTTCCGGATTGCGTTAGGCTAAACGCCGTCCCACTATCGTTAACGCTACAGGACATCCCTGCTGACGTAGATGAGGAAAGATATGAGCATGTCCCGTCGCGCAAGGCAGCGCCCGTACTAGAAAAGGCTGCGAATTTATTCGTTGTTGTAGCTGGGTGCTTTGCCTCTAGAGCCTCTATGTCCGTCTTTGCTTTTACGAAATTCCCACGGACGGGAGTGCTCTGAGCTAATGATCCAGCGGCGGGTTGCGTATTGTCTATTGTAGATGCTCGCAATAGCGAGGAAATTCCAATTATAAGAAAAGCGAGTATGGGTATAAATATAGATAACTTCTTTTTCATATACTTTCCTCCGAGAATAAATTTATCAGAAATACCGATAAGTGTCAATCAACAATCCTGGTAATCTCCGCTCTTCCATTACGAATTTCAATTGCCATTGCCTTACCCTGTCGAGTATTGACAACCGATGCCATAGGTATATTCATCCAACGCTGAAATACCCTGACCTTTGTTCCATTTGGAGTTATGGTCGCGGTTGGGGTTACGGTCGGCGTCGGGGTTATGGTCGGCGTAGAGGTTGGTGTATCGGTCGGAGTTACGGTTGGGGTAAACGTAGGGGTTGACGTTGGAGTATGGGTTGCCGTTGCTGTTGGGGTTACCGTTGAAGTTTCCGTTGGGGTATTCGTAGGAGTATTCGTTGGTGTCCTAGTCGGCGTAAAGGTTCGCGTACTCGTCCGTGTTGGCGTATTAGTGGGAGTTGATGTTGGCGTATGGGTGAACGTTGATGTTGGGGTATTAGTCGAAGTTTGAGTAGGTGTCGCCGTTCTGGTTGGAGTTGATATTGGCGTAAGTGTCGATGTCGGCGTTGAGGTCGCTGTATTTGTTGGTGTACTCGTCGGTGTTTCTGTTGGAGTATCCGTAATTGTAGGAGTCTGCGTTGGGGTATTTGTAGGTGTGCTTGTAGATGTCGAGGTCGATGTTGAAGTCGGCGTTAAAGTCGGCGTAATTGTCGGAGTGTCCGTTGGCGTACCGGTTGGCGTGATCGTCGCCGTGTTGGTCGGCGTCACCGTAACCGTAGGGGTATCAGTAATTGTTGGCGTTTGAGTTGGGGTATCTGTCGGTGTGCTAGTTGGAGTATCGGTTGGAGTTGCCGTTGGGGTATCAGTGGTTGTTGAAGTAGCAGTTGGGGTTGGTTGCGAACACGCATCCATCATTAACGAGCTACCAACTACCCGATTAAACACCTTGCGATGCCCAGCATTATTTAAATGCAAACCGTCTGCATCATACGCGGCATTGATGGTGCCGTCCACAGCGGCAATCGTAGTATAAAAATCAATCGACCGAGTTGGGTACGTGGTCAGTATCCACGTTTTAAGCGTGTCCAACTCACCCCGATCCGTCGCGTTCAGGTTAGTCACCGGCTGCGTAGTGGTTAACCAGATGTCTACGTCGGATGGAACTTCGTTGACAATTGCGGCAAAGTTATCCTGAATTTCGGATACTGTATAACCAGCCGTCGTATCGTTTGATGGCAAATTAACAATGATGACGTTCGGGTCCTGCGCCAGTGCGGCGGTAATGTTGTGACTTGTATCCGGCGTTGGCCTACCAACGGGCGGCGCGTACCCATTTGGCATTACGCCATACGTCGTTAGGCCACCGATCGCAAGGTTAATTATACTATTCGACGCACTAAGCTGCATTACGTAGTCCTCATATAACTGCGCCCACCCATTCGACGTTGGACTAGCGCCAGTACCGGTAGCCGTCGAAGAACCAAGAACGACTATTTTCTTCGGCCAACACCCGGCTGTATCCTGATTTGATACCGTCACCGTCAAGTCATCCGTTGCGGTTCCGCCACGATCATCGGTAACCGTTAACCTAAAAGTCCATACCCCAGGACCAAGGTCGGTAATATCAGTCGCGGCTAACGCTGGTGATACAATCGTTGCCTGACCGGAAGTTGTCTCTACCCATGAATACGAAACGATCGTTCCGTCAGTGTCTACACCAGAACCAACCACCGAAATGGTATTCGTAGGTAATGTAATTGATTGGTCGCTTCCCGCGATTGCGGTTGGTAGAACATTCGTTGGAGTGCTTGTGGGTGTAAATGTTGGCGTTGGTGTAATGGTCGGTGTGTCGGTAATAGTCGGTGTCTGCGTTGGCGTAAAGGTGAGAAATGGCGTATTCGTTATCGTCGGAGTTTGCGTTATCGTTGGCGTCTGCGTCGGTGTGGGGGTTGGAATCTCCTCCTGAATGTCGATGATTGATAGGTAGTAGAACGTCGCGGTATTTCCGACGCCTTCCGTAATGTCTACGCGCAGCTTATTGCTGGACGGCGCGAGTCCGGTCAGGGTCGCCACCCCGTCCACGTTGTCGGTGCAATTCAGCGACACACTTGTCGAATTGACCGTAAATTTCGTATTCCGGTTCACCCCAGCCCCCATGCGGGAGCAATAAAACCTGACTGTATAGTTTCGGCTACCATTCAGCCCCTCAATATCAATGGTCGATGTAGTACCGTTACTGCGATACGAATTATACTGCGTAGCTGACGATGGGTAGAGCGTACTGCTCGTGGTCCCCGCGCTCGTAATAGACGAAAATGCGGAGATATTAATAGCTCGAACAGTAGTGACAGATCCAGTTGAGTCCTTCACGACGAATCGAGTGGTCGTATCATTATAAGTGATGTCAGTCCAGCCAGTAATTCCCACGCTATTCGACGCGATGTGTAGTTTATATTTCCCGTCTCCGTAATTTGAAGTAGGAGTAGGCGTAGCCGTCACTAATATGGTCGGGGTATTCGTTGGCGTATTCGTCGGTGTCTCGGTCGGGGTAGGGGTAGCCGTCGCGCAAATACATACCGATTGCCCCGTGCATGTTGCTGTCAGTTCTGGATCACAATAATCCTCTAACACAACATATAAATCACAAGCGCACCACCCTCCAATGGGGGTTGGGGTTTCTGTCGGCGTATCGGTGTGCGTTGGGGTGACAGTTGGCGTGCTCGTTGGTGCTGGCGTTGGGGTATCTGATGCAGAAGAAGTTGGGGTAAATGTCGGTGTCGGGGTTGTCCAATCATCCATGGTCAATTCGATGTAGCCCGAAAGATCCCCGGTATCACCGGCAGCTAGGGGCGTGGGTGTTCTTCCGCCATAAAAGACATAACCTCCAGTATAGGAAGTTGATGAAGTATTGTTAGCTTGATATCCAACCTCTATGACGAGAAAATCCTCGTCCTTGATAGCGACTGGAGTAACCGGGACTGGCGTTGGGTTATATCCAGCCGGGGTAACTGGAAATTCGTCTGTTGCGACATAATTTGAAACTAGCGTACCGCGACTAACTCGCGTATTACCACTTCCCGCCCCAATTCTTACCCTACCGCGAGTTAACCCATACGCATGAGCTTTTAATGTAAAATCAGCGGAAGCGTTACTTTCGGATGTTTTAATCATGAAATTGATTGGACCAGAAATGGTTTGTGCCGGTAAAGCAGACGACGCCATTCTGCCCAATAAATACGAATAAGTAGATGAAGTAGAAGTTTCCGCTCCACTACCCGTAGCTGCGGCAACTTGTGGCGGAATTGAAACTAATTGACCAACACCTGATGCGTAATTATCCCATGTTCCCTTGTAGAAGCTATCCAATGAATTATCTGGACCATTTGAAAGATAAAATCTCCTAGTTATCGGAACCCGGACCTTCCCGGTAGCAACAGCGTAATGCGCCATGACTCGCGCCATCGGCAGGGCGTAATTGTACCACGCTACTTCATCCAATGATCCTGTATAATAATACGTCGTTACGCTATCCCGCGTTCCGGACCCAAGAACAATATCGCTATTGTTTATGCAAGCATACCCGGCGTTAGAAACCGCAAAATCTTTACTTGTCCAAACCTCCCCATCAACATAAACTCGTCCCGATTGGTTCCAGTTTATATGGGTTGAGAGTGGAGTAACGGCTACTACAATATGGTGCCACTGATCGTCATTAAAAGCCTTTGGAATTGTTACCCCTTGGTAACTACCGGATTGACAGCTACTTCCGTTAATAATATATACGCTGAGATATCCGCTGCTATTGAGGAAGGCTTCTATTTGATGATTATTGCCACCAGATCTTTTTCGTGCCCCAAGAATCGAAGTATCCGCCGTCGATGTTTTGAACCAAAATTCAAGAGAATACGATGGGATATCAAAGGCCGTACTCGTCGGAATAGTGGTTGTCTCGGATGAGGCACCAGCATACGTATACGCGGTACCAACGATCCCGGCAACCCCCATTGTGGGGCTATTGGCATTTGTAGCAGTATGGGAATTACCACTTGAATCTATTGCGTCCCCACTGAGATCATCAAGTTTATAATACGCTTCCGGAAGATCGCTCAAAACAGAATTACTGTACGTACTATCATCATAAGTAAATGGGATAATTTCAAAACTTGTTTGCGTAAGCGGAGTGAGATTCGTTAGATAATTCTGCATATCGAAATAAGTCCCAGCACCACTCCTCGCCCCCGCCGTAGTTGTATTTGCACATTGCGTACTTCCGGATGGAATAGTGCATGAGAGCCATGGACCGAATTGGGATAAAAAGTAACTATTAGATCCGGCGTTGTTGTTTTTTTGGAAAAAGACCTTCGCAGTAAGATCTCCAGCGCCACTAACTGCTGAAATATTCATATGAATATTTCTTGCGGTTACGGTTGATGGCACAGCCATGACGGCAGCAAGGACCCCGGGCTGAAACCGCGCCCGTCCAGTAGTTGATGAAAATGCCTGAACGCTATTAGGAACAATTCGAGAAAAAACTGGCTGCCCGGTAGCCCCGGCGCATTCAATAGTAATGCGTCTTGCTTTTGTTTCAGCAGAGCCAGTGCGATTGAAGCGCACAACAAGCGAATCACCCTGAGCTACCCCGCAATTACTGGTGCAGGTTGCATCGGTTCCGCTTGTCGATCCCGGGCTGATCGTTACGACAAGATCGCTATCTACATTAGCGGTAGTATTGCGAATAGTAAATGTCTCCGTGCGTGCAGTTCCCGGGGTAGTGTCAAGCGCAACCCCGAGGCCGCTCAACGTACAACTCGCCGGAATAATGAATGTGGCTTCCGATTCAGTAGATTCCGTACATCCATTTGATTCGGTATTATCGGCCTGAGGTCCGCAAAACCTTGCATCCGCTGGGGCGGTCTTGGTTTCCGTAGAACCAAAAACGTAAATCCATGGATGCCCACCACCATCCGTGTTGGTGACCTTGAGTGATCCGTTGCAATTGACGTTATTAGCAAGCGAACTCGAAACCGTTGCAATTGAAAGTAAATCATTTTGTGCGTAATCAAATGAGTTAGTCAAATCTTCACAAGTGTCATCAAGTCCAGATATCAAGCATGTGACCGATGTATCGACCCCATTTTTACGAACAGTGAATGTTGCCGACTCAGCGGCGCTACTGTTCATGGAGTTATCGCACTGAACTCGCATCCCGGCAACCTTTCCGGCTGATGGCATAATGAAGTTAGCATCCGCTTCGGTTGTTGATTTTTGAATCATATGAAAGGTTTTTGTTGTACTTCGATATGGAAGATTTGCATTGAAGAATATCAACGAAAATCCGCCGCCGGTTGCTATAGTCGGAGTAGGCTGCCTTGTAAATGTCGGGGCCTGCGTCGGGGTTGGCGTCCTAGTCGGAGTAATAGTATAAGTAAGTGTAGGAGTCCGAGTAGGAGTATCCTGTGCGTATGCCGTATGAGCGCATAAAAAGAAAAAAACAATAAGGAAAGTCAGAAATCTTCTAATTAAATTCATCAATTAACTCGAGAGTAATAATATTTTTCTCATACATTTTACGAACAACTCGCATTCTTTTATTTTCTACTTTAATTAGATCATCCGTAACATAAATAATAGCATTTTCTTGAATAGTAATGCCAGGCCAATATGGAACTTTATACTTATATGGACGATGTTGTAGCGCCGAAACCCTTAAGGTAGATTCGGCAAGCTCCAAAACGATACGGGGAACAAACTTTGTCGTGGCAACGACGTCTGGACAGTCGATCTTTCTGTATCGTTGACCATAAAATGCCACGCTTGACTGTAGTAAGTTTGCAAGTGGTTGTCCTGCGTTTTCAGCGGAAAGGAAATAACTCTGCCTTGTTGTATCAATTTCGCTTTGGGAATATATATTTCGTTGATATCCAACTTCGACTGAATTGATGATTTTTTCTGGATTTCCACCAGTATCTATATAGTCATTTTCGTCAGAAATAATTCCATGACTACGCGAAATATGAATATTTGTCTCATTTCCACTGATATTGAATAATTTTATTTCTCCAAGTCGAAAACCCATCATGTATTTTGTTTGCATAAAGATACGATCTCGCATAATTTCGATCAATGGGCTTCCGCCATCACTAATAAAAATAGACATTTCCTCATCGAGGCGCTTAATGATTTCGGTACTAGACTGTTCGACGATGAATCCACCGTATTGAGTTAATATATTTAACATTGGCGATTCGCCAGGTCCAATGCCGTAAAATCCTTCTGCTGTAACGAATGCTGAATCTGTAGTAATCCTATTCTTAAATTGAATGAGCGTCATCGGAGATTGCGTATTAATAATGCTGCGATAATTAGAAGATGGTGTATAACGAACAATGTCCCATCCGAACTTTGGATCGGATGAGGCGTAGCTAACCCCTTGAATAGTAACGCGAAATGGAATACCTAATGCGCCCGTCCCTGGCAAGATTTCATTATCTAGCACATAAAATAATCTTCCATTATCTACCTGTGGGCACATGATTGGATAGGACACTGCACCAAAGGCAATCTGCCTATTATATCGACCATCGACATTAAATGGTATATTTGGGAAAATTGCTCGACTAAGCTTAATATCTGAGGGCGGAAATCTTGCCTCGTTTAATACTTCACCATCCTGAGCCTCAATCGACATTCCGCCATATTCCGGATGGTATTGGCTTGCAGTAATTTGACCGCTAAAAATTGGATATACCTCTTCGAGCATAGCCCCAGGTGACCATACATCAATGTGTAACCAACCTCCGAATGAATTATATAAATTAAATAATTTAAGCGGCTCGGCCGAGCTAATTTTCATAGTAACTTGCGACTGCGCCACTTGCCTCGAAACTGGATCGAGTGAGGTTTCAACGATTGGAAAATCCAGCAACGACGGTCGAAAGAAATAGCTCTTCCCCGATGCATCCTCAACTATTGTGTTAGCACCAGTCGAAAGCCTAATAGCCCCAGGAAGCTTCGCTGGATGAATATTGTCCTTTCTCGCCTGTCGTGAATTAAGATATCCCCAATTAATTGTAATCAAAAATTCAACATTATCGCTTTCCTTAATAAGGGAGAGTAACGCACTCGATGGATTCATTATTTGACCTCCGCGATGCGTACCCCATGTGAAAAAATCTCTCCGCCAACGTGGTTTCCTTCAATCTGACTACTTAGACGAACAAGCTTTGCGGAGGTCGGCGTCTGTGAATCAAAGACAAGCACGAAGGCTTGATAAATTTTGGGAAACAATAGATTATAAAAAACATCAACTTGCCATGACTCTATGTTCTCATATTGTAACTCGTATGATTTAACAATTTGCCCAATATGCTTAACCCTGCTAAGGCCAGTTTGCGAACGTTCAATATTTGTCTCCGCATTAATAGAGAATTTCCATCCAGAATTAAATCTGTCTCGTGGAAGTTCCCCATTTTCAGTGACGACGTAAAATGGAATATGCCTTCCGATGATAATTTTTCCTATTTTATGATATCCCTCTGCGGTATTATAAATATTAGGAATCGTCAGACGAATCCATTGACAGAATTCCTTCTCTGTTCCGGCAAGTTCTGGTTGTGGATATCCATAGTCGTCACGATTTTCGCCATTACTGCCATTATTGAACATAACGTCGGCGAAAATTGCATACTCAACTGTTTGTCCAGCCACCGCTGTTAGATCAACTGGATCTCCATCGTAATAAATCATATTCTTAGTATTGCTGATAATTTTACGGATTTCACAATTGGCTGGAGAGGAGATGCCATTCATCGACTTAGCAATAAGAACGTAATATGCGTTTCCGCTATCCCCATACTGATTTGGAATAAGCGTTAATGATGGATCATGGACAACGTTATTCCATGTCCCACTAGATGCAGCAGCGGCATTTGTATAGAAAATTCCTTGATGGATAATTGCGCTCATCTCGAATTCTATGTATTGACTTTTATCCAATGGAAACGTTGTGCCACGATACTCTGGTACACTCACGGCCCATCGGGCATATGGAAAGTTTGTTCCAATGAGTGAAATTGCGTTGACGTTATATACCGACCCTTCTCCATCAGCACGCTTATTCCATAAGAACTCTATATTTGCAGAATTGGTTATAAATTTTGTATCGCTATCGTTACGCCAAAAATACTGAGGGCTCTCCTCCAGAACGGCTTGCCTAGCGGAATATTGACTCTCTGTGCCAATATCGTACGAATCGCCTATAACTGACATACCAGACCAAATTACAGCCAGACTACCGATACCGATTGATTGCATTTTCTCGGGAATAATTGGCATATCGATAAATACTGATCCATCCGCTGGTACATCAACTAGTATCCTGCTTACCGCTACTCCTGGTGTACCGGCTGTGGAAACAAAAAAAGCATAGATTGGGCAATTGCCATACTGAGACATGGTTAATGTTCTTCGCATTTGTGTATCCGTCCAATCTGGCGCATTGCTGGTAAACCGATACATAGGAATTGGTATGTTTGGCGAAGTAGAAAGATACCACGACTGAAGAGCTAATGTCGTAGCCAGTATTCGATCATACGTTGCAAGAAATACCGTCCCCTCTTGAGCTTCGACGAGTGACGAACGCGGAACGGCATCTGAAATTGAGTTATCCGTTGGTATGTCGGCGTTGAACGCAATTGACTCGAATGTTCCTGTTGTTTCGTCAGCCTCTTTTCCACCAATCTGAATAAATGGAGGAAAGACTCGATAAAAATCTTTTACGATATCATTGCTAAAATTTCTATTATTTTCTATCTTCCATACCTCGACTCTCCCGAACGTCAGATTTGATACTGATAACCAAATGCTTCCGTCGCTCATTGATGATAAGTATGGATAAGCGCGTAGGATTGGATTATATTGCACAATTTTATCATCCGCCATGATAACCGTTTCTTCATTGAGAATCACAAGTGAGGAGATCATATTGAGTTCGGTTTTTGTTTCTTTCCACGTCACCCCAAGATCATCTGAGACATAAAGGGTGCTTCCATGCCCGGCGTATATTTGAGCAATGGCATTGTCCTGAGTACCGGACCACGCGATAGCAACCGAAGCATACCGATGCGCAGAAATAGTTCCCTCTATTCGTCTAGGCAGCTTGGTGATAATTTTAGCTATATCACGAACGCTCGGTGGGGTCGGTCGTCCCGTGGCGGATATAAGATGCGTGACGCTACTGTTTGGAGTCCATTCGATGAAATTCCCTAACTCATCTATTGCATAAACAAGCGTGCTGCTAGCCCGATCGCAATCTGTTATCATTAGTCCAGTTCCGACCGGATGAACTGAGAAATAAAATCCATTTTCAAGGTTATATTTTTGATTATTGCCACGACGCGCGAATGTCGCATTCTTGATTCGACAAAATCTTGGTACATTCTCCCATCCACTCTCTGCGGCATATTGCGCCCTGTCGCGGCCTGAATTTGATGGGAATTCAGTATTGAGTGCGATGTGTCCAGCAACTAACAGTTCCGCTTGCTCGATGCCCTGTGTCAAAAAACATCCTGTCATGAGGTTTGAATCTTGGAATCTAAATCCATAGACAATTTCTGGCGAATTAGGGTTCGTATTGATATTTGTGCTTTTCTGCGCATTGTCTACCCAGCAAATTTTATCTTTTCCAATGAGATACAACATGATGCGTTCGCCAAAGATCTGGTATGTATCTCCCGATGAATGATTAACGAGTATTTTTCTTATTTCACCCATTGACGCAATGAGGGCGTTCGTAAGGCTATACGGAAAGGCATTATCGCTATTGCGCTGAAAATCTTCAGTAGATACATAAAAACCATCAACGGTACCATTAGGGGCATTGATGCTTTGAGTAGCGCCTTCCTTTTGAATATAATTTTGAATTGACATATTTGCTGGAGCATTCACGAGATACCAGGATTCTCCCATATCTATAGATCGCAATAGAATTGCCCCGCCCTTAGGTACCCATCCGGCTGCATACATAATATATTCTTCGGCATCCTCTCCCCTAAGAATAGCGCAGGCCGTTAGATCAATATTGTTTCTGCTCGCAAAGCTCGCCATTGAGGACCAAGTTGCCCCATAATCCTTACTTACCAATATTAATCCGTTACTACCAACGGCAAGGAGTAGGGTCGTATCTTCATCAACAACCTTTGCCATGCTACGCACCGTGTTAGTACCATCAAGGTCATAAATACTTGTTGTGTTTCCGATTGCCGCCGGGGTAGCACCATCTGAATTGATCGTTGTCCAATTCGCAAAATCGCGGCTAAATACAACCTGAACGTCACGACTATCCCCCTGGTCGCTTGATCGAGATGCATCTCTTGTTCCAGCCGCAATGAATAATCCACCAAGACCATAAGAAATTGAAATTCCACCGTCAATTCTGATGTTCTCGTTACCCCTAGTAATTGTCATATCTTTTGTTACAAGAGTTACGGATGGATTTGTAATTGTTTCTACAATTGGAAAAACGAATAAGTGCATTCGTCCTTCCTTTGGTGCGGTTGAATCATCGCCGTAATGAGAAATAAGAATGTAAATGTTTTTATCTACTGAACATGCCGCAATTGATGGAGTATTGATCTTCGTAATGCCAATCTCTGAAATGAGTTTTTGTGAATATCCCCATGCGACAAAATTGCTTAAGGCATTTGATGAATCCTTTTGGTGCCATCTCCATATAAGAATACGATAATCAGATGTAGTATTAATATTCGCTATAACGAACACATAATACGCCCCATCTGACCCAACGGCATGAGCTACTACTCCATCCGTATGTACGGTGAATGTTTCGCCGGGCAGGAGTGATGAAAAATCTGATGTATCGAGGTCCTGTGGAATGACCCACTCGAGATAAACGCTCGAATCTAGAGCGGCGTTAGTCTTTTTAATCTTAAACCGGTTTGTCGCGCTTTTGATATCCTGACTTTTGCTAAAAATCGCACTAGCGCCAGTTGTCGTAATGCGTAACTTCGTAGATCCATTTTGTATCGCCTTATACGCACTGGTTGGTGCTTCGCCAGAAAGAAAAAGTTCCGAAGAGGTAAGGCGGTTCGAATCGCTCACTTCCGGCTGCGTTGGGAGCATTCCACCCTCTAGGTCGCTATTTAATATATCGGGATGATTCGAAACGATACTGCTTGGTTCGTCATCGACCGTTTGTACTAAATATAACTCTACCGTATTGCTCGGTTTCGGCAATGTGCTCATTATTGAACCCCCGCTCTCGTTCTTACCCTCGGCATCCCACTACGCTCTACTTTTGATACCTTTGCAGGAATATTTTTACCATCAATATTCACATATACATTGATATTACTACCATTCCCAATTGATGTATTCAAGTCATCGATTGCTTTTAATAACTTATCCTCCTGCTCTGGCGCACGAACCGTTTCCTGACCGTCCATGACCATTACCCGAGGGGCGTTCCTTGGGCCAGATATCCTTACATATGACGGCGTCTGCGCACGCTCCTGGAATTTCACATTCCCTTGGTCGATAAATCCAGTCCCAACTCCGAACATGGAACCAAGCGAAGAAATTGCTGGATAAATAGGGGCGGCAATTCTATTAAGATCCCGTTGCGCCTCGACCGCTATATTGGAAGCTTGAATGAGCATTTTTGTGGCCTGCTGACTCTTTCCAGCCGCAAAAAGTTCTGCTACATCCGCAAACATAACTCCAACTTCGGTAATTCGTTTTCCAAAAACGCTATCCTTACTCATTAAGCGTTCGTTAATGCTTTTCGTGATTCCATCAACGAATGTTTCGCCAAGCCTCTGTCCAGCAGTAGACATATCGCCAGTCTTTATAACTGTCTGAAAATATTCCCCAAAAGACTGGAAAGTTTCGTTCACTTTCTCAATGGCTCTTTCTAATTTCTGAAAATGTATCATACCATCGTTCGCAACAGCCACCAATGATAGCTGTGCCTCATCAGCGGCTTTTGGCACCTTATTGAGCGCCATAATAGCCTGGGTTGCTATTCCGCGCATATAATCAAGCGACCCTGATGTCGAAAAAATCGCCGGATCGACCTGACGCCGACCTCCCATTGACTGATTTTTCCTAGCTCCCAAAAGTGCGCTTTCTATAGTAAATTCACCACCCTTTTTCTTTCCAAAATATGGCAGAAATTGTGGAGCCATTTTATTTAAATATTCTACTGAATCTTCAGCAGAAAGACCAAGGGCAGTAAAGTTATTCACCAACGCATTCACAGCCTGATTCGGAGAATACGCACCAAGCCCAGGCGATCTACCAGCGGGGAAAGTTCTCCCAAAAATAGCCCCCAACTCCCTAGCGCGTGGAGTAATTGCTGATTGAATTGCTGGATTTACTGGATACCACGGACCACCCTCCATCCCAAATAGGCGAGTATTAATACGACCCTTTCCCCCGGATGTCATCGTCGGAAGTCCTACGTTACCAAAGAAATCCCCAAACCATTTTCCAAGAAAATGCTCAGTCATCTTTGGTTTAAACATCCCAGCAAGCTTCATGATAAATTGATTCGGGTCGAGTAATGCAACCAATGGTTCAGGTAGTCTACCAATTGGTTCGTTTAGGAACCCCATTGGTCCAGCCTTCATGGCTGCTCTTCTGATACTTTCCTCAGTCTGGAACGGAGCATTTCTCATCTTTTTTAATACTTTACTAGCCTCTATGGCCTGGTAAATACTCATAAGTGCCGCCACGACCCATCCAACAACCGGAACAGCGCCACTCACTGTAGAAACCCCAGCGGCGGCAGATGTCGTTGCTGCCGTAGTTGCGCCAGCAGTTCCCGCCGTTCCTGCGGCAACACCAGCCGGAATAGCGGATGTCACCGCTCCGCCAGCAACCGACATCCCGTATGAAGCCGCCTGAGTTGCTGGGATAGCCCCAGCGGCTACCGCACTGCCACTACCAGTTAGGCTTCCTAATATTCCACCTAGCCCAACCTTTCCGGCAATAGCCGATATCCCAGCGCCAATCTTATCCGTAAGGCCAAATCCCTGCAATAATCCACTCGTATTTCCAGCGCCAATACCAAGTAACTTAAATATTCCACCACCAATTTTTGTTCCAGCAATAGCCTTACCAATTCCAGTACCAGTAAATTTCCCTAATAATCCGGTAATACCTCCGGAGATTTTTCCACCAAATCCACCAAATTTATCACCCAATATATTGCCTAAAAATCCTCCACTATCTTGCCCACCAACAAACTGATTAATAAGATTACTAGCTGGTTGCGATTCACCAAGAGATGGCATACGGATAAGATCAGAAATATCCATGTTGGTATTGACCGGAGCCATGACGGTACCAATGCCCTGCTGCGGTGATGAAGGGGTTGGCGTAGCCGCTCCCGCGCCGGAAGATGATCCACCAAAAATTTGATCGAATAATCCGCCAAATCCACCAGAAAAATCTCCCTTAAAAATCTTTCCAATATTCTCTCCAGCCTTATCGGCACCCTGCTTTGTTATACCAGGAAGCCACTCAAGGAAGTTTTTCTCAATTTTCTTATCCCATCCAATCTTTTCTTTTAATGTGTAATCTAGGGATTGTCTAAAAATATCCAACGCAGTTGATTTAAAAGCGCTCTGAAAGACATCACCAAGATTTTGCGTTCCAGATGCTAGTCCCTCAATGGCTGTTCCAACCTGATTGTTCAAAACATCGCCAAGGGAAATAAATTCACCACGAAGCTCTCGTATCTTGAGTATCTGACGTTCAAGCTCATCTATTCTTTGCCATTCTGCTGCTTTCTTTTCTTCGCTAGCTTGAGCAATTCCAACTTCTTTTTTCGCTAAATCAAGCTCTGATCGCTTCTGCGCCAACTCCGCTTCGAGCTTGTCCGTATTATCCGATGCTGTCTCAAGGCTTAATCTTCCCTTACTTGTTTCTAGTGCCGCCAGAAGAGCCGCCCTCCTAGCCCGAGCTTGCAATACCTCCCCTTCCTTATCCAGCATTACGCCCTCAGCCCTTTTTTGTTCAATCACGAACGGCAGTGTTGCCGATTTGATTGCTTTTTGAACCTCTGATGATGGTAGTCCTTTATCTACGGCAATCTTTGCTTCGATACCTTTTTTTTCGGTAACAGCCTGAGTAGTATAGTCAAATGCTTCCTTAGCTATCCTTGCCGCATCCTCACGAACGGCAATCTCTTTATCTGCAATTTCGATTTGCTTTGCTAGGCTGTTCGCCTCTAGCGCGTAAATCTGCCGTGTGATATCCAGCCGCTGCTGAACAAGGCTTACGGTCGTCTTTGCTCCATCAACCGCCACCTGCGCGGCGTCTCTTTCTTTTGTAGCTATTTCTATTTTCCTATCATCATTTCTTCTCTCAAGAATATGACGATGACCAATGATATCTGAGATTTCCTCTTCTACGGCCCTTTTTTCAACTAATCTTGGTGTTCGCGGAAGTGAATCAATCCTCAATGCCTCTAGTTCGCGCTCCTTCTTTTGCTGAAGTGCGCGAAGGTCTGTCGTTGCCCCCTGGTCTCCAATTATGGCACGCTCAATTGGGACAATCTGCGACTGAATACCGATAATCTTTATCTGCGTAAGAAGTTGAAGCCTCTTATCTTCTACCGCTTTTAATTCCTTTTGTATGCGTAACCGTGCTATTAGTATTTCATTCTGGGCTGCGAGAAGATCGCCCTCTGCTCGGAGACGGTTAGCTCTCTGTTGGTCAAGATAGTTATCTGCCGATCTCATCTCAAATCTTTTCTTCAACTCGCCATGTAGTATTTCTAATGAATATGGGACTAGTCCAGTAGCCCCCAGCATGGATCTTTCGAATATCTTGGCAATTCTTAGCGACATTTTTTTCAAAGTTAGATTATTCAACGCAACGGCCTGATCCCTTGTATCGTCTAATATGCTTTTCAGTTCAGCTTGCTCAACGATCAACTGCCTCTTGGCCTCTCTGCTGTTTTGAGCCGCCGCCTCGGCCTGTTCGCTGGATAAAAAGCGTCCACCAAAGGTCCGACCTTTCGCCGCCTCGGCCTCTTGCTTTTCTGGTAAGAATTGCGCAGAAAGGAACCTTATTCGTTGAAATGCATATAGAGCTTTCTGGTAGGTTGCCCCCTGCTTTATGTCATCGTTACCAAAAAATGGATTTGTTAATTCTGGCGTAACGTCGCCATATGGTGTAATGGTAAAACCGGGACGAGTGGCTTTTCCGCGTAGTTTCTCATCCGCCTCTAGCTTAACCTGCTTTTCTGGTAAAATATCCGGTTCTCTAAAGATTCGCTCATTCGCTCTTGACTTTTCAGAAAGACGCCTTTGTATATCTTTTGATACCCCATACCCAGTTCCACCGCCTATTATTGATCCTATTGCTCCCCCTATCCCGATGCTTATGCCACCAGTAAATGGAGCTAGTATTCCTCCAATGATACTTCCGATTGTACCGCCAAGCACAAGGCCGGTTCCACTGGCAACCATATTTGGAAGGCCACCTATCCCCGGTATATCCATTTCGGCAATCTTTTGTATAACGATGAGCAAGCCGGTAGCAGCGCGCCAGGCGCCTTTGATTATTTCCGCAAGCGTGAGAAAGGTATTCTCGAGATTTAACATTCTTTCTGGACTTTTTGTGATTGCCGCCAATTCGCCACGTATTGATTTTATTCCTGATTTTAACGATTCCATTGCCGATTCGGTCGTTAAATAAATTATCGATTGATAGGTGCTTAATAGTGAATTTAATAAACCTTGATATGTATGAACGTTATCTTCTAAGGTAATATAAATACCTTTCAGGAGTTCGTTAAGATATGGACCAAGATTTCCCTTACGGGTCTGCTCTCTAATTGATGATTCTGTCAATCCAAGGACGTTACCAAGGATCGTTCTTCCAACGTTTAATCCAGTAAAAATATCTCGCACGTCCCTGGCGAGTACGTTAAATGGAACTTGTAAGCGTTGCGCAAGTACGGTTAAATTTTCGATAATTGGTATTGAATCTTTTAACGAAATACCAGCGGATCGCGCTGATCCGGCCGTTACCGCAAAGGCTTGCGTCACATGGGAAACCGGTAACCCTAAAGCAATCGAATCTTTTACGAGGGTTTTCATGGCTACGGTCGATTGTGTATACGCAGACCGAACCTGATCGTAAATTTTTAACCCTATTCCGGTTTCCTTAACCGTCCGTGGGGCCGTTCTTCCACCAGCGGTAATATTTCCCGCAACGGTTAGAGTTTCGGCAACGGCTAGACGTTTTTGTTCAAAATCGGATGCAATTTTCGTGATCGAAGCAAATGCTCTAACAATTCCGCGTATGGAACGCCAAATAACAAAGAGATTGATTAATTGATGACGAACCTGAGAGAGAGAGTCGGCGATCCCACCTCTTACCGTATCGGCATCCCGAACCGCTTTATCAAGACCATCGATTGGTGACCTTGTATCCCGTGCTCTACGAGCGCGGCGGTCTGATCGATCGCGCCTGCGCTGTTCCCGCTCCGTCCCTCGACCCCTCTCCCACGGATGTTCCCATTCGCCCTCATGATCCCATGTGCCCTCCGCTCGTCTATATCCGCTTGCTCCATATTCTAATAATAGTGGCCTACGGCGCCTTGGGGGTTCTTCGTAGGGAGTAAAACCAGAACCTCCCCCACTACCGTCCCTAGCCATGCGCTGCCTTTCTATTTCCTCTCTCCGTTCTCGTCTCCTTCTGTGAATTCCACGAATCCACCCCAATGGTCCAACCACCTGACCTGGCGATGTCCCAGCTAATTCAAAGTTTTGACCGTATATATCAGGAAGCATAATCGGATCATTAGGGTTTTGCATATTGCCCCTAAGTATTCCACGAAATCTCTCACCCCACCCCCTAAGCATACTCGAGGGTCTCCACGTTCCGGTTATTGGTGCTTGAGATAAAGTAGGACCAGTACCGGCCATTGCGAAGTTTTGACCGTATAGAGCGGGGATCCTCGCCTCTGCTTCGCCATGCAGTAATCCACGATATCTTTGCACCCAATTCCTTATGAAGTCCTTGGGTTTCCATGATCCAGTCATCGGAACTTGCGATAACGTTGGGCCAGCCGCGCCAGTTACAAAGCCTTGACCCAATAGGGCTGGCAAAAGCATGGGGTCATATGCACTACCAACCCCTCGCCGTGGAATTTGTGGAATAATGGTTGGGCCAGTTCCAGCCATTATGAAATTTTGACCGTATAGGGCCGGTAGATTCCTACGCGCCCTTTCTTCTTCATATTCCCGCTCACGAGCTTCCTTATAAGCTTTATATCGTTTTGTTTTTATTCTAAGAAACGATATAGCGGGAGTTTTATTGGATTGAGGTTCCCATACACCAAATATTCGACTTAACGTCTCTGAGGACTTACCTAATGTGAAGTTCACATCACTCTGGATTGGTTGAGCCATTAGTCTAGGAATAGGTACTAAGGCCCTGCTTGGGTCTAATGGTGGTACAACACGCCTTCTCTCTCTTTCTTTTTGGGCATAGCCTAGTTCAAAAAAGGGCTTTAATTCACCAGCCCCGCGCATCGAGAACGCACTCTTCTGATCCTCACCAAATGGACCGAATATATATTCCTTGAGGAAATTTTCCCTTTTCCCCCTTCTTGATCTTGGATCTATCCAACCTAATGGATGTGCGTTCTTTTTTCCTAAGAAATTCTTAGCGTACTCTTGTTTTTTATTAAATTTATCTATCTGTGCTTGACTCATTAATCCTTCCCTATAGGCCCAATACGCTAAGTGTGAATAATCTTTTTCCCAGGGATATTCTGTTAATCCCGATGCCTTTATGGCGGATAGTAAATTATCAAAAAAATCTAAACGATGAGTGTTTCTATTTATTTCATCCCTTCTTTCCGCAGTAGAGGTACGAGGAGGCCCCCCTATCATTTTTGCATCTGGCCCAAATAAACCCCATTCTGCTGCTTTTTTTTGCATATATATATGCCCTGGATCTTTATTTAGGGCCTGTAGATGGTGCGCAAACTCATGAACTAGTAATGATTTTTCTATGTGGGTTCTACCTTTTGTAGCTTTAGCACCAAGGTATGGTTTTACGTGTATACGTCCACCCCCATAACTAGCGCGACTACCGGTTGGTGAGGAATTCCATGTTAATATTGGCTCATCTATTCTGCTCCAGCCGGTCGCTTTAGTCATTTTTTCTATCAACTCTTCCGCTCCTTGTCTATTAAGCCGTTCACCAGAATATTCCTCTGGTATCCGTAAAGTATAACGAGCATCTGTTAGTTGATTAGAACCGGTCACCGGAATTCTCTGCGCTCTTTCCGCGAGGATTCTTTGCCCTCGCCTTGATCCCGCAGCTACACCTCCAAGCGGAGGGGATTTTCTAGATCCCCTCTCTGTTTCTAATCTTTGAGCTGTGTTGAAATATTCAATTTGATCGCCAGTAAGCAATTTATCTCTATGTGCCCAATACGTCAGTTGTGGATATTCCATAGCCCACGCATACGGAGCCTTCACGGCATTAGTTTTACGCGCAGCATGAATTACCCAACGTAAAATTTGATAAAAATCGCTGCGATGCCCAACGACATTAGGGTCCGTATCCGCAGGAACCCCCTTTCGTCTCTGATAAGCACCATATGTATTTAAAATCCATTGAAGTTCGTGTGCGTACTCATGAAGTACGGTTGATGAATTCGCACGAAGCCTTCTTCTCCCTAAGGCTCTACCTAATCTCCCTGCGGTACTGATCGTTGGAGCTACGTGAATATTTCCTGGCTCATGCCATGCGTCCGTTAGTCCATAAAGTAATCGGTTTTCCCATGTTAACTTCGGTGGAGGAGAAGTAATATTGAATTTATTTGCTAAGAATCGATGCACTTTATCAATGATTGCCCGAGCCTGTCTTTCGCTAACCCTATCGCCAGTTACATATTTCTGCGTGTATGGCGTATCTATTAAAGTCTCCTCCTTCATGATTGCCCCTAACCTACCAAACCCACCTCGATTCATACGCACTGCCGGAAGTGAAACTTCACGGCGATGCGGGATCATGAGACGTGGGGCAACTGGAGGCATCCCGGAGAACCCTATCATTAACGGCGTCTGCCGTGACGGGGAAGGGCGGTGCTGCGGCCGTCCTATCGACACGCCAGTTCTATTATAAAATGCTATCTCATCAGAGAGTTTTTTTGCCTCCTGAGGACTAATCCCCATACCTATTGCGGCATTTATGTATTCGGCTCTTGAGTATTGCCTATTTGGTGTAGTATGACTGATTAATGGACGGCTTGGGGTAATGTTACGCGCAGTATGAAAACCACCGCCAGCACTAACGCCCTGTCGTATTGCGTTGCTCAATCGGAGCATCGAGCGCATGATGCGTTCGACACCGGCAAGCGCCTTTTCCATTGCTTGGAATTGTGCTGGATTAGTAAAAGAGCGTATAGAACGTTCTAGCCGTGACGAAACCGAAGAGATTCGCGTCAATCTTTCAAGAAGCGGGTTCGTTGATGATATGGACGGAAGGGTATTTCGTGGGGATAAAAGCGAAGATGGGCCACCAAGGCGGGCCTGGATACGATCGAGCGTTCCAGCCAGCGATGCGCGACCCATCCTGCGAGAAACTTCATTAAGAACTTCTGGAAGTTTGCGAAATCGTGCCTCAAGTTTCTCGAGTTTACCCTCGGTTTGCCTTATATCTGTCTCGAGAATTATCTTGATTTTACGAGTATCTTCGCTCACTTCAATCCACTCCTAACTCGTAAATTTCCTCAAAAAGCTTAATATCTTTTTCGTCGATATTTGGTCTTTTCTCCTTCTCCCAAATGTAGAACATTTCCTCAACAAATGTTCTGACAAATAAGAAGTCCTCCTTATCCCCACCATCCTCCAAGAACGACTTTTCGAGCCTTGCGTAATCTACCTCGAAATATGCCGCCATACCGGCCGAGACCGGACGAACCGATGATGATGTCCACATTAATTCCCATACATTTACGACCCATTCCGGTATTTTATCGAGTATACATCCATCCTTACACCATTGATCCCTCGGCCATCCCTCGAACATTGCCTGATGCGCACAACACTTGCACTCCGTTAAATTCCTGTCAGAGGGGTCTGTGTCATCTGGTCTGTCGCATTCGCAGAACTTTGGGGTGTACTCTGAGGATGAGAATCTAACGAATGCGTCAATGACTTTTTTGCCTTAAAAACTTCCTCCCTGGCAAACGCTTCAACATCAAGCGCGCCGCGAGTAATTTCATTGAAACTTTCACCAGACATATGTTCAGCAAAGAACACTAATGTATCAAAATCAAATGGCCAATCCTTAGGGGCCGATTCGTCGATCAGTTCCGGATTTTCAAGCAGCACTAGGCATAGCCTCTTGGCATTCCCAACCGTACACCCACGCCAGCCCGTCACTACTTCAACAATAAACTTCTTACGGAAACTTACCTCCTCTTCCCAGGTTGTTCCGCGCCGCTGCTTCGTGTCGATGCTCTTCGCAAGTGCCGATAGTTTTCGATCCGAGACAACCTTTACTTCGAATTCCAATGCTGGTTCTTTCATTTCCTCATCGGCCGGTAGAACTACAACCCAACGACGTAAAACTTCCTTCTTGAGATTTTGTGGTACAAACGGTTTAACAAACATACTTCACCTCCTGAAAGTCTAAATAGAGAATACACGCTTCTACGTCTTGATTCAAGTCTTTTTTTAGACTATCATCACCATATGGACAGTAAAATGAACAAGGTGCTAATTGATGTTTTGCGTAATATGATCGATTACGCGAATGGCGCATCCAATGAGATACCGTATGGAGTCATCTATGATGAGAATTACCACCGTGTGCTTTTTATTCAACACGGACTTACAGGCCCAGAGCCAAGTGAACTTCGTCAGGCCTTATTCATCTTATCTCAAATGACAACTTACGAGCAGGTGCACACGATCAGGATAATGATGAACGCCCACGATATAGGTGTTCGTATATTTCCCGATGGATATTCGATCATGGCGGCAAATAGTTTTTATGGAATGCTGTGGTTGGTATGCTTTTTGCTTACCAAGCATAAATTTTACGACAAAGCAGATCCCAAAAGACTTCCAATTAAAATTTGCAAAAATAAGATATGTGCAAAAATTTTCGCACACTATCGTCGTGAATATTGTTCAATTGAATGTTTCTCTAGCATTCGAAATGCATACTTCCGTGACTATCAAAGAAAAAAGCGCGAAGGCCATTAACCTCCGCGCTTTTTCTTGGACCCCCGCTTACCCTAGTATTGACGAATCTTAATAAATGTTCCAGTCGCGGTTGCTACACCCGAATCTGCTTCGCCAGGCTCGAACTGAAGCCGGATTCCGCGAAGCCCGTCATCAACATCCTCGAAACTTGGATCTTCAATAAGTTGCGCCTGATGCTCGTTACCGGTCGATGCTTCACCGGCGATAAATTCCAGTCGCGTTCCTGGGGTTGAGCTAGCAACCCCGTTTGGACTTACTGTGTATTTAATCTTAAATTTTTCACCAGCCTGGAACAGCCCATGCCAATCGCGGTTTCTATCGAACTCCACAACGAGCGTTACTCGCGGGCTAAATTCACTCCAGATGCCATATTCGATAAGACCGGTTGCAGCATTGGTATCACCACGGCGCGTAACTCGCGCGCCAAGGTCCATCTCAATCGACTTGACAATCGGCGTATAATCGGTGCCGCTATCATCCGTAATGGTAAGTTCGGTTGCCATAAGGCGTGGAGGAAATCCAGGAGAAGAAAGAATCGCTGGATTAGCAACTTTAGTATTTGCGTTATAAATACCCATCATGGCTGAACGAACCTGCACTGGTTCACCATATGATCCTGTAAACGTGAGGTTACCACGCACACCCGTTGCCGGATATTTACGACCATCAAGATACGAATGAATCGTCACTGAATCATGAAATTCGTTCGCAGGAACCCACAGGACTTCTTCCTTACTCACATCATCTGTTGGCGCTGGGTCAGCAAGGTTTTCGTCATTATAGGTATCAACATATTGATAGGGAGATGTATTTGCATCAACCTCCGCAACAAAGTACCGTACACCACTGGCGCCACCACCAGCAAGTGTTCGATAAATTCTTAGCTTTGCACCAGCAATCTTTAATGCCGCACATCCCGACCAATCGATTGTCACTGATCCGGTTGGACCAGTTACTGCAACATCCGCATCTGGATTAAGAATTGTTGACAACTTAGACTCACCATTGGAGGCGGTTGCAGCTACCAAAGAAGCGCTGTACCTATAATTTCCAGTTGCCATGACTCCGCCGGATGCTGATGGAGTAGCCGTTACTTCTGAGGTAGCAATTGTTGGCGCAGTATCGCTTACATACCGTGTCTGCTTCCATCCACTCGCGCGAAGTAGGTACGCCCACACCGGAGGAACGTTTGGCACGCCCTTACCGAATAGCCAGAACGTTCCGTTAAATTCATAGGTAGGAATCTTCACCATGACGCCATCTGGCGAAAGTGAATTCTTTGCCCTATTGAATCTCTGCGTCTCGGTTCTAGCCTGAACAGGATTAAACTCTTCGTACAGGAGCATTTGCTCCATATTGTCCGTTCGTGTGCAAATAGTTACGTTGCTACCATCGTTCGTCTGCCGTTCAAGGCCAACCAAAACGACGGTTCTTCGAGTACGGGAAGGAATTGAAGTAGTAGTACAAGCCATAATACACCCCCATTAACAAAAAGAAATATCCGGAACTGACGACCCTACGGGACTGAATCGCAGATTCTTCACACGTATTCCCTCAACGATTCCTTCCGCAACCCCAACGCAATGAGCATCCGAAAGAGACATTTTTACCATATTACCAGTTTCCTCTCCTACCGTGATGCTTAACTCGCATTTTTCTTCCAATCGGGCCATTGCAACCCAATCGAATCCTCTCTTTAGTTCTACGATAAAACCCCAGTCTATGTCAAGTGGTGGAATTGCCTTAATAATGGAAATTGAAGGCGTAGTCCCACCATAAGCCTTCTGCACAATAGACATAGACATATTAAGCGAAAATGATTTAAACCCAAAAGATACAGTATCTCCATTCTTAAATCGAATGTATGCATTCGCGTTCTTTAACCGAGGGGGAATGATGCGCCAGTCGGCAGCTTCCATGTTGGATTCTGTATCCACGCTCGCCAGCAGGCCAGCTCCAGTAAAGGCAGCAACCACCGGCTCTCCGTATGATCCATTGATGCTAAAATTGCTTATTCGAGCGCCCGGGATTACATATCGTGTTCCATGATGATTAACCTTAAAAGATAGTGATTGGAAAAGACCTATGTAATTATAATCATAAGAATCGCTCATGGATCTATCGGCACCATTGTAGCCAATAGAATTCAGTATGTACGCCCATACTGGCGGTGTATCGACGCTACCAGAGCCTTGAATAAAACATTGACCATTAATTGAGGAATAATCAAAAAGCACTCTTTTGCTAATAGAATTAGCAGACTGTCGAGAGGTTGTTTTTTGATCCATTGAAGGAGAGTAGATATTTTCTTCTTCTATAAGTGGAAATCCATAATAAACTGATGGTGGTATTCCATATCTCCCCTCTGGCCCAACGCTCATGGAACGGATGAGGCCACTGCTTGGAATGGGGGAGGTTTGACATGCCATTATACAACCTCTTGTGGAACCTTCACGTCGTATTCATCGTCCCATAGGCATGGGTCATTGAACGAATAATGAATTTCCATCTGGTACGACATTGTACCAAAAATCACACCAACCGAATTTTCCTGAACATGATGCTCCGAGCTAACCTCGCTCATCCAAATTCCAGTCATTGCTGGATTCGGATGCGACGAATCAGTAAATGGGCATCTAAAAAGCAACCTAATATCATGTATTATTGACGAAAATGTTGCTACTTGCTTCTCCAGTTGTTGAACATAAATCCATAAATTAATATCAATAATCTCATATTCTCTAGCGTTGCACCTTGGCACAGTAAACGATTCCCCAACTTCAATTTTAATTGACCATGATTCGTTCGGAAAAAACTCTAATGTATCAGCTAATTCAACGCTAGCAATATTATTATTATATCCATTGGATGACTGAATTAATTTCAGTTGCTTTTTAAGCTCTTCAAGTGCTCGTTCTCTGACGGTTTTGTAATTCATGGTGTTTTACCTAAATCTATAAAATCCCTTCTTGCCGGTTACAATTTCCTCGAATCTTCTTGGGACTACTTCCGTCATCCTTCTATGGACATCTTCTTTTAATGGCAATAGGTATGGCTTTACATAAACCTCATCCGCTCGCGCGTACAGAAAAATCCACCGACCCTTCCATACTTTCGGTGGCCGACCACGATTGCGGGTTTTGCGTTTTTCTGGTTTTAATTTCTTATGATTTTTTGGTTTTTCTCCAGCATACTTTGGTCTAATTGCGTAGATAGCGTTTTTTAAGAAAATTATCTTAAACCCTCTCCTTCTGAACGAATTAATACCTTCCCTTGGGGTCTTGAATTTTCGTATGCCTTCGGTTGATATAATTGTCGTCGAAGATATACCGGGAATTGGAAAGGCTAATTTCTTTGCACCACCTGGGCGTGGTCTAATATATCCCCCGCCAATATTATCGCCGATAAGCGTAGAAATAGCTCCCTTTCTACCTCTCCTATGTAGGTCATCCTCAAGCCCAGCGTGCAGTGAGAGGGTAAATGGGGTTTCGTGTATTTTTACATACGATGATCTTTCAAGATTCCCGCTTCGCCTTTTAACGTACATTCTCCTATCTACAAGTGCGTGTTTGAAGGCAACGGCAATCTTTGCCCCCTCAAATACCAGCATCCTACGAATAGCCTCTTTAAGTTGAGCCGTATTTTTCCATTGATAGAGGCTCGCTGGCCTTCGTAAGTCGCCTGGCCGAAATCGAAAATTAAATGTACTTGCCATTTAATGATGATTCCTATAGCTCAGTAGGGTTTCTTTTACGATTGGCAAGAGACTTGATGGCTGAAATATGGTCGTATTCACCCCTCCGCCAACGGAGAGGGCTTTTACGTTCAACGTGTCTCGTTGCTTAAAATATGCAGCTACCTGCAAGGCTGCCTTATAACGAAGCTCGTCCGGGCAGATAAAGATATCATTGTCCTCATCGTGCAGGACAAGACCACCAGAATATGTTGCCTTTATTGAATGTGCATACGGTTGCCATGTGCTATTTATTTTCTTAATTCCACCATATTCGTTATGATTAACGGTGATTAACGAATAATCGTCCCACAGCTCAAGCTTGGTTGCGTCATCGAATACGCGGAGTGGATCTTCCCAAACCTGTATTGTAGTTTCGTCTATTGGCGGAGCCTGGACGAAGAACACGCAACGATGAGAAGATCCATCCCGGTACTCGGTGTATTCCTTCTTTTCTAGTTTCCTATTTAATTGCCACGGCCCTGAGCCTTCGCAATATTTACTGAACGCATTGATAAGAATCGTGATTAAATTGTTCGCATCAGCAGATCCCAACGATGGCGAAATGATTGCTTTAACATCCTGAATCTTACATAAAGCAATCTTTGATAACTTCAGATCGTCTGCCATGACGAACTCTGCTTTTACTTTTCTATATCAACTACAAGCTCAAGTTGCTTCGCGCGAGCGCGTGTCGTTTCAAATTTTGATCCAGCCGGAAATACGATCGAGTTTTCACTAATGACGCGACCTTGCTTAACGATTACAACGACAATATCCGTATCTAACTCCGGTTTTACCTGTGGCTTCGGCTGTGCCTGCGCCTGTGGCTTTGGTGCAACAGGGGTCTGTGGCTTTACTTCCACCTTGACCTCTGGCTTTTTCTCCACTGCATCTTTTGTGACTAAATCCTGTGTAGTCTGTGCCATAAATACCCCCATAGAATAGGGTGGGGGGTAATCCCCCACCCATTCATATTGCTTATGAACTTGTTACGAGTCGAGAGAATGGGGTTGTCAGATAAGTCTCGAACCCAATTCGCTCAATCACTCGCAACACGATTCCGGCTTCCTTGAATGCTGCATGTGGTGAAGTATCTAGGCTCATTGCCATACGATCGCCCATCAGGTGGTATCGGAAATCACCAAAAAGAATAAATGGCTTACTGGCCTGTGAACCAGAGTCCTTCATTTTTGGCATGACGCGAGAACGATAGTATGGACGACCAAACAACATCCCCTCTTCCATGGTGGCAAAAAGCGGCATTTCGTTTAGATCCTTAACCTGACGGATGCCATTAAGAATAGAATTGCTGAATACCCATACGCCAGTATCAGCGGTAATTTCATCAGCCGCATCCATCACATCGATAAGCTTATTGTAGCCACCCGTATCACCAGTTGCGCGGAGGCAACCAGCATAGGTGTTTGCGGCGCCGGTTACATCGGTAATGCCTAACTTATAGAGTAGGCCTGTAAACGGCTCGGTACCAGTACCAGGTGAAGTAAGGAACTGATAATCCTCTTCCTTTGCGACAGCGATTGCGAATAGATCAAACACGAAGTTGGCAATATCTGGAATTGCGTCCTCGTCGAGTTCGATCGATAGCGTATCAATTGCGATAAGCTTATGCGCGGTAATCTTTGGCTTCAGGAAGGTTACCTTTGATTCACTTGGCGCAGATAGTTCTACGGTTGACAGCTCTGTATCCCAGTATACGGCTGGTAGATCCGAGTTTGTTGGAGCTTCCCATTCTTTATGCCGCATTGGAACGACACGACAAAGGCGACGAGCAAGACCGTACTGCTCGACGATACGAATAATCTCAGCCCGATACTCAACTGGCATCAGGTGACCACCATCACCAGTCTGAGATTCGATCTGAGCACGCTTAAAAAATTCTGAATTAAATCGAGTTCCAGTATGGCGATAAATTGAAGCTTGGTCGAGAACCATGCGTGCGAACTCCTCACGAATAGTCTTTTGCGCTTCATTTTCGGCTTTTACGATCGGAACATAACGCTTGTCGCCACCCTCAAGGATACTATCCAGGTTATGCAAACGCTCGTTCATCTGCTCAAGCGTTTCACCCTGTGACTTTAGCGAATCACAAACTTCCTTATACTGAGAAATTGTGACCTGATCCGCCTTTGACTCTTCGAGTGTCTTAACGCGAGTTTCGAATGTTTCGAGCTTGGACTTCGTGTCATCCATGCCCTTCCCAACAAGATCAATTAGTTGATTAAGCTGCTTTTCCATGTATGCCTCCCCGTTACGGTTCTTTTCTTTCTCGTGCACCCGCAACGGGCGCAAACGTTACTTTATTTATACGCAATTTACAATATAATGTCAATGGGGTTATGCATTCCTTACTATAGGTGGCGAATCTCTTAGTATTTGCTGGAATAACCCCTTTATTTTTATTTCAAGCGGCTCATCTTCTGAAAAAACACGCTGAAGCTTTTGCGTAGCTAATTCTAAGACCCTGGCCTCTTCTTCCTTCTGGTATTCAACTTCGTATAAATTCCAAATAAGCATACGGACTTTCGCGCACATTTCTTCAACATTCTCTGATCTTGTTGTTTCAATAAGGTCATTTAATTTTTCGCCCGCGACAAGGCCCTGCTTTACCTGGTCAATAGAAATATCTTTTCCAATCTCGAGAATCTCATGCACTTTCTCCTGCTGCGTTACTGATCGAATTTGCGAAATAGTATCATAAATATCCTCACCATGAACACCATGATTACAAAGAATCGAAGAAAGAATGCGATCGATAGATCCTCGCTCCCACGCTTCAGGAATACGTTTATCTCCATAAAGAATGGTTGCGACATTTATTGCAGTATTCATAAGTCCAGAGAGCGTTTCCCCTGTGAATTTTCCAGACCCAATAAGTCGTAAAGTTTCGTCGTATATCTTTCCTTCAGCGCGATCCCACGGTGCAATAATTCCAAACTCTCGAAAATGTTCAGCAATGTGCTGACGAACTGCTTCGTGATATTTCTGTGGGACACTAAGAGCGCCCTGCTGGAGCATTTGCGCAACACGATAAATACCAGCTTTTGATGTAGTGAGCTTATCGTCTATAATCCTGTGATGAAGTCCAATGCACGAAGAGATACTCCTAATATCACCACAGTAAAGAAATGCACCTGCGTACTTTGCCATATTTAGATTACCATCCTGATCTGTTGCGTATTCGGCAACTAATTGTTTCTCATCGGCAAAGTCAATACCATCGCCTTCATCCTCCGCAAGGGCATCGCTTATTGTGAATAATACAATCCCGGATTGCTCGGAATCTTCTATCCTATCTGCGTCCTTTTCTTGCTTGCTATTTAATCCAACGACTGCCCCCTCGCTTGGAATTGAATACATAACTGGGGAGTATTTCTCTAGCGTATCACCGAACATAAATGTCGATTCCTTGTCGGCAATGGTCGAGCCTGCAATATTAAGCTCACGGGCAATTTTCGCTAATGCACTTGGGTCTGCTGGTAATGGGCAACACGAATACTCCCATAGCGTTTGAGACTTGAAGAATACCCCAACGATTTCATCTTCCTTTTCGATGAATTCCCAATCCGTACTCGTCCAACCAACGCTAACTCCACGCAAAAATCCCTCACGATACATCTTATAGACTGTATCGGCAAATGGATGAATCTCTGCGGTTGGAAACTCCGCTACGCCAACAAGCGATTGTCCGTACTCATCGACTTCCTCTATCTTTTCGTACACAGACCTAGCCACCGGAAGAACCGAAGCGTTATGCACCCATAATACAGTTGGATTCTTACGGAAATATGACAGATCCCAACCAGCTTGATTAATGGCAAATCCATCTTCCTTGAACCCTGGGGTGCTCAAGATAAACGGAATACGTCGCGCCGAAACGTCATCTTCTCGCAGAATAGCGGCACGTACATTCTCATGGGCTACGACAGATCCGATGAAAATCGGTGAACGTCCTAATTTTTGATATTTTTCTAAAAAAACACGATGGTCAAAATTCATATCGCACCCCCTAGACCAAAATGCACCAACACTGGCCAATACTACCTGCTGCCGAAGTGTCATGGTCTATCTGACATTCTTCGCGTAACCTAAATATCATAAATGCTTTTCCACTGTCAAGGACACCCTGATTCATCGCCCAAATGACTTGCTGAACCGCAAGCGAATGGGCGACGTGATTAATGTCCTCAAATGATGTCTTAATTGCGTTTTCGATATCGACACCATCATTAATCCACTTAGTGATTTCTTCGTGCAATTGATCGATAATTGATGTCGATTGCAAAATTTGCGCATCGATAGATGATGGAATGTTTTTACAAAATTCACCACTTCTGAATTCAAACGAAATTTCATCTCCACTTAATTTACCTTTTGAGACTAAATATGCATAATAAAGTGGTTTAAAAAGATTAAATCTCCATGTTTCGTAATGTTTGCTTTTGTCGAAGTTTGTATTATCAAGATTTTTATAATATTGAGATCGAAGATCATATAACGATCTTTTTATTTTCCTTGATACATAATCCGTCACATCACTCACGCTATCGAGCTTTTCTTTAGCTTTTGATTCTATCTCTTTTATCCGTAATTGGTCGATAAAGCTTCCTTTACTTATGCGCCCATTGCTTTTATTGCTATCATTATTATCCTCAGCATCCTGCGGCGAACGTGGAGTATTTTTGGGAGAATTCTCCTTACGTGGCGAGTCTCCACCATCGATTGGTTCAATGCCAAGATCAATTTTTGCAATTCCAGCATTAACAGGAACGCCAGCTTCAACTAATACTTTGAGCGTTTGCGCCTTATCGAGCATATCATCCGTGCTAATTGGTAATCCATCGTAATCAAAAAAAGCAGATACCTTTTTTCTAGATGGAACTACCATACGCACGACCTTTCTTGTGAATTCAGATTCAAGCATTGTGCCAAGCGGGATTACGGCATTTTCGTATTTTATTTTCCGTGCTACACTCAACATATCTCTCCCAAGATTGCTTCCATCAGTTTGGTTTAACATTTGAACAGGATAATGATATACTGAAGCAATTTCCTCTCTCGTGAATTTTCTACTATCTATGTATTGCGCAGCGGAATGCGGTACCCCAAGCACCTTTAGATCAAAATCACCACCAAGAACAGCGATACTCCCTGCGGATTCCGGTCCACCATATATATCGTTCCATTCTTCCATAATGCTACGCTTTGTTGATTCATTAAGTGGACCATGCTTGTAAGTCAATACTGAATCCGGCGTTGCGTTGTTGCGAAAGAAATATTTATCATATATAACGCGAGCATTATCCGCATCCATCTGTAGCGCAACGGCCAACCATGGTGGAATACCGATATATTGATCGTAATCATTTGGCATCATACAGTGCACGACGTCCTCAAGCGGAACCCTCACGCGATTCTCTGTGCTATTGAATGTTATTTCCCATGCTTCGGGTGGATCGTTCGAGGCCCTGCGAACTGGAGCAACCGAAAATTGACCATACACTTCCATGGAAGATGGAATGTTGAAAGAATTTTTTCCACGTAAATAAATAAATGCATTTCCCGTCATGAGCATATACGTTGCCCATTGCATAATAAAACGTTGAATGCTTTGATGTTGGTTTGGATTTTCTAAAAGAACTTTTAATGGATGATTTGGAACTTCAACCCACAATGATTTAAAATATCTTTTTTCTATACCACTTTTTGGGGCATATAGCGAGAAGGGGACCTGCGAAAGGCTTGTTGCTATATCCGATACAACAGCATATAACCACGAAGTCCTGGATAAATTAGTACCATACTGGTACGTACCTTGTTTTTTAAATATCCTAGCTACTTCACGAGCGTCAGTATCCCGCTCGTATAAATTTCCGCGATGGTCATATATAGTAACCATCGATTACCTCATGAACGCTGAATATGTACATGCATTGCACGCAGAAGTCTCAATATAAATCTCCTCGCAATATTCCGTAAAAACTTTATAATCATCGTCCGTAAATGTATCGATCAGTATTTTTGGTTCTCTACCCTGAATTGGGTTACAGTATAGCTTAAATGAACCAGTGCCAGCCGTTTTATCGAACGCGATAAGCTTACTGCTGTGACCCGCACCGTCCAACATAATACGACTTGTGCAAGTTGATGCAGTTGGGCACGGGGTTGCCTCAACGGCAAGTGCCGCCCGCATAGTAAACGTTGGCGTTGGAGTGAACGTTTGGGTTATGGTTGGAGTATTCGCTGGCGTATTGGTTGGTGTTACAGTTGGCGTATTGAACGTAGCTGTCAGCGTTGGCGTAGAGGTTGGCGTAGAGGTTGGCGTAATCGTGGGGGTAAACGTCGGAGTAGCCGATGGCACATTCGTTCTTGTCGGAATTGGGGTCTTTGTCGGTGTTCTTGTTTTCGTAACCGTTGACGTTGGCGTTCTTGTTCGCGTATTCGTTGCCGTCATTGTTGGCGTAATAGTCGGGGTGTTCGGAATGACCGCCGTGTCGGTTGGGGTTGGCGTTGGGCCGGAAACGTAATGGACATTAACCTGTACATAGCCAACATAGGCATTTTTATTTGTCAGGCTTCCGGCGTATTGTACAGCAATCCCGGCGCCAAACGTGGATGCCTCCACTTCTGCCTCAGAAATTGCGACAACGCCCCATTTATCAACGGAACTTCCGTAAGTAGCCGTTCCCGTCGAGGTCGGCCATGCGGTATCGGTTTGCTTATCGCTTCCATATGGCGCATTATCAACGATAAGACGCACATTTTTATCATCAAAATCTGACTCTACCGAAGCGTATCTTTGCACTTTTACTTGAATTCCGGTTACAACCGATCCGGCCGGAATATCTACTCCATATCCAGTACACTTCAGTAACGCAGAGTTAGTATTACCCGTTTGTGGCCCCAGGGGCACGTTTGCATAACTCGCGTCCGCGCCTGTCGCATTTTGTGGATTGCTCCACACCTTTCCGGAAACAACCAGATCGGACGAACACGTCGATGGAGAAAGAAAGCCGGTTGAAGTATCTGGAGCTGGCGTACTTGTTGGGGTGCTGGTTGGCGTATTCGTTATCGTAGGCGTATTGGTGGGCGTAGTCGTTGGAGTATCGGTTGCCGTTCCCGTTGGCGTGCTGGTCTGTGCAAATAAGACATCCGGCCTCAATGATATGAGACAAAAAAATAGGATAGGTATAAAGGTTCGCATGATCTTCATAGTGACACCTCCGCCGGGTATGCCCCTACAACAGGGTAGCAAAAAGTTCAACGATAATCAAGTGGCTTACGTTCGTCTACGCGCTAGCCTTATTATTTGTCCTCCTATCTCATCGTAATCAGGTATGCAACTCGTTGCCCCAAGAACGGCCATCGAAAATGCGATCAATGTATCAATTTTTTTATTCTTATTATCTTTAATGAAACGCCTTCCACGACCTGGGACTTCTTTAATGGACACCATCATGGCCTCATTCCTTAAATCATCATCTGGAATAATGATAATATTCCCCTCTGATAACTTATCAAGAAAATTTTCCGTCATCTTAATGGTATTCGGTTGCGTCTGTGGATAAGGAACCATTGGCAACCCCCTTTCTCGTAGCCTCTGAGCCGATGACTCCATTTGCCACGGATCATAATATACAATTGCCAAAAAGAATTGCTTATTGAGTTCGAGTAGATATTTCTCTATTGTACGCTCGAAGTTGAGTGGATCTTCTTTTGTAGGTTGCCAGACTTGATATGGACCTTGCCAAATTTTGCCATGACGGCGGAAAGCTGAGACGACTGCGGCTCGGTCTTTCACTAGCGAAGCGTCGATACCAACAGCTAATGAAAGATCTCGTGAGGGCGAAATCGGCGCAAAGTATTGATTTTCTTTTGCGAAATCCACACATCGATCCCAAAAGCGCATATCCATCCCTTCTTCTGCTTCCACCCACTCATTTCGATGAATTCTACGAAATGCGCTTAGTCGAAAACCGGGTTGATTAATCTGTTCATGGTAATATTTTGCATCTTGCCAGGGCATCCTAGGCTCGTGATCCCAATAGCAATTTCGCACTAAAACATTTCCAGAGAAAAAATTATGAGCTTCTTCGACATCAACACAATACGCCCACCTTGCGGGGCCGTCATGCGGTGGTGCCCCATGTTCGATTATGGCCCTCGCGGCGTCCTGGGTAGATTTTCCGAGGTTCCAGCTATTTTCATCAAATTCGGGAGCTTTGTCGGCAAGCTTATATCTCATTGATTGTGGCACAAGGTGACCAATTTTTTGTGATAAATAAGTTAAGCCAATTGGTGATATATGAATTATACACCCACTCCCGCCGTAACGTTTATATTCTCTTACGTGACACTTTATCCCATATTCAACTAATTTTTGACATAAGTATTCACAATCAATTCTACTAAAAGACTGCGTATAAATCACCGCAGCCCCGTGGTTTGACCTTGATCCATCATCTAAATACCAGGCCGCAAGAAGCTCCGGGGACATATATCGAGATACGAGATCGTATGGAACTATTTTCTTTTTATTCGAATAAAACATTTCTCTTAAATTCAACAACGCCTGGCTCGATCGAGATTCAAAATTTATCGCACCATCCATGCTCCTAATCCACCTTGATCCGTTCTGCCCAATACGGTCCAGGGCGATGGTTTTTAAAAATATCCACTCGATTTGCCCCTTGTGGTGTATCATCCTCAATTCGGTACGATAAGCTGACTCACTTGTCAAGTGAGCATCCCCCAATAGTGTTCCAACAATAAGTGCCATTTGTTTCTCATTTGGAGCATCTTTTTTCGTTAAGATTAAGTCACCGTTACGTAAATTATCCGCACGAACTTTTCCGTTTGGAGTAAAAATTTCGTGATCGTTCGTAACCCATGTTCCAGTTCGTCTATATCGACCATTCTCGTAACCAACTCTCATGTAATATCGATTACCCAACTTAGTCCTATACCACCCCACTATGGGTCTTTCCTCGAATTTTCCATCAATCATGCATATGACCTTTTTATCTATTTTCTCATTTACGACCTTGCTTATGCGCATGCGTGTACCATCAGCAAATTGCACTGATGATCTTGGGTGTAGGCAAATCGAGTCACCACTGGCATAAACTGGCAATTGCGTCAATTCTCCAGTTTCCGTGTTTTTATATTTTCCTAGATCAATGAGATTTTCTGGACGAACTATTCGCTTATATATATCTTCCAATAGCTCCGACTCCCCAACGAAGCCAGCGTACGTTGTAATAACCCGCATTGCGTTTTCCCTGGTAGGTGGTGGAGTCATTTCATCAAATAATCGTCTCGCCCCCTCACTCGTGAAGCCCCACAACTCATCAAACAACGAGAGGTTTGGATTTGACCCTGCCGCTCCGGCGTAGTCGCTACTAATCGCCTGAACCATCGTACCATCTTTCAATATAATATGCTTGATATGAACATCGCTACAAGCTTCCAATAAAACCGGATTACTCTCTATGCATCTCTTGAGATCACGATACCCGCGCGATTGCGATTGCTCCAGATCGTTCGCAAGGTAATAAATCTCCCCGTTTCTTCCACAAATTCCAGAAAACGCAAACCAGGCTGCGATCATTGCCCCTATTGATGTTTTTCCACTTTTTTTCCCACACGACCATACAAACTGCCGATAGGGGAGAATTCCATTTTTGTTCGGGGTAAGTGCGTGCTCCAGGATGGCCTTCTGGTGTGGCATTAGCTGGACTAATTTGCCATTTGGTAATATGAATATTCTTTCTAAGAATGGGACGATGGGGACTATCTTCTTCTCTTGACTCATAACACGTTCCCTGCTATAATAGCCTTGATGCAAATAAATCTCGACGTATCCTGCCCCGAGTGCCGTACCGGAAAAGTCGAAGCAATTGGACGAGCATTCATTAAGGATGAATTATCACTTATCCTTTGGAGATGTCAAGTATGTCAGCACGAGTTTTCTCTCGGAATAAACTACTCTTCAGTGATAGTGAAGGAGGAGATCGTTCATTAAGTGACATACTGAACACGATCGTTGCTCATTCGAATCATCGAATACTGTTTCAAGAAACACGAGAGGGCGAATATCTCCAATCCCGATCCATCTCGCGGTACGCAATTGAAAAATTCCAACTTGGCGCCATCGGGCAATTAGCATACTCCGATGAGTTGCATAAACTAGGGCTTTTTAATAAAAGCCGCAAACAGGTTTTTAATTCCGGTATTACAATTCCAATCTTTACCCATGACGATATTCTCATTTCGCTTGCCCTTCGCCTACTCGATGATCCAGAAAAGAAATACTTTACAACACGATCGATAGATGGATATTCAAAGAGTAATACATTCTATGGATTTAATATCGCTAAACCGTACATATTAAAACGAAAATTCCTCCTATTAGTAGAAGGTTACTTCGATGTCGTCGCCGCGCATATGCACGGATACGAAAATACAATAGCGATATGCGGAACCGACATGAGCGATCGGCAACTCTTACTCCTTGAAGCCATCGCCAGAAACAATGTGGAAGTTTTATGCCTCATGGATGGCGATACCGCTGGGAATGCCGCAAGTGGTAAAATTATCAACCAATTGCGTAGCATGAATATTCATGCATCAAGCCTTCGGCTCCATGATGGCGTTGATCCATGCGAGGCGTTCTTTCTTCATCCATGGGAAACAATACGGATGATTCATAAACATCTATGGGAGGTTTGTCGTGCATAAAAGCTTTGCTCAATTTCTAAAAACTGGAATAATTACCATTGGCGTTACGGCTGATCGAGAGACTCCCGAATCGCTTATTCGTGAATCTCTCGATAATATGCACCGCCATTTTCTTAATAGCTATCCGCCAGAAAAGCTCATTTTTTATTACCCATCAGAGCTAAAAAACGTTCATGCTGTTTTGAGCGACATACCAAAAACCAAAAAAGAACCACTTGTAGCAAACTTTATGCGACATGGTAGCTCTGGTTACTATAAGCGAAATTATCGCTTGACATGCTCTGTTGATTTTTGTATTATTATTGGGTATGAACGAAGCGATATTCAGAAGTTTTGTCAAAAAATGGGGCGGAGTTGCCTAGTGGTTCCATATGCCGACTACTGATTATACCGTTAAGGATGGAACACGAGTACCTGGCGTCACTACCGTCTTGGGCAATCTTGGCTGGAATAAGCGGGCCTTAATGCTATGGGCCTTCAAATGCGGCAAAGAGGGGAAAAACATCGATTCTGTCCGCGATGAAGCCGCAAGCGCAGGAAGCATCGCGCACTACTTTTGTGAATGCTTCTTAAGGAACCAGCCAGTCGATCGAAGCACCTTCAAGGATGCCTCCGATCGAGAATGGGAACTCGGTGAGGGTGCTTTTAATAGCTTTATGGAATGGTACAATGATGACCATTGGGAAACCATCCTCATAGAGCCACATCTAATATCCGAAACGCACCGATTTGGTGGAACTCCAGATTGGGTAGCCAGGCGTGCGAGTAATCAAAAGGTATATCTTTTTGATTTTAAAACGAGTCGCGCGGTATATGACGATCACAAGATCCAGCTTTCCGCATACGTCAATCTTCTTAAAGAGAATAATCACGATATTACCGGTGGGGCGTGCGTCATTCAGCTTGGTCGCTTCTCTGACGAATTAGCTTACCATTGGTTCTCCCTCGAAAAACTCGAGCCGTATTGGCAGGTATTTCAACACTTGCTTGGTATCCATAAGCTCAGATCGCTCATGAGTCAAGCCCCTCATACAAAAAAGGCTTCTCAAAAGAAAAAAGTGGAGGAAAACGGCATGGTGAGCACTGCTCAGGTTTCGCTTTTTCCGGGGAAGGATGCGTGAATATTCATCAAGGCGAACAGGCGTCCCTTCCAGAAAATTTCGGAAAGTACCTCCCGCTCAGAAAATGGGAGAAAGCCCTTCTGTATCAGGGCGCAACCTGCACATCGAAAATGTGTTCCCACAAGAACCATTTTCATCCAGTATCGAACTTTTCTGAATTAGTTGGTCTAGATATATCGGGGTATGGCGTTTGCCCAAATCCTGGATACGTCATCGTCGATATTGATTCTCGTGAAAATTGTCAATGTCTCGGACTGACCGAGAAGTATATTCAATCGTGCTATCGCGTCAAAACTCCAAGCGGTGGTCTCCATCTTTATTGTCGAACGAACCAAAAGATTACTAGCCACATTAAGCTTGTTGATGGAATCGACATTATTGGAAATAGCGGCGGAGCGCCGGTCATGGCCGTTGGCCCAGGATCGGTACTATGGGACGTCGATCTATCAGCAGAAGAAAAAACCTATCAACACGAAGATGGAGTCGTGCAATATCTCCCCATTCCACTCTTGCAAAAAATTCTCGAACGACAACAGAAAGATCCTGTAACCGTTTCTCCTGTTTATAAATCCGACCCACACACAGAGCAAGGACGAAAGGAAAGAAAAGAGTGGCCCGATCTTTTACCACAACTCGAAGCCCATGTCCTTTCGCATCATAAAGGTCCTACCCCAAAGGGAAGATTCATTCCTGTTCGGTGCTTTTTTCATTCTCCAGACAAGAATCCGTCTGCATGGTACGATAGAAATACTGGATTCTATGGATGTTATACCTGCGGCGTTCGCCTAACGGCTCTCGAGTTCACCAAGTCTCTTAATCTCCCATTACCGGAAATTGTTCCAAAGTCCATTAAGGAATGGGAACTTTCCGCTACTCAGTGGGCTTTATCAGAGAATGACCCAGCAGCTCTTTTAACCATTCACGCCATCTCCACCGTTGCTGCGGGAATCAAGAAAACGTCCTTTGCCTGCTCGGTAAGAACGCTCGCTACCCATATTGGCAATGTCCTCTCTGCACAAGCCGTCCTAGCGTGCGTCCGGCGCTTGGAAGAGGGAGGATTACTCGGAATCACGAAAGAGGACTTACCCATCGAGGTAGACTACCGTGGTGTAACGATAGCCCAGAGGGGTGCTCTGGTCTACTCACTCACCCCTTCCAGTGAGTGGAGCGTCAAAAAAATGACGGTAAATTTTGCTATAAAAGAAGAGAAGATAGCTAGCACCCTCCCCTCCCCCCCCCTTCCTCAATATACGTTGAGTAAAGTTTTGTGTAAGTGCAAAGAAGTGCTTGAATTCTGTGGGTTAGCGGGCCGTGGTGGGGTGGGCCTACGGGGCCTAGAGGCCATCCTTCTAATGATGCCGGGGGACTTGAAGGGGGCTGGTAGGGGGGCGCTACGGCGGGCTGTAGCTCGGATGGAACAACTTGGGGTCGTAGAGCAGAGAGGACGAGGTATGTGGGGTTTACGAGGGGGAGTTTTATTAGCCTTTAAGCGAATAGAGATGTACGTTAAGGCCAATGTGAGCACGGAAAAATACGAAGAAAGGCAGAAAAAAGATAGATTAAGCTTGATTTCTTACAGGAAGTGGTTATTCTGTAGGAAATATAAAATTCTTGAAGAAGCGCTAGATCAGTATGATAGGGAACATGGAGATTCAACCCCGCTTGGGCAAGGAAAGAAAATGGTAGCAAAAATACATAAAAGATTAGCAAGCCTGAGCGATATGGTGATGGATAAGATGTACCATGAGTTTTCAGATGATATCGCTTGGGAGGAAGTGTGATGTATACGGCTCCAAATGGGAAAATTCCAGGACACCTAGTTATGATGAACGTAACAGATGAGTATTTTGGCGTTGCGGCAATTAAAGAAGCATTAGACCAAATCACGAAAGAGCCAATATTAGTTTTCGACTTTGGTCTCCGTGGGTTACATGCGCACGTACAAAGGCACGTTACGAATCAAGGCGGATGTTGGGTATCCTTTAATGTTTCTTCCCCATTATACGGAAGCAGTGGGCATATGCATAAGTGCATTATGGCAATGGGAATTGCGCAAGGTGTTCCTACACAAAAGCATTTACTATTGTTTTCTTATATCAAGCCGGACGCCTTTCAAACTGCAATTGCGCAGGAGGGTAAGATTCGCTCATACGATGTTCGCTTCATGTGTGAACGAACCCTTAATATCGTGGATAACGTCCCGCGAGGCGGGGCGATTATTGGGGTCAACCCACGGACGATATAGCGGATAGAACGGCGTTTTATGGTCGATAATGAAGTTAGTAAAAAAGATGCTTGCTATCGCCATGCATACATGGCAAGCTATTAGAGAGAGATGGGGACTACCCCTAAACGGGCGAACAACAAGGAGAATGACATGGGAATTCAATACGTTCAGGCACGAATCGTTCCGGTGCTTCACCTGCAAGTGAAGCGCGACAATCACCCTGGATACAAGCCTACCGAAGGTTTGGTTTCCAGTGAAGTGCTCGAAGAAATTTATGAACAGCTTGCAGGAGGAAAGTTTTGCGCTACTTCGCTGGCCGGTTCTTCGACTCAGTATGCCGTTCTTTGTGTTAATGACGAAATGGTCACGACCCAGAACGGCACCCCGGTTGTTTCCGTCGAAGCATTGAGCGCCGATTTGGATAAGAGCTAACGAAGAGTTGCGTTGGCCCCGGTTATGCTCGCCAAGCGAATCGATGAACCTCCTTCCTTTCGTAAGGTTCGTAAGGCGCGCAAATCGGGGCCGCGCAAGCGAAAACGTGCCATACGCAAGGTAAACACAAACACCACTGCGCCTAAGTTACTTGCAGCAAAATGGCAAAGTCGCATGGAAGCCAGAATTTTAGAAGTTCGCCCGAGGCTCAAAAAGCGCGCTGCGTCATTAGCAAAACAAATGGTGCATAAATCTCTTCGCGTGTTGTATGGCATGAAAATTCGCGCAAAAAAGCGTGGCAGCGAATGGGATTTGTCGTTCGATGATCTTATGGAAATGTATATCCAGTCGTATTATTCGCAATGTCGATATTGCCAAAGAGCGCTAATGGGATCAAATATGGTCGTTGACCATATTGTACCGATATCGAGCGGGGGTGCGACGACAAAAGGAAACTTACAAATTATTTGTAAGACGTGTAATAATGTTAAGGGATCATTATCCGAAGATCAGCTTGCTCAATTACTTTCTTGGCTTAATAATCTACCAGAAGCCTTTGCGAAAAACATCAAAACCCGCCTTGCGGGCGGTATAGCCTGAGGAAACAATATGCTATATTTCGTTACGCAAACCATTGAAAAAAAGCCAATCATAGACGGACAGGATACGCTCCTCATTCGACAATATTTCGTTGCCGCAAACAGCGAGGCAGATGCTATAGGTATTCTCAGTAACGGAAATCCACGGCTTGAGGATGGGACGAAGGTTGATATAACTCCATTCGAGCATTCATATGCCCACATAGGGTCATTTACTACAACAAAAGTTCATTCAGTAAATTAAAAAAAATGGCTATAGAATGAGTCGAATTAAAAATGGCCTTCTGGCGGCTACCCTTGCTTCGGCGTTTTCAAACGCAACGTCGCCGGGGAGAAAAATGGGCGCTGCCTTGCTCAGTGGAAATCGCGTCCTATCGATAGGTTGGAATCTTTTTGATAAGACCCATCCGTTATCGAAGTGGACAATCCACGCCGAGCAAATGGCTATGATTCGTCGCCGCCACCATGAAGATTCGAACCTTTGGCTAGCTATCGCTAGGCAGCGATACGGAAAGAACGGCGAAACCACGCCTGGGGTATCTCGTCCATGCCCAATGTGTATGGAGCTAATTCGTATAGCTCGAATTCAGAAGATTGCTTTTTATGACGAAAATGGGCAGATTACCGTCGAAAAGGTCGCACCGTTCTTTCCGAGAATTTCGTTAACAGGAGGGTATTAATGAGGAGTGCGCTAACCATATTATCTATGCTCATCCCTTTGTCTGCGGTAGCACAGCCGCGCATACTGGTTTGTCAGGGAGATTATAAATCGATTAACAACATTGTCGTGTATAACTTTACTACAGCTAGTATTCCAGCAATTCCGCCAATTCCGGTACCAACCTCTATACCATATCAAGTTATTCCGGTTAGCCCAACAAGAACGCCAGTGCCGACTCAATATCAGAGCAACTGCGTTGATAACGAAACGACAACGTTTCTGGATGTGCCATCAGATATTGATCCACCGGGTGCGCCGCGAAACCTTGCGGCTTGGTCATATTCGCATTGGGGGGTTCGTAGCGGACGGAGTAACATTCTCACTGGCAACGTATTGCCAATGGCGAAGCCGGTACTTCTCAGGTAAGGAAATTATGTATGGACATTGACACTTATCAATCGCTTGCTCTACGAACAAGTAAGTTTCCCGGTGGGAATGGAGATTTCCCTTACGTCGTTTTTGGCGTTCTCGGTGAAATTGGCGAAGCAATAAGTTGCGTGCTAGATGCCGTACATAAGGATTTAATAAAAATGCGTGGCACGCATACTCCCGAATATCTATCCGAAATAAGGTTCGTTCAACAAATTCTCTGGAAAATTGAGCTGAGAAAGAAAGAAATGCGCACTAAGGCAGTGCAGTGTTCATCGGTTCTTAACGGGGATGGCGTAGAGCGTAGTCACGAAATAGAAAAATTCAAAAAAGATCTCATGCTTGAAATAGGTGATATATTCTGGTATCTTGCTGCTTTATCTAGTTCATTTGGGATTAACCTTTCGGACGCTCTTGAGGAAAACATTAATAAGCTAGCCAAAAGACATAATGTGCTTGTTTAAGTTGAAGGTAGATATAAGATGGTCATTAAGATTCCAAGAAAACACACGGTTGCCGCCCCGATCGGAAAAAGAGGCATGAAGCCAAGGCCAACAACCGAAAAACGTACCCTTATTGCAAGAGTAAAGGAAGTTGGTGTACCACCTGATGGGTGGCAACCTGGTATGCCACTTGACGTACCGACAAAAATCATAAAAAAAACATGCAATAGGGTGAACATGGTCGGAAAACTATCATTTTAGGATGAATAGGTATGTTGATTCAAAAGGCGCAGGAAGATCAAGCCCCAACCGGATTGAGGGTAAGGTTTCCGAACTCAAATTTTTCAATTCAGTTCGATTCTATTCTTGAGTATGCAATTTTTGCTGCTACCCAGGACGTGAATCGGTGCATTCAAGAACAATTGGGAAATGCAGACGAATTGACCGAAAAAATATCAAATGTTCTGAGAGAATCCTTTTGGGCATCGATTAGTATGTTCATAGGACCATATTCGCAAAAAGGAGACGAGTGATGATGACTCTAGGGGAAAAGCTACCAGCATGGTTCAAAACAGTGCCGTACGAAATCAATGAGGTTGGTTCTAGTGATGCCGATGAGTATGATGGCTTAGATGATGATGAGTTTTGCCATTGCGATGATGACGACCATAAGAGCGCGGGTTCAATTGTCGTAATAAAGGCATTGAACGATTGGTCAGAAACCGGCAATTAATATATTCATGCCATAAGCGATAACCGTGGCGTACTGAGTGCGCCACGGTTATTTCTTCAAAGAAACATCATGGAAAAATCGCCCCAAAACATTCTTATTGTTGGTGATATACATGGAGACATCGGCTTGCTTTCGGCAATTGGCGATTGGGCCATCGAGCGCGAGTTGCATATTGTATTGCTTGGTGATCTTGTAGATAGTTTTCGTTTTAACATCATGGATCAGCTCGATTGCGTACAGACCGCATTGACATGGGTTGATGATGGGCGCGCTACCCTCATTGCCGGAAATCATGAAATGAGTTATATTTACGATAGCCAGCAATGCTCAGGATACAATACGGCCCTTGCCGCGCACCTTTTCCCGCTTCGTAATAAACTTCTTCGTGCTATGAAACCGTGCGTGTGGTTGCCTAACATCGCACTCTTAATTACGCACGCCGGGGTGGATAGTCGCCTGTGGTTAAAGCATATTAATACGTTAGGAATGTATACTCCGGTATACGAAATCCTCGACGAAGCAATGAGGAAAGAGGGGTCATGGTTTTATCAAGTAGGGCGCTCCCGTTGTGGTACGGGAGCGTATGGGGGGCCGCTTTGGTGCGACTGGAGTAATGAATTTACCCCCATTGATGGTATCCGTCAGGTCGTTGGTCATACTGCAACGGTGGCGGGAAGTTACCGTCCGGTCAAGGGATTCAGCGAACAATGGCATGGATCGTTACGGCATGATGCGTTCAAGCATAATTGGAATATTGACGGGCTTCAAACGGATACATACGTTTTGCGTTGCTGCATCAGTAGCGGTGAGCTCATTCCGGTAAAAATAGATACATGATTACTTAAGGATTATAATATGAAAAGCCCCCTTCTGAGAAATACCGTTCTCGAGCGATTCAAGCGCATACAGGAAGAAAGAAAAAAGTTATTCCATTTCGTCAATACGAAAGACGAGGAGGCAATTATACATTTTATCGAAGATTCCATACGATTAGCGAATGCGTACAACAATAATTTGGGAAATGTACTTAAAACAGATCAGATAGGTAAGGGGTGGGTAGAATCATTGCGGGCGGTTGTCGGACGAAGGATTTGGTAAGGGATTTCCAACAGCAAACAAACACCTCATGAATTAAGGATAACGTGAGATGATTAATTTCGAACACCTCAAGCACGTATATATGGTAACCGTGACGATTCCAGACGAACCATCTCCGTGCTTTGCGGAAATGGAAATTGCCGTATATGCCGAAGAGAGCATGGCACGCTTGCATGTCAATCGCGTGAAGGAATTTCACGAAATGCTCATCGGTAATTATGCACAAAAATGGCTTGAGTGCGAATCGCCTAATATACATGATCCGATTCGTCAAGAAATCCTTAGTCTTATTGTCGATAACCCACTTGACCCATTTATTCTGACTAATTTTACTAAGGATTCTATCGTAGAGCATTCGGAGGTAGAAGGGAAACTTTCGGCATGGGTAATTGCTGGGATTGATGATTTTTTTACCCTCCCTCGGGCATATGGGTACCGGGAGGTACAGATTAATCATATTGTTCCAGATATTCCAAGCAATATGTGTCGAACTAGGCTTAAGAATAATTAAACTTTCCCCTAACGATTATTTCATAAACTGGAGGAATGAATATGCCAATTGTAACAATGAAGAGTAACGAAAAAGTGCTTCTTACAATGGTGACAAAGGACTCAAAGGGAAACGTTGTCCCAAAAGTTGATCCGATTACTTGGTCAACCGCACACCCATCTATTCTTAGATTATCCGCAAACGGTGTGCTGAGTGATACGCAGTGGGTCTATGCTCAGGGGCCAGTTGGTATTGGTGATGTAACAGTAACGGATGGAAATGGCCTCGTCAAAACTGTTCAGGTGGAGGTCGTCGCTGGGGTAGCATCGGTCATTGACGTGACCGCTGGCGCCCCATCGCAAGGGTAATAAAAAAAAATCGTTAGGGGGTTACGGGCGTGACATCGATTTGCTATCATAGGAATGGGTGTCACGCCCATGAACTTTTATTGGATGCTTATCATGCAGGATATATTTGTTATTGCATTAGGTATATGCATGTTCCTGTATGCATGGAAGAGAAGATTTGATGGAAAGCATTATCGGAAACACGCTATTATTCACGGCGCCGGTATAACTATTACGTTTATCTGGCTTATTACTTTAATTTCCCTTCGACCTACTACCGAGATGGAAATTCCTAAAAAAGAAAAAATCATCAATCAAAGCATAGATAATACCGCATCCTCGATACGATAACTACATCATGCAGTTACCAACGGTCGTATCGTTATTTTCTGGTATTGGGGCCTTTGACCTTGCGGCACAAAGGGCTGGGTTCAAAACGGTTGCGTTTTCGGAGATATGCCCATTTGCAATTCGAGTATTCAAGCGTCATTGGCCCAATGCTATTGGGTTAGGCGATATTCGGCTCCTGCACGGCCAAGCGATTTGTGAAATAGCGGGTCGTGTCGATGTGATGACGGCGGGATTTCCGTGCTTTACCGCTGGGCATCTCGTCCTGACGGAACGAGGATACGCACCGATAGAATCGCTCTCGGTCGGGGACCGAGTTGTCACGCATCGTGGTCGATTACGACCAATTGTCCGTGTTGGTTCGGCGATTAAGCCTGTTGGGCTGCTGAAAGGTAGTGGAATCCGGGTCGGGCATACGGTCACGCTTGACCATCCATATCTGGCTGTCGATTGGCGTATGCAGAGCACGCGGAGACAAAACAAGGCTATACGCATCGAACACGTCGGAAATGAGCAGTGGGTAGCGGCGTCCGAAATGGTGGGAAAGCAGTGGTGCGCCCTTACCGAGTATCAACCCGTCGAAGCAGGTAGCCCAACGCCACGGCTTACGCCTCGGCAGGCAATGTTACTTGCGGGGATGTACTTGGGCGATGGCTGGGTGGGTGGGTATCGAACGAAACGGAAAAAGGTCGTCCTTCTGGCCCTCAATGACCGCAAGTATGAATTCTTTCTCGCACACTTCCCCGGAGTGCCGCACTTCCGAACGAACGACCGTACCTGTCGAAAAACTATTCTTTGCGATACCAACCTGGCGGAATGGTTGATCGACCAGTTTGGTAAGGGGGCGGCAAATAAGCGCATTCCCGCATGGGTGCTCGGGCACCCTGACCGCGATGCCCTGATGCAGGGATACGTCGCTACGGATGGATGCTTCAAGGGCAAGGGCGCGGGTGTGTCGATTACGACGATTTCTTCGGCGCTTGCTTTTGGGTTCTGTGATCTCTCGGTATCGCTCGGTTTCGTCGCGTCATGTAACGTGCATAACGTAGGGCCGATGAAGGTGATCGAGGGCCGAACGGTGAACCAACGTCCATTTTGGACGGCACTTGCCATTCCACGCTGGAAGTCGATCAGATCGCGCGTGTATCACGGGAAACTCTTGCGGGGCATTAGGTCATTCACGCCGTGCGGCGAACGCACGGTTTATAACATCGAGGTCGCCGACGATCATAGCTATGTTGTCCAGGGCGCTATTGTTCATAACTGTCAAGATATATCTGTGGCCGGAAAACGATTAGGGTTGGATGGTGGGAATCGTAGTGTATTATTCTACGAGATTATGCGTCTCGTAAGGGAGATGACAACATATGGGCAGCCGCCAAGGTTCCTTGTTCTCGAAAATGTCCCAGCCCTTCTCTTCAGCGGAGGGGGGAAAGACTTCAGTAGCATTATCAACTCGATACGAAAATGCGGGGCGCTTGACATTGCGTGGAGAGTTCTGGACGGTCGATATGCCGGAGTACCTCAACAAAGACGACGACTGTTCATTGTCGCAGATTTTAGAAAAGAATGTGCCGGAAAAGTTCTTTTTGACCAAAATCAGGTGTTTGGGGATCATGAAAGCCATACAAATAAGAAAAAAATCTCCACCGAAGATCGTATGGAGCGCCTTGTTGAACAAGACGGAACAGTGACGACTTTATGGCCGCGAATAGCAAAAACCTGCACGCGCCGCGACTATAAAGGCCCTCGCAACGAGGAAATGCAGTGTACGATTGTCATGCACCACGTCAATGACGACAAAGAATGGTATACGATTCGTCGTTTAACGCCAACAGAATTCGCTCGACTCATGGGATTTCCGGATGATTGGATCACGGAAGAGAGTGATACAAAAATGTATCAATTATATGGAAACTCTGCCGTTGTTCCATTATTAGAGCAAATCTTTACCAGAATTCATATGGAATTATAATGTTCAATCTCGCGGAATACATTTGGGCATTAGCGGCAGCCTTTTCGGTTGTCAGTAATGAAATGCTCTTCGTCGTTTTGGGCAATTGGATTCGACACTGGTATATTTTTTGCCCACTCGCTATTGTATCAAATTATTTGATCTTCAGGCTTGTCTCGACATCAGCCTCGCTCATAGAGGCATTAGTGACATTTTCACTCTGCGTGTCGTTGCTCAGACTTGCGGCAACGGCCTTGCTCAATCAACCAATAACGAGGGGAGCTTTGGTTGCATTTGCGCTGCTTATGGTTGCAAACGTCATCAAGGCCATCCGGCTTTAACGGACTAATTCGTCAGAAAAAGCATCGTTGGACATACCTAGCCCCGTGTGCTACCATGACGTATAGTGGAGATTCAAAAAGGATCGAATTCATTCGAAAGCAGCTAATAAAAAGGGGGTGATACCTACGCCATGCAAAGGGAAAGACAAGGAAAAGGGGAAAGGAAAGGGAAAGGGAAAAGGAAAGTAAGGTCAATATAATGAAAAAAAACAGCATACTCCCATATCAGCAAATCTCCGTTGATTTCATGATTGTCAATTCAGAAACACTGGATGGTTTCTGGTTTGTAACGTGGATCGAAAAGGATAGTAATGAAAAAATATCTCTTCAAAGCCGAAGCTTCGACAAGGGGTATCTTGCGGCAGTGTTCGTTGGTGAATTAACCGAACGATTTTCATCTGTTTGTAATAAGCAACTTGAAAATAAAAACGAGCTAAATTCGACAAAAACAGTTTCATTTCCATCGTTGATGAACGATGAGCCCAAACCCGATACAAACATTACCTCAACAGGGCGGCATCTTATCAGAAAATTCGCCTTTGACCAGTATGTTGAGCATGGCGGGCCTGTGCATATTGAAACAATATGCCGAAAATTAAACCTGCCAGAAAACACCCTATTACTCGAACTGCCATCAGCCTGGAGATACGGGAAATTTATCGTACCAGATCATGCTGCAATTACGCGAGAAATTGCAATTTTACACCGTGAGGTTGAAGTAATGCGTGATGGGGTAGTGTCGTGAGGTTGTTTTTTAGTCAATTATGGTTAAGGCTATTATATGGAAGGGGATAATGTATGAAAATTAAATATATCATTGTTGGCTTTACGTTGTTTTGTGCAAATCAGGCTATCGCGCAATATTGCCGTATTGACGCGCAATGTGTTCCACCGCAAGTTTGTCGGTATGGTCGGTGTTCGTTGAGGCCAGTCCCCACATATACCGCCACACGAACTGCTACGGTTGGCGGTGGCGGAACAAATCCGTGTATTGGCTTTGGGTGTCCACCATATTATCCGCCGACCAAAACCCCAACAATGGTATCCGGCGGTGGTGGTGGCGGTGGCGGTGGTACGGTTCCAACCGTTGCTATTGGGACACGTACCCCAACTAAAACAAAGGCCCCGACCGGAACCCCGACACCAACGTCAACAAGGGGAAAGACTTCAACACCGACTCCGACCTCACCCACAAAGCAACTTGGTGATCGATGCGTTTCTGACCGTGAGTGCGAGCCGTTTGGGTATTGCACTGGCGTATGTACCCAAAAAGGTCGGGCTGGTTTTTATTGTAATCGTAATGCTATGTGCGCTTCACCGCTAACTTGCATAAGTAATGTTTGTCGATAGTTGGAGTGTATCTATAATGAAAACATTGCTCTTTCTTGTGAATATATTGTGCGCATCCATAGCATACGGGCAGGGTGTTTTAAAAGTTGACGAAGCGTTTATTTACTATGCTGTCCTTCCAGACCGAAATAACGATCTTCCGGTAAATGCCGTAATGCTTCGTGTTCGTGTTGATCCGCCATTTGCTGTTCGCCAGACCGGTATTAGACCGCCAAGCCGTTGCTACGGAACATATGGCGCTATGGGATTAGATGGAAGATATACTATTATTCTCATATGTCCAGACAGGAAAGTTATTGGTCCAATTGCGGAATTTGTTTTCACCGGTACGCGACCGGTTGATCTTGCAACTGTGACGTTTGAGAGTTGTTCTTCGGAAGAAACCAGCATAAAGTGTCCTAATCCAATTACGCTAACTGTGAAATAAGGCGATAAACATGATTTTCGTCGAAATTTTCGTTGTTTTATTTTGCGTTTCTGTATATGTATATGCCATTGGTGGTATGCATCTTGCAGAAAAGAAAATGCTCGATGGGATAAAAATAGCTAATCAAGCATACATAGCATTTTCAAAAATCAAGGCGCTTTCATCAGAGGATATTACGCGCGATAGGCAATCGATAAATCGTGAAATATGGCTTATTTCTGACGATATGGCCCAAATATGCCAAAAACACTGCTTAAATGACGATAATTCATCGAAATTGACCGAAAATGTATGAAATTTGCCCTAAAAACGGCAAATATATCAAAAAAAAGGACTTGCGAGTATGACAAATTCGCCAATCATTAACGTATTTCAACTGCCCGTAATAAAGGAAATCATTCAACCAGTTCTCGATAAATATAAATCAAGGAAGCTGATTGGACTGCCAAATCAAGATATTATTACCCTTATCCGTGAACAAGGATTGCGCGTAAGAATCGATCATTTTCGAGTGTTCTATCCGTGCATTCTTCCGCAAGCAGCCGAGGCTGTCGTGGCGAAGAAAACGGAAATTCTCACGTCACAGAGCCTCGACTTTCGATACGAATTGTCTCCACAGGGAGGGGCAACGCAGATTCGTATTTATCCGTGGCCGCAACCCGACATCGAATTCGGTAAGGAAGTTGGAATTTGGACGGCATCGTTTTGCCGACCAAACGAACAGTATTGTAAAAAGCTAGGCGTCCGTCTATGCCTAACAAGAGCATTGCATTATTTAACTACCGGTGAAAGCACTAACATTCCTATTTCTGTCAAGAGCGAAGTTTCTTACTTCGAGCCAGGGGGGTCGAGTGAAGAATATACTTACATGGTTCAAGAAAGTCCTAACGCAGATTAGTTCTTTACGGAAAGCCGTTAGGGAGAAAAAAGAAATGCTCCGTGTTGTTATTGAATACGCAGACGGCATAGCCGGTCGAAAGTACCGATGGCTATTGTACGAAGGGGATATATTAATTCATACCAAGGGTAATTTCCAATCATACGAAGAAGCGTTGAGTAATTTTCGTCAAGAAACGGAATATGTTATCGACTTTCATTCGCGTGAAGCATGATCTTCTGAGTAAAGGGGAGGTATGTATGAAAACATTATTATCAATACTGCTTTTACTGTGTAGCACGAGTGCTTCTGCACAATGGGGAACGCCCCCAACGTGGGGAACGGTCCCGGTATGGGGTGGTGGAACGACGGCAAATTCCACGGTACTATATCCGCGTGTACTTCCCGATGGGCGGGTGCAAACGTGTGTCGCAAATGATGGGGCGTGCGGATTAAAATGCGCTGGGGATTGCAACCGCGATTGTATCGTAACGGTCGATGAGCTTATGCTCTGCGTAAACGTCAATAAGAATCCCAAGGCATACCCATATTCTCGGACGTGTGGATACTACAAGGATCGTTACAATAAGCAGTGGGTTAGTCTCTGTGACCCGAATTCTGATGGACAAATCTCCACGTCTGATGTATCATGTATTTCAAGCAACGTATCGGAAGGGTGCCATCTCGATGCTCGGTACTGGTAGAAGAATAAAGAAAACTGAGGCATGAAAAGAACCTGTTATTGTGAACGCTGCGAGCGCGTTCAGAGTATTTTATCCAAATTACGGGAAGAACTCGAGATTCTTCGGTTGTATCTCAATACTCCATATCCAGAATCTCAAAGAAATTTGCGACTTCAGGGGTGCTCGGCGCTTGACCGCGCCGAGTGCCTTATCCAGGAAGGGTTATTATTATGAAAAAATATATCCCGATAGAAAAACCAACTGAACCAGCGCCAACCATTGCAACGCCAATTAGTGTCGAAGCCGTGGTAACGGTCAAGGTGTATCCGCTCATTATGGATAAACTTGATGGTGCGATTGCGTATGGTGTCCATCATGCATATAAGCACTGCGAAAATCCTTCAAGAGAAGATATTATTCATTCGGTAGAATTATCCGTGAGTAATGCCATGTGCGAACTCTTTAATTTTCACGATGGCTTTGATGAGGCAGCAGTGTAGAGGAAATCTATGTCATTCGTATTAAATGGCAACTATGAGTTTGTTGACGCCGGGGAATGCGCGGATGAATTAATCACGCTTCGTAAGGAAAATCGTGAATTGCGCGAAGAAAATGCTCGATTACGCTATGCCGGTGAGCGGCTTTCCGCTGCGTTGTCTCGCATTGATTACGTAATGGGACCGGAAAACGACCAGCATGTTTCAATGTACGACGTAGACTGCCACGAAGAGCGTGTTGCGGAATCAGTAAAAACATTATATTTAAATCTCCAAACTTGCCACTCGGCATTCCGGTATATTCTCGGAAACTCCTTGAGTCATTATGCCACAATGGAAAAAGCAACAAAAACGCTCGACTGGAATAAATGGGCCGAACATATGATTGCTTATGCAACCTTATGCGGCACTGGTGGGTCAATAAATGGCAATTATCAACGCATGATGTTCGTGACGGCCATGCATGACATTTTGGAAGAGTCACGCATGAAGCTGCTTGCATTACACGCAACTCACGAAGGTAGCCACCATTCTCTCGACATGAAAGATGGCATTGACCAGTGCATAGTCGATCTTTCGTCCTTTCTCGTTAATCAGTGTTGCAAGCTCAAAACATTAATTACCGAATTACAAAATCTCAACTAATGGAGAAAAATCATGGCCGAATCTCTGCGTAACAGAGAAGGAAAGCCTAAATTCCAATCCAAAAAATCCATAACCTTCCAAAATGATTGGTGTGGTGGGCGCTATCTATTGGATGGAGAAGAATTCCTTGACATTGAAAGGCGTCCATTTGGGTTCGTAGTCATTGATGATAAGATATACCCAGCGCAATATGAAACATATACTGGAATCGATTATGACCATGGACACGAATATCCCTGGACAAGAATGGATATTGGCATTGAGGTACCACATGAATATGGTAGGGTATTCCTGCCAGTCAGGAAATTCGATAAAAAATACAAAATTCAGTTCATTAAGGATAATCAATAGGGGAACACTATTGTAGGTATTGTTATGCTCGAAATATCAGCAATCATTGTTGGATCAATTATTGGATTAGTCATTGCGTATCGGTGGGTGTTGCCGATGGCGTCCTTACCGGGTGCTCAATGGAATGGTCCACCACCACATGCAGCTATGAATTTACGTCATGAAAATATGGAACTACGAAAACAACTCATTGTTGCTTTTGTGCAAGGCGCGCAGTGGTGGGAGTTTCGTCAGACCCGCGGAACGATGTGGGCAAGCGACCGGAATCTCGCCGAAGCGGAAGCAATGCTGCGACAACGCAACGGGACGCTCGGCGTGGTGCGCGCCACGGAAGGGGGACAGTGATGGGGTTCTGTCCAGAATGCGGTCCGTGCCGCATTGATGAAGATGGCTGTTGCGTAACGTGCGGCGCGACGGCAACTGGAAGGGCGCTCCAACAAATGCTCACCGAAAACGCCGCGCTGCTCGAGCAGCGGCTCGTTGCCTTCGTGCAGGGAGTAGAGTGGTGGGAGGGCGACACGCACGGCGCCATCATTGGCTATTGGGATCGTGTCCGCGCTCGCCGAGAAGCGCAGCGCCGAGAGCGATGGGGCACGCTGGGTAAGCCTCGCGCCACGGGAGGGGTATGATGGCAACATCATTGAAACACGTATTGGATTCATTGCGCGACGAGATTGCCACCCTGCGCGGCGAGAACGAGCGGCTGCGGGCGGAGTTGAAAGACCGTGACGAACTGATCGACGCCAAAATCATGGAAACTCGTGAACTCCTCGCCGGATTGCGGCGGGAGTTGGAAACCTGCCACGCGGCGATGAGGCACGCGATCCGGTACGACAGGGTGTGGGTCGCGGAAGTGGAGTGGTGCGACATGAGCCGGTGGTCGTGGTACGCACTGCTGGGCGCGACGCTGCGCGCCACTGGAGGGGAGTGATGCGCGAAACCGTACTTGAGCGACTGGAGTTGGCAGCGGCGCATCCCGGCATGAGCACGCCGAGCGTCGTGATTTCGCGCGCCGATGCCTGCGCCCTGTTGCGGCTGGTGCAGGCGGCCGAGGAGCATAACCGCGAGTGCGACTATGCCTACGAGTGCGACCAGGAGTTTCGCACCGCCCTGCGCGCCGTGACGGAGGAAGCGGTGATGGCGGCACGCGAATGCTACTGCGGCCAATGCGAACGTCTCGCCGCCGAGAAGGAGTTGCTGCGGAGCGAAGTGAACGATCTAGGTTCCAACATCCGGCGGCTTCGTGCGGTGGTTTCCGTGTTGTCGGATGCGCTCAACCGGAATACGGTGGCAAATCAACTGCGTCTCGACTTGGAGACGTGCCACGCGGCGCTGAGGCTGATTGCAAATGATGAACCAGTGTTCGTCCACAATTGGTATGCACCGTGGGCGTTGTGGTGCCGACCGCGTGGCATTGCTCGCGCCACTTTGCGCGCCACGCATGGTGAATAGATGAGACAATCATTAAAGCGCCACGGGAGGGGAGAAATAGGGATATATTATGGTATATCGAGTAACAGTAAAATGCGTTGTTTATAAGGTTCTTACCTGTGAGGACTGCACAGAAGAGCAGGCGCGAACTGATCCGTGGGATCATGCCGTACACGAGGTTGAACAAGACCAACTCGATTGGGAGGTTCTTTATGTTAAAGCGGATGAGGAAGAATAAGGAGAAGAAAATGATAAAATTTGTCTTAAAAGTGGGGTTCGTTCTGGCGCTCTATGCGTCAGCGGCAGCGGCAACGTGTTGCCAATGTGGGGCTGGTGGTGTAGAGGTAGGCGGAATCATCCAAATTGTTCCAACCTGCGGTCCACCAAACGGGGCTGGGCAATGCGGAACCGGCTCTGACGGTCTGCCGTGCGAGTTGATCCAACTCGAAACTGTCAAGTGCAGTGGTGGTACGGGAGTTTGCACCGCCATTGATGGGGCATTTGCGCCACTGTATACCGGAACATCAAATCTGTACAGAATAGAAGGGGAGCGTGGAATTTTCAAGCGTGCGCGTTGGAGATTTACCAGGTTTGCCCCACGTCGGTAATCAGTGCTTATCCGTGGCGTCGGGTAATCCGGCGCCCCGGATAACGAGGAAAATATGGAAATGTTTTGTTTACGGGAGAAAACGCTATGAAATCATGCCAACATGGGAAATGTATTGGTCATGAATTTGACCCAACCGGGAAGCGTGTTTCCCATAGGGTGGTTGATGTCACCCTGTGGGAACGGTTCTGTCGCTGGGGATCGAGTACCCCTGTTCTTCGATGTTGCGAAAAGCCTACCAGCACTCTTTATGAAACCATTACCACACATTGCGCGCAATGCGGTCGTAGCCAATCGCATATCCTTGTGTTCGATTATTGTCGATGCTGTCAGGCGTGGGGATGGAACTGTTGGGATGCATTCTCCGTCAGGGGTTGGTTCGATGGTACAACAAGAACTCATCGATACTGCGTCAGTGATATTTTGTAATTATTCTGCGTGAAGTGGGGGCATAATGCACGATCTAATTCCAGACTTATGCGCAGAGCGCATAGTACGTAATGAAATACGTAGCTTACAGCAAGCAAACGAAAGGCTCAAAGTTAAAATAGATAAACTCAATACCGATCTTCTTCGAATGGTATTTGAAGAGAAGCAAGAATTAGCAGCGTTACGTGAAACGCTTGGGAAGGCGTTGATTATCACAAGAGAGGCGCGTGCCGCAAGCGCATTGGGAAAGATTTCCAAGCTCAGAGGTAGCGTTGGTCGTCTCTGGCGCTTATTACGTGATGCACGTTATGGAGTTCCTAATGTCGAGATTTAGTATAAGAATGTTTGGTTTTGTATGGTGGGTTTTTGGGATTTGCCTTGGTATCAGCGGGTTAATATATTTTCCGCCCCCTTGGGCTAGACTCATTGTCTTGATGGGTGGATTATGTATGGCCCTTGGCGCAATATTCTTTTGCGATAAAAAGGAAGAATAAAGCGACTGGAATTATATTCCAAGAACTGGAAAAAGCCTTGTGTTTTTATTCATTTTCACAAATTTTCATTATCGTATTTACAGGAGAACACTATGACCCGTCAGGAAATATATAACAAGATCAACTCATTCAGGAATCTCAAGTATGATTGGGATTCATACAAAGGGGAACCTATACCAGAGGCTTGTATTGATCTGAGTCTCAACATTCTTAAATTCCTTGAAAACGAAAATCTTCCAGATGAAGTCTCCCCTATGAGTGGAGAAATCTTCATGGCATGGGGCAATGAGGAAACGACTATTATCATTAACAAGGATGGCTTTGAGTTTGGGGCCACAGGGAGTGAAGCAGCCCACGCCGCTTCACTTATCATACGAGCTACCTACGACTGACGTTCTCGTCTCGGCGGCTTGAGTCATAGGAGAAATTATGCCAACCTTCCATGTACACGTATACGAAACATCATCTATGTGGGAATTAAATATCGACGCACAGACCAGCGAAGAAGCTCGTGCGATAGCACTTGATACGATTAGCAACGACGACAACAGGGCAGCCGGGTCTACTCCGCATATGCAGTTTATTTCCCTGACGTTTCTGGAGGAAAATCCAGAAATAGAAAAAGTATAGGTAATAAAGTGCTACCAACAATCTGCTTCATTGTAAGTATTATCTTCATAATCATAGCCGTTCTACTCACGTTGCTTTTTCCTGAGTCTATGAAGTATAAGCAAGGATCGTTTCTTATCGTTAACATTCTCTACAGAACAAGTCAGATGTTTTTTTTCATCGGTTTCGGGTATTTATTAGGGGAGATTTTGAAGGGGGTACTCTTCGTACCATAGGTGAATGATGAATATTACAATATATCCCAAAACCCACGGAGAAGATCGAGGATTCTCCGAGGAAGAAGTCCGTCGTGGAATTCACTGGCTTTATGCAGACGTACAGTGTCCGCACTGTGGCAAGGAGCAACCAGTTGCAGCAACTCGATATATTGGTGGACCATGTTGTCGGTGCGGAGAGCTAACCTCTATCCTCAGTGCTTGAGTCATAGGATGAACGAACCCACAATAGATCATACACGAAACTCAGTAGATAATACGGATGGCTATTCTATAGTCATTATCGTATTGATCTACGCAATCATATTACTTTCCGTGACCACATACCATATTGGATTTCATAGAGGAGAACAGGGAGTCAGCGAAAAGATTTGTCATTCGCCAGAATGGCATTGTTATGATACCCTCTGTAGGAAAAATGTTCACCACTAAGGCTGTAGAATACGGAGGGGGGTTTCTAGGGATTGGAAAAGCCCTCCCCAATGCTTTAGTCATAGGAGAGTTCATGTCCCGCCAAAGACTCAGTATACAAAAAGTCCTCAAATACCGACAGCAATACCCCACCCTTGATATCGTAGGCATCCTTGTCAGAGGAAACACAGGAGGACGAAAACATCTCTGTCTCCGTGATGGACGTATCGTCTATCTCTATCCAGATGGCACCTTTGAACATACCCCCTATACATGGGCAGAGGGATTATTCGATACAGACATACGGGAGATGTTTCCATGGGGATAAATATACGATATTCCTGCCCATAGATATACAATATTGCTGGATTGTCCATTCGTATCGTACCGCATATTGTTGTTTTCTAGGAATTGGAAAAGAGCTTGTGATTTTATGATTTACTCGTAAATGGGTGGGGTGCCCCCCTACAGGGGGGTAGCCCAGCAGGTCGCATAGCACTTCGCATATCAGGTGCCAGGTCCAGGGCACCGCAGATCGCACATCAGGTCGCAGAGCAGATCGCAGATCACTAGCAAGTAGCGTGCCAAAGCCTTACGCCACGGAAACATTAGGTGGCAAAACTGTAACGCTTCGTCAATTCCATGACACCGGCGTAAGTTACTGGAATCATTGGGGAAATGCCCAAATCGTCAATCGAATGACGCGCCGGCGCGGTATTTTTTTGTCGGTACCCTTGGAATCGTGGGGAAACGTCCGTCCTCCGAGTATGGCACGCCGCTTGCACCTAAGACTGGTATGCACCCACTTCAGAGCGAAATTCCTAATTTTGGGAATTCGAAACGTGGGTAGGAAGGGAATCGAAACGATGGCACGTCCCAAGGGTAAGGATATGGGTATCACTAAGACTGTCAGTCTTGGTGGCAACCGTACAGTACAATTGCCCGTTATCCTAGTAACGGATAACGGCAATATGACGTTCAAATTGACGCATGAAGACGTTACGGTGGCAAGCGGCAATCCGGAGGTTTTGCGTGCGCTATTCGAAGATGCGTGGAGGGAACGTGGAAACCGTACCTATCGTGAGCGAATTGCGGTTATCCGTTCCTCGAAACTCGAAGATTCCGCAATCAGCCTGAACGTTCGCTATGTCGTGGTCAACGCGGCCGAAACGGCAAACGGGATTTTCGTGAAGTATGCCGATGGCAAGGTGGCGCTGTACTCCGGTGAACTGCTTCCGGTGGGATTCGAGAATCTTCCGGTGTTGGCGTAGCAACGAAAAGGGATCTAGTGCGATTAGATCCCTTTTCCCATGCGCCAAATGATTCAATACGCCAATACTAAGGCTGGAATCCGAAATGGATTCCGGCCTTTTGGCGTTTCTGCGGCCTGGTATCCTGGCAATCGGCCGTTTGCCACGGATGATTCGAACGGAACGGAACGGACGGAACGGACGGACGGAACGGAAAGCGTAGAGTTTGCGGCGGAATCCGCAGATTGTATGGTTTCCGCAATGTCGCGGAACCGAAACGGAGAAAGGGTCGATATGGAAACTTCGCAGGTTTTGGCCCAACGTCTTGCTGAGAAGTATTTCAAGGACCGCGCCCGGAAGCTGATTGCTTCCGTGCACAAGACGTCAATCGAGTTGTTCCCCGATTCGAATGATTGGAAGCTTCGAAACGAATTCATGGACGGGGTATTCAATACCCTGAGCCATGAATTCGGGTTCCCGCGCCAGAATCCGCAAATCTAGCTAGGGAATAGGGGAATCCGGCGGTTCGGGTTCCTCTTTCCTTCGTTTCCAATGGCTAGAATGTTCCATAGCACGGCAATCAAGGCTGGGTTCCTTTTGGAATCTGGCCTTTTGCCGTTTAACCTAGAAGGAATCGATGCTTCCAATAGTAACGATTGTCGCCAGTGTGACGTTTGTTTCGATTCTGAGTTGGCTAACGTGGCCGAAAGCCACGCGAACGGAACGGCTACGGAAGGCCGTTCAAAAGGGAATGAAGAATGTGTAAGGAACGGAACACGGTTCGATGGTCATTCGTTGCGAATGATGGTTCCCACGATGGTAAGGGAACACTTGCCCAAGCTATCTTCGCTTATCTTGAATACCTCTCAAAAGATTTGCAACAATTTCAGGTGTGGTGCGGCAAATGCGGCGAATCCCTCGTCTAACTGGATTTGCCGTGGTTTTGGTGACCGCAATCATCGTGATTGTTTGCGGCCTAGTTGTTGTAACATTCCCACAAGTGAAGGGACAAAGATAAAATGACAGTCAGTGAACGCTTGGATTGTCTGTCCGCTTACGAAAAGAGAATCAAAGGCCGCCTGAAAAAGGCCAAGCGGCCTTTTGAGCGCCGCCTTTTGAGGGAAAAGATCGAAACGCTTCGTCAGGAGCGTTTCTTCATTTCCAAGGGCCTGATTTTCTAGATTGGTGATGGCTCCGGTATAGTGCGATTATACCGGAGTAAACCGCAATCGTGGTCCAAAGCCCACGGGAAAGGAAAGAATCGAATGGCCGAATCGAAAGATCGTTGGAAGGAATGGATGGATTACTCTCAGGGGTTCTCCGTCATTTACCCGGCGACGGCCGAATTGTTGGATACGTTCTGCGAATTGTATCCAAACGATTCACAGGCAGATCGTTACTCGAAAATGACGGATCTGCTCAGTCAGGCTGAAAACGACGGATTGATTTCGCGGAATGAAAAGAACATCATCCGCGAGCAAATCGCCGAATACCTCTAGGAGGAAAAATGTTCGAGGGTTTAAGTGGTTATTGGGTTCCACCGGCGAAACCCGTAAATGGGGTTTGCACGGCGGGAATCCTAATCCTTCCGTTCGTCCATGCCAATCGGGCAGAAGCAATGCGGGTTTTCGTGATCGAAGATCGAAACGGAAACTGGCAGAAAGTAGCAGTGAATTGATGGAAAACGACGGATTCGTTTTGTCGTTTGCTTCATTTGGATATTCCAAATGGGGTTTCGAAAGCTTCGAGGAAGCGAAAGCCTACGGAGTAAAGGCCGGGTTTTCGTTTTCCTTATGGTCCGCAGACCACGCGGACAACGCGGACGTTTCGTTGAAATTGGTTGGGACGTGGCATCCAATCAATGGTTGGAGCCATGAGTAATCATCCATTCGTAACCACGAAGTTTACGGTTGACCAAATCTGCGATATTCTCGCAGACAAGGTTTCTACAATCAAAAATTCGCGGCTCGAACATTCTTATTACGGCCGAATGGAATACGTCAAGGAATTCGGTTGGGCGATCCCCGATGTTGATTCAATTTTTGGCATCGCGGAGTTTGCAACGAATGGTTTTGTGGAAGATACCACAATTCTTGAAATCAATGCCGGTAAGGGATTGTGGGCGTATCTTCTACAACTTGCGCTTGTTCCAGTCATTCCAACGGATTCCAATCCGTGGAAAGACTCGTTTACTCGCATCGAAAAGATGGACGCGGCAAGCGCCGTTCATCGTTTCAAGCCAAAGATCCTCATGACGATTTGGCCGTCGTATGACGAAAGTTATGCGACGGTCGCGCTGTATGATTTTCTTCGTTTCGGCGGGGAAAAGCTAATTTATGTCGGCGAATCAGAAGGTGGATGCACCGCTGATCGTCGATTCCACGAAATCCTCGATAAGGATTTTACCGTAGAGCGGGTTATTTATAATCCCTGCTTCAGCGGGATCTACGATTCCGTTACGCTCTACGAAAGGAAATGAGGAAAAATGCTAAGGTATAAATTCAAACCTCGCCCAAGAGATACCTGGTTTATCCGGTATCTTTTCGTGCCTTTCATGAATACCCTGCCAATTCGATACTGGCAGGGGTTCTTCTATCGTGGGAATTGGGCTGGTAGATTGCAACAGAAACTCTTTCGACGCGGAATGTATTTCATTCTTGCAGCGGAAGAGGCTCGTTTCATTCGGAAGGAAACCAGGCCGTCGAATACCGTGATTCGGATGGTCTATTACATCACAATGCCTTACGGAAGTTAGGGGAAAATTCATGAAGATTTGCGGCTGTTACCCTGATGAAATTTGCGATTGCGTCGAACGGCGCGATTGCGAAAAGGCCGGAACGATGGGGCATAAATTCTGTGGCCCATGCGTCCATAATCCGCAATTGCCCAAATTCATGTGTGGCGATTGCTGCAAAACGGATAACCTTATGGAAGTGTTATTCCATGAGGAGGTTATGGCCGAACTTAGGGAAAAGTTTCCCGAGGATTTGGAATAATGCAATTCCAAGATTGGAAAACTGCGAGAAATTATATTCTCGCTGGACATGGAACGATAACCGTTTGTTCCAAAAAGACTGGACAGCGGTTTACGTTCAAATGCGGGATGCCGAAAGAAAAAACGACATTCTCGCCTATCTTTGTTAAGGTTTTGACCGGAACGGATAATGAATCCGATTATTCGTTCCTTGGAACCTTGTTTCCCGAAACGCCAACCTATCCAGAATCAACATTTCGGCTTTCCCCTAAGTCTCGAATCTCGAAAGATTCCCCTTCAGCCGTCGCGGCGGTTTGGTTTTTTACCGCTGTGGCGAAAGATAAAGATATTCTCGAATCCGCCACCGTATATCATTCCGGTCAGTGCGGCCGTTGCGGCCGTAAACTTACTGTACCGGAATCAATCGAATCCGGAATTGGGCCGGAGTGTGCGAAAAAGCAAAACTAAGGAGCATACTATGCACGCAACTGATTTTGAAGCTGTAATTTATAACGGAAATATATACTGTACGGAATGTTTGCCAATTGGCATTTACGTTGACGATGACGATGTAATTCCCATTTTCTCTTGTATGGAATGGAGCCAGCCCGGCGTTATCTGCGATACGTGCGGATATTTGCACGATTATATGATGCTGCTAGATTCGGAATCTCATTCGGTAGAAATGGAGGATGAATAAACAACAACGATTGGAAGGCGTAATTGATTCTAGTCATGACTGACCTGGGTAAAAAACAATTTGGGGTGGCGCATGGGAAACCATGCGCTATCCCATTTGTTACGAAACATGATTTCGTAAACGCTAATTGCGAAAGCGACGGAAGGTGTTTCGGCGGAAACTGGACGTTGCGTCAAGATATTGCCGATCGTCAATATACTGACAGAGCGCCCCGAATCCCTAAGTTATTGAAATTGTTAGGGAAATTCCGCAGACCGTGTGGCCGGCGGAAAATTGGCGTTAAAAAGTTGACGTTCGCAGACATTTCGGCGAGAAAACGGCCGATTTGCAAGCGGATATCATGTGGCACGCTACTTGCATACTAGGATGGTTCGGCATTGTTGCGTCAAATGCTTGGGATTTGTTCCCAACGAAACGAAAGGTCAAAATAAGGGAATGAAAACGCAAAAAGCCATCGGTACTAACCGGTTAAAGCAAAGTTTGCAGTACGCCACTATGTGGGCGCCGTGCGCTGTCCCCGATTTCGTTACATTCGACTCGCCGAGCGACGAAATCGCGCAAACGTTTTTCGTCGATACCCAAAGTTCCGGGGATAAAGTTTTTGGGCGTCCATGCCCAAAGAACCCTAGGCATGGATTCGTCGAATCCCGTGTATTGAATACATGGGAAGAGGCAGTTTCGTTGCTGGAAGAAACTCTCGCCGCCGACCCAGACGGCGAGGTTATGTTAATTTCAGCAATAGAATCAAAGTTTTCAGCCGTAGTCTCTGATCGGATTACGGTTGGAATAAACAATGACGGCGCGACAGCGGGTTATGGAAACCCGCTGGAAATTTATACAAATGGCGTAGCCCGTTCTCCGTGGTTTGATGACGTTGGCATCCCGGAAGGGAACGCCGCTTTTCTGGAATTTGTTTATGGCCGCAAGAATCGTTACGGTTCGCAAACGCGAACATATGCGGTGCAATGCCGAGCCGGTGAGCATCTGCCGCGCAAACCTGATGCTATCTTTGAGGATATGGTTATCACGCAAATCCTCGAACCATTGCCAAAGGAAAACCCTGAAGCAATGCCCGAGTGGGAACGGCGTATGCAATCGCTTCCAAGGGATAAAACGGGAATTGCCGTTTACGTCGAGGAAGGTTCCCTTTCATCCCATGCGGCCGTACAGGCAATTAAGCATGGGGTTCGAGCCGTTTTCACAACTCGTAAGCCAAAAATCGGCGAGGCGATTGTGAAAAATGAAGAAGAATCGGTAGACCTACACAACGATATTATGCGTGGAATGGGATATTCCACGATAACGTCGGAATCGGACGGGTATCTATTCGATATCCGTGCCGGATTGATTATAGCACTTATGGGTGCTCACAACGCGAATTATATTACGAAAACCCCAGAGGGTGCTTTTCTTTTCGGGGTTGGCGTAATGACTACGATTCGGGCGGCGGCGACCGCCTGTTTCGGTGAATTTCGACATTGGAAACGAATCGCCCGTACCGATTTTGCCAATATGGCGGGTCGGTCCCGAGATTCGATTTTCGATAGGGTTAGGCCCTGGGAAATCACGCTTTTGGTTACCGCATTACGGCAGGCTGGGAAGGCCTTTCATTCTAAAGGCTGGAATCAGTCGTATGGTGGCAAGGCATGGTATAATTGTTACCTTGCTACCGTTGATTTGGCGGCAGCAACGAGCGAGTATCAGGATTCGCCTACTACGGCAAATCTCGCAAAGGTTGTCGGAAAATTGCACATTCTGTTCAATACTTGCCACAATGGCGGGCCGGTATTGACAAAGTTCCTTGACGTTACTCTTTTCGATTACTTCGCAAAGGGCAACGTGAAAGCTAACGCCAACGCCATTGCGGCGATTTTCGTTTTGCTTGACAGGCTCGATTACTTTCGTCCCGAATCACACCTTCGATGCGAAGCGGTTCGGAAGTATTGGCGGGTTGAGCAATCGTTGAAGTATCGGGTTCGGTTGTCGTGGACGTATAATTCCGACAAGGATAAGTACGACTACGCCGCAGTTGTATACGCGAAATTCGGCGCTACGATTGTTAAGTCGTATATACTGTGGAATAACGCCGCCCTTATCGCGGCGTTACATAAGATGCCAAATCCGTCAAAAGGAAAGATCGTGAAGAATAAATATGGGGTTTTGATTTTTGGGAATGAAATCATCGGAACAGTAAAAGGATTATTTGGAGAATGACCTTGATTCCAGAAGTAGAGGCGAATGAAACGATAATACGGCAAATTATGAGAGAGAGATTTGATCCGAAGCCGTATATTCCGTTTTGCAACCATCTACCGAGGATGCTATTCACGGTAAACGGAACGGATTTGTATATCGGACACCGGACGGAATCGGTATTCGATAACTTTAACCTCAATCTCATTATTGATTGCAGTAATGAGAAGAGGTATGATCCTGACGATGGATTCTTTGGTGGAAACTTTGCGTTTCCAAGGATGGAAGAATACGTGATTCCACGTCCAAAGGTTTTGACAATGGCGTGGCACGATTTTCATGTGCCACCGATAGGTATAAAATTCTGGTATGCCCTGGTAAAAGAAATTAAAGGTCAATCCGTCGCAATTGTTTGCAGTGGCGGGCACGGGCGAAGCGGAACGGCTCTCGCCTGTGTTCTTGCGGCAATGGGAATTCGAAATCCAGTTCAACTTATCCGTAACCACTACTGCAAAAAGGCGGTAGAAACGACGGCGCAAGAAAATTATGTAAACAACGTATTGAAATTTGCACCGAAAAAGGCAAGACCGACGCTCGTGATACATGAGATTCAAAACACGCAACGTCTACCATAAAAATGAGAAAGGGGATATCATGCGTTACGCATACCGTACTATATGATATGGGCGAAGGTGGCAATGAGGTTCGCCGCACAGCGGGATTGGGCTAATACCCCATAGTTGCTGATTGCGTAAGTCGCCCAATATTCTATATATCATCCGCCAAAAGCAGATGGGGCTGGCCGAAAGGCCAGCTTAATGCTCCAATCGAATATCCAAAGGATCGATTGGCGGGAAAGGGGAATAGAATGGCGTATAAACGTTTTCTAGTGTTTGGGTACGATAATTATTATCCGGCTGGTGGCAGTAACGACGTTGTGGTATCAACAGATACGTTGGATGAAGCCGAGGATTTTATCCGTCAAATGACTCATGGATTCGATTACTTCGATATCCTAGACATGGAAACCCGCAAATGGGTCTATGGATCAATGGGAAAGGACGCGATATGGAAAAAGTCGTAGACATCAATACGAAACTCTCTCGTAGCCACAAAGAAGTGAAAGAAATCTTGGAAGATATGTTTTCGAGAGAGGTGAGATTCCCTCAAGCTATCGAATGTATTCGAAACCGGAAATGGCCGTTAGGTCAACCAATGTCCGATGATGAAGTTCTTGAGTTAACGAAAGATTTGGATTTAAACGGAGCATTCATTTGTTACCCAGGGGCATTTAAGGCCCTTTGGGCGGATCTCCGTAACCTTTTTGCCCGCCGATGTAATGCGTGCGAACGAAAACATCGCGGAAATCTTATTATTGAACACCCTGGAGGTGGTGGTTTGTATTGCTATTACGGATGGACAAGGAACCATCCGTTTCGCGCGTTCTGGTGTCGCTTTTGGCACGGCCCAATTATTAATAGGTGATTGATGAATAGAATTGAAAAGATCATCAGGAAACGTCTCCTCAAGTCTGGTTATAACCAGAAAGAGATTGATATTATTATGGGGGTGCCAATTCCCATTGAAAATATCGGCGTAACCCATATTACGAGTTTTGGGTTTCGGTATGGCAAGCCAGTGGAAAAGGGAGCGATGATTATCGACGTGCGGACGCATTTTAAGCGTAACCCGTACCATGATCCAACGCTTCGCCATTTGCGCGGAACGGATGCTGCTGTCGCTACCGACATTTTGCAAACTCCAAACTTTGCAGAATCTTACTACCGGCTATTTCGAATGGTTGCAACATTCAATGGTCCAGTATATCTCGGATGTACTGGTGGTCATCACCGTTCTGTATATTTGGCGGAACGGATTGGTAGGGAATTGAATGTCCCAGTTTCGCATCGGGATATCGAAAGGACAAAAAATGGGATGTGATTTAAAAGTTCTTCCACTAGATGAGTGGATGAAACATCTCAAGGAAGATGATTTCCTGAATGAAGGTTTGCTTGAATATGAGAAGATGGAACCGGTTATTCGTAAGAATAACCAGTATTATTCCCGCATCTATGACAGATGGTGGTTTGAAGTAGACGGAAAAGCCTATGCCGATAATAACGGCAGAGGGAAAATGATGTTTTTGTATCAGCTAGATCTGCTTAATGCCGCAGCATTGACCACAGAAGAAAAACTTGCCATTTCTAAGGTAATTGGAAAATTGAAGAATCCCAAAGTTGTTCGGGAACTCAAGCGAATGCTTGCAAAGAACCGCGAGCGAGAGCAACTAAGGGAAATCGGAATGTCCAAGTACAGAATGATGAAAAGGAATCCACGGTTTCGGGAATATATGATGAAAAAAGCAAGAAGCGGGAGTGAGAATGGAGAGTAACAAGGTTGATCCTTTTATCGTATTCCTCATTAAGGAAGCCGTGAATAGCCTCGATACCTTAGATGGGATGAGGGCCTCATTGTATATTCGCGCAGCAAATGATTATCTTTGCGGCACAAAGAGCAATAGACTCGACGTGTGTAAGGATACTTATTCAATGAGTAAAGGCGAGAAGGTCGAATCGTGAATCTCGAGTTTGCTCCAATCATTTGCGAGGAAAGCGAAATTGATATTGCAATCGATCTTGCCTGTATCCCGCAAAAACACATTGACATTATTGTCAAAAACATTAGGGCTGGGAAAGCTCCACACGAGCTACACCCAATTTACGAGCTTTCCCGAAAGCACGTTGCGTTTATTTTGAAACTTGATGCAACGGCAAAGGGGTGGGAACGTCGAATGATTGACAAACCTCGGAAAGGGGAATAATTATGAAAGTCTTTGTGGTGCTTGCGGCGGCAGCGGTTCCCGCATATGGTTGGATTGATGTTCGAGCGGAAACGGCTGAGGAAGCGATGGAAAAGGTTCGGGCTGACATTAAAAATAAAAAATGGGATTCGGATATTTGGGTAAAGGGTAAATGGGAAACGCAATGGGAGAATGTCGAAAAACTCCCGGTAGTGGTATCTGCTGAACCATTCGCTGAGATTTAAAAGGACAAAACGATGAAAGTAACTATTAACGAAATTCTTTCTTCTTCTCCAGAAAGTAAACTGGCTATTGTCGCTATCAATCGGAGAGAGGCAGTAATGATTATCCAGAGTTTGACTAATCAGCTTTTAGCAAAGAGTTGCAATGTCGGTCGAGCGGAGTTTATTACAGAAAAATGCAGCGACGTCAATGAATTAACTATTTGCATTACGGAGAATTGCGATGCGTGATATGGATGATATTCCATTGCACATACGCGGAAAAGCGTTCATAACAAAACGCGAGGATGCTTCAGAGGTTTTAAAAGACCCAAGGGATTTTGGCGCAATCGAAGAAACAGAAACTGGCATTTACGAATCGTCGGGATACAAGAAATCCCTCTCCGTATTGGAGAGTTGGGACGATAATGTTCTTGATATTACGAAAGTCAGAACAGAAACCCCAATCGTTGCCGTGGCAAGGGCAATTTTATTCCAAGCATTTTGCGATATTGGGCTTGGAGAAGGCGGAACAAACCTAAACGATTGGAGCGATGCGCGTTCCTGGTTTTTCTCGCCAAATGAAAACTTCGATTTAGTAACCGAATTGTTTCATATCGATACCTCATGGCTCAGAGGAATGATATCGAAACGTCGATGTCGATGTGGTCGAAAAATGCTAGCACTTGATTTCTGTGATTGCCTTACGAGGGCTTCCAGTAGAAGGACGTATAAGGAAAGTTACATATGATTCCTATGAGAAGAGCGAAAAATATCGAGAATCTCTTGGAGAGATACGCACAAGAGCTTGGTTTGAGTTCCTTAACCGTCGAAGCGTTGATTGCTTCGCATCGCCACCTTCGGACACTGAATTTGACAAAATCGAATAAGGAAAGTGAACAGAGAAAAAAGATTCATCTTGATGAATATCGTAAGGCCACAAAGGAAGCTTTGAAAAAGGGATACTTCTCAAAAGATGATTTATTGAAAATGTCGCTCGAAGAATTGCTCCATTGCCTTCTTGACTAAGAAAGGATTATAATATGAAACTCTACTCTGTTGGAATTAAGGAACATAATACATTCTTTACTACGTATTATCTAGTAGAATGTCATCGTGAGTTGCTGACTTTGCTGGATTTTGCCGTGAATAATGAGTCAAACGATCCAGACATTACTATTCATAGTGTTATGGAAGTTCCCGGTTTCCAGGGAAACGGAAAACTGGTGTTTACCATTGATGTTCGTGATCCAATCAAAACGTCAATTCCACAGTCAAGGCCACGCCAAGAAAATATCAAAACGGTAACTTTCCTTTGCTCGCGGTATTGTGAACTTGGCGATTTCCTCGAAAATAATCGATGGGTATCGTTTCGGCAGTCCGGCGTTGTGTCGAATTACTCATAAGGAGAAAGAATGTTTTTTACATATAATCAAAACAATAGCGGTGGTGGTTTCGCCTACGATGAGAAGCGTGGTATCTCTCATTATGTCATTATCGAAGCGGACGATGCCGTCGAAGCAAACGATAAGGCAGAGGGAATTGGACTATACTTCGACGGAGATGGCGATTGCCCATGCTGCGGAGATAGGTGGTGCGCGTCAGACAAAACAGATGGAACCGAATTTCCATCCGTATATGATGAAATTATCGAATGGGGAGAAAATGTGCAAGAGACAATGCCCGGAGGGCAATTTATGATAAAATGGATGAATGGATATGAAGGTTTCGTCCATTATAAAAACGGAGATATTGCTGGTTTCTGGAAGAATCAAGCATGAAGAAAATCTCATACCCCCCGCATGGGGTATTCCGAAGCGTAAATATGATAACTAATCGTATTCTTTCGTATTATACTTTTAAGTATAAAGGATATACAGCTTATGCCGAATTAAGCACCGGCGATTCTCCATTAGATAGGGATAGGAAGCTGTTTGGAGTAACGGTGCACGCAAGTAATGGTACTAATTTTAACCCAAGCCTATCGAAATGTTTCGATTCGCTAGAGAAAGCCAAGGCGTATATTTTCGATATCGCTGAACCAGACGAAGCGTAAAGACGATGGGGGCGGGGAAACCCCCCGCCTTAAGTCTACATCCCGAATATCCAAAGTATCGGGAACGCGAAAGGAGATAATAATGCTTAATGTTCGATATTGGTATGACGTTGAAATAGCCTTGAGTATTCGACGAGAACTCGCCGAACTGTATTGTGATAGATACAGTTCGGAAGAAAGAAATGAAAGAATTAACCATATCTTTTGCCTTCTCAACCAGGGCGTTGAGGAAACAACCGTAACGATGGATTCAAATGAATAGAGGAACTATGGCGGCAATTTTGTTATCCCCTCTTTTGGGGAAAGTTTTGCATATGACCTATAATAAACCAACAGGGTTTTCTTTTGTGCTAACGTCGCTTGTTATTTCAGCGGGTATATTGCTTATTGCCATCGGAACGAAACCGATGAGGTAAATAGGGGAAAATATGAAAGCCTTAACGATTAGCGAACCAGAGTTTCGGTCTATGTTGAACTTTTGGGTAAGCGCGGACCCGTTTTGGGGTTCTGACGGGGCGCGTTGCGAAATGTATAATTTACTAGATCGTTTATCTAAGGAAATGGGATACAAAAATCCAGCGGACGCCTATCGTAACCTTTAGCGAAAGGAAAAATTCATGTGCCTTGTTGGTAAAATAGAGGTTCCACTTCCACGGAAACTCACCGCATGGAAGGTGTTGGGGCAAAGTGGCAATACTTTCATAACGCCGATTCTCTTGAATCAAGTTTCCAGTACTGCCCCAAATGTCTCCAGCGCAACTCCGGTTCCATTTCTATTGACACCGGCATATTATCATGGCGGATTTCATATATTTCCTGTCTACGAGGATGCAAGGGAGTATCTCGAAACGTTAGTAAAAGCAGACAGCAAAACAAAGATATTCAGTAACTACTTCGACGCTCTCGTTATTGTCAAAGTAGAGGCTAAGTTAATCCGGAGTGCCGGATGGGAAGGAACCGATTCGCTTTTCGGCCCATCGGTAAATCGGAATATCCCAGTTTGCGTCGCGGAAATTATGTCAATCGTTGGAATTGAAACGGGCTTCCATCTCAAGAAGGGATATACAATATGTGCCTAAACGGCAAAATTGATATTGAATTTCCAGAAAGAACCATCGGATGGAAAATACTCGGAAAGAGAGGAGAAACGTTCTTTACTCCATTTTTTGGAGAATTATTGCTAGGGGATCGTCGAAATTATTCACGCGGCGATGCAATTCCATTCTCCACTCTCGAGGGTTCTCAGTATTACCCTGGCGGATTTCATATTTACGGAGCATACGAAGATGCAAAATATTGCATCAAAAGGTGGGTAAGGGAGAGGCTATTTAGTTATGACTATGAAAAACTAGTTCTTGTCAGCGTTGAAATTTCCAATATTTGTTCCGCTGGATGGGAACATTACGAAATGGCTCAACACAAGTTTCCAATTTATGTTGCCGGAGATATGAAAATTCTCGAGGAATTGATCGTTTATCAACTCAGGGGAAAAAGCTATCTACAGTAAGAAAGGATGGTAAAATACTTTAATGATTTCAATTGAATATTTAGTCGTTTTATGGGCCGCTTTTGGAACGATTGCGGCCATGATCGCTGACAAAAAAGGTCGCAATACGGTCGCATGGTGGTTTATTGGCGCGGCCAGTGGGTTGTTTGGAATTGGCGTGCTGTTGATTTTGCCGCGTATTGAAAAGGAATCAAATGAAGAAATGTGATGTATTCATCAAGGTAGCATCCGGAACCGGAAACCACGGAACGGATCATTTGTTGGTTCATTCTAATATCATACCATCAGCCGCCAAGAAACTCGCAAAGCAACTATCGCTCGAAGGGCATCGAGCGTTAGTGTTAACTCACGGAAATGTAGGGAAATTTGTTGCGGCGTATGCGCCGAAATGAATACTGGAGAAGTATGCGAAAAAAAAACGGTTGCTGGGTAATTCCAGCAACCGTTTTCGCATTGCTCCTGGCTAATCACTAATCACTTCACCAAAGAAGGCTTTTTCCCATATCCGAATTAAATCCTCTCGGCTCGCAAGCAAGTATGGTTTTCTGTCGAAGTATACATAGTAATTATCATCCCCTTTCAGCTTTGCGATTTTCTTCGTGGACAATCCTTGACATGGCTGTAAGGAAAGTTCCGGATTCACCTTGGGCAATGGAATTTCAATTTTCTTCTTAAACCGAGTCCTAACTAGCAATTTCCATTCTTTCCTATCCTTTTCCCATATCAACCAAACTGACAATGGAAATGAAATTATTGAAGCAAATCTATGCTCTCTCATTTCCTGAAATAGCGGATTAATGCTCATCCCGTTTATCCCGGCATCTATGATAGAAAAAACTGCATTCATGAACCCAAGATGTCCATGAATATCTCTTAGGGCAACGTAATCGAAATAGGTTTCAGGGACGAACTTTGTCAACATTCGCCCGTTATTATGACAAATATTTACAACATTATTGAGCTTCCCAATCATACTTCCCCAGGTATCGTAATTCGGGTTCTTGATGAACGCATCGATCGATTTTAATAGAAAGCTCGTTGACGCAGCGCATATACGCCACTTATAGCCACCGAATCCACCTTCCCATTCTGAGGAAGAAAATGCGTGAAGCGATTCAATGAACATTTCCATAATAGCGTCTTGCGATTCCCCCTCAAGGTGTCGATAGATTGTATCTCTTGACAAGGGATATCGAGGATCTTTGCATTTTTTATATATCTGTAATTTACCGGCCGCTCGCCAGTGGCGCGATTCCCCAATGCAAGCCTCAATGCCACGCAATGCTATTGCTCCGACCCCAACACCAACAAGGAACGCCCCTTCGCTCGTAAGACACATTCTATCAGCGTGGTGTGCCGCAAAGATTCCGATAATAGTAGAAGGATCATTCTCACCAACATTACTCCGTGTTGAAAACGAAATCCCACGAACAATCGAATCGTAGCATATTTCGCGCGTGGTGTTTCTTTTTAACCGTTCGCCAATATTGACCTTTCTAGTAATAATAACAGCCGGAACACCATGACATTTCGCCTGCATAGCGACGTGCGACGTTGGGGAACCATCGATGATATTCACGCAAAGGTTTCTTTTATCCAACTTAGACAAAGAAGCCATTCGCCGCTCCCATTCCATATTGTCAATATCTTCATTTACCGTAATGATTCGCTTAACAACGAAATCCTTTGCGATATAATCAAGATGGTCGCCTGGGGATATGCATGGACGAAGTTGTACCGGAATTGCTCCAACAGCCCCAAGGGAATTAAGTGACTTATCCGTCACGGTAGAAGTATTTCCTTTTCTATAAACCGTTTCTATGAAAGGTATTTCGGATTTCTCGTTAGAGAATCGTGCCGCAATTTTAATCCTAGCGGGCAAGACGATGGGATGAATGAGAATATTAATGGTTTTTCCCATCCCGGTTGCCCCGTCCGTTCCGTGCCCAATCGATATGATATTCGATATGACCGAGGAGAATTGCGCGTTAATATATGGCATCAACAACATTTCACCCTCGGGCGATTCATCCTGAATCATCTTCAGTAAGTTTACCAACTCTTTCCTTGTGTGAACTACCCGCGATTCAAAATATCCGTGCCGGGGGCGAATCGGGCATGGACGTGCCATGACAAGAATTTTCTTTTTTCTGAAAAGTGGAACCGATTTTTTCATGAACTCATCAATGCCTGACTCGTCCTGAATGACAAATGCAAATTTGGCTAGCACATAGGAGCCGTGCGAAGCTCCTCGTAGTATCGAGGGAAGTAATTTTACGCCAGCGGCCTTTTGTGTGCGAATTTGATCCATCGCTATTGTATCGATTGCGTGCCGATTATCGAATCTGGCCATGCTCAACCCCCCAGACATTGATTCAACATGAACGACCTTTGAGAATGCCTTAATGGCATAATGACCGAATTTGCCAATTTTGAATTTTGATCCCTTGCGAGGAGTGGTGCTCGTCGTGTTTCCATCATCGCTTAATACAGTAATTTTCAAACAATCATTTTCTATCTCTTTGGCAACTTCCTTAACAAGGGTATCGAACGTTCCATTTTCGACCTGGCAAATCTGGTCAAACTTCTCGATAAGCTGCCCTAATGGATGGATAATCTCGGCCTTATACTGAATGATCTTAGGATTTGACAACCCGTTTCCTCCCTGCTACACTAGGATGATAAGCAGTCTACCATGCCCAACCGCGCTTGGCAAGGTTGGATTAACCAAGGAAAGGCATTATGAGAAAGCCGAAAGTTTACAGGAAGAATAGTAAGGGAATGTTCACGGTTTACACCTCTAGAAAAGAAATTTATGCAATCCCAGAGGAAAGATTAGCGAAAATTGCCAGCATGTTGCATGAGAATATGCCACCACGCGAGGCATCTCCGCTATTTCCGCTCGATAAGTCCGACGTGGCTTTTCTAAAGAAAACTTTTCCAAGAGGCGTATAATGCTTGAAGCACATCTCATTGATAAAGCGTTTTTTGCAATTATTGATAGTCAGCAATCCCCCGGGAAGAAGTATTATATGTGCGTCGAACCGGATGGGCTAACTGCGACTTGCACTTGCCCCGATTATCGTTTTAGACGCTCAGAGGCAACGAAGGAATGTAAACATCTCGTCGAGCTTCGAAAAGTTATCTCTCGATACGAGAATCTTATTCTTCATGAATATGAAGATTTTACCATTCGCACCAAACAAGACTTTGAAAAGGAAAGCCATGCAGGATTTCGCCAAGACAATTCAAGCACTTGAAAAAAATAAACCCCGTCAATCCGGACAAGAATATCTCATTCTTGCATTCAACGAAATTGCCAATGGGTACAAAGAGGAAATGAAAATTCTTCGTCCATATGACCAATCGACGTCCATGCTGGTCGATGTTGCGTTTCATATGGAGAAACGCGCAAATGGTATTGCAGCAATCCTCCTTCTTCCCCGTCCAGTAGAGAAGTGAATATGAAATTTTTCATTGCTGCACAAGATAACGGGGAGGATGTTGCTGGCGTTATCGTCGATATGAATTCAGAAGTTGCAGCATATTACGCTGAACTCATATGGCTCGTTGACGAAATGGCAAAGCAATATGGAATATTCATGGTCGAGGCGCGAGCTGTTGACCAAAAGCATCCAACCAATGAGGTTTGGATTTTGAACAATAAAGAAACCGAAGCTTACATCAAGTCGTCAATTGGCGTACCGATTGACGATAAGGAATATTATGAATTTCTTCAGCATTCCATTGGAAAAGCTGAGGAGAAAACCTTATGCGTAGAGAAGGATGGAGTTTTCTTTACGATGTCTGGCTACTCGGAAAGCGTGTGGTCAATGAAATTAACAGCAGAACAAATACAATGGGCATCAAAAAAGAGTCTATGAAATATAGCATGAAAAAGAAGCAAACAAAACATTCGAAAAAACAGCACCATCCGTCCTCTGACTCACGTTACTCTCCAACAAAAAAGAGTACCGTCGCCGTCAAGGGTGGATATGTTTCTGGATTTCTCAGCACTTGTAAGCATTACATTGAACCAACGATTACATTCGATGGTTTGACTATTTGTGCTGGAAGCGCAACGATGTCGTCATATAAAGATATTGTTGATTCCGGCGCGGAGGTCATGATTGATCTTACCGGTGACACTCACAAGCCTCTCCATTCGCACGGTTTCGTAAAGTGCGCAAATTCAGAAATCTCCGATCGTCTCAATAGGAAAATGAAAAGGAGTATCGAGTTCATTTATCTTGATTGGGATGATTATACAGCCCCTCCGGTTGGTCTTGATTTCTGGCAGGAACTGAAAACGCTCATTAAGGAAAAGCAGTGGAAAACCATTGCCCTTGGGTGCGTCGGTGGTCATGGCCGTACTGGCACAGCTATTTGTGCGCTTATGATCGCACATGGTTATTCAGCAGAATCGGCCATCAAGAATGTTCGGGAAATTTACTGCAAGAAATGTGTAGAGAACGAATCGCAACGGCGGTACCTCTATGAACTTTCCGGTGAAGAATATGTTCCACCGGCAATAAAGATTACGCCAGAAGAGAGAAGCACTAATCCGTATTCCCGAGAACTTGAGTTTACTTCTGATTTCGAAATCGATGATCTCCCTGATTTTTCTGATATCTTTGCTCGTGAAATCATCGATTATCTTGAAGCAACCGATGAATTTGACATTGTTCAATCGAAGAGTGGGTATAAGGTAACTGCAAGAAATAATCACATTTTCTTTGAGTTACCAATCGGCACACAGTATCTTAGTGAGGATGACCTGGAAAATGCTTTGAAAAAAATCGCCATCGTCATGAAAATGAGTGACGCACAGGTGTATAACGAAATTATATCTGCGCCCTTCTCTAAGGAAGGGGAACTATAATGTTGGGCGTTGGTGTCCCATATGAAAGCAGTGGGCTATGCACCCATGTTCCGAAGTTTGTTCTACTACTAACCCATATGGGGAAGGAATTCCAAATTTGGACTTCACGAAAGCACGCAATTCGGAATGATAACTGTCCGGTTGATTTGATTATCGATTGTTCGGGTTATTCTGGCAGTAGTATGAATAAGATCGTTTCCTGCCCCGATCTGCCAGAATTAGAGAAAATCTTCGTACCTCAAGGTGCGATTATCGCTCATTTCGATTGGCCCGATCATCGAAGCATTAAAATATCCCTTTCCCAATGGAAAGAATTGCTCGATTTGTGCCATGCGCGAGATATTCGCAAGATTCTATTCTGTTGCCTCGGAGCGCACGGACGAACCGGAACGGCAATGGCTACTTTTCTTGTTGCGGCGGGGGTTGCCCCAAAGGAAGCGATTGAGCTTGTTCGTAAGCATCATTGCTCAAAAGCTATCGAATCGCGTGACCAGGTTGAATATATCCTTACAGCCTGTGGTAGCGTGGATGTTGACGATGCTGTCATAGAGCAATACGACACAAACTCGTTCTATCGCTCTGCGGCAACTCCACTGTTTCCGTATGTTCCGCAGGATAGCACGAAGTTGCTTCCTAAGAAAACAATAAATGGTTCAGATATCCGACGGTATCTTCTCAAAAGAGGGTATGATTGTAGATACCAAATGGGTCGATCGTGGCACTGGAAAGACAGGCAAGGAGAAGAAAGGGAAGAGATTTTCATTCCCCCATACCCAACGGAACTCGAATGTCAAGAAATTATCAAAACCATTGCGAAACTCGAAGATGCTTCAATTGATTTACTAAAAGAAGAAATCTAAAAATTCATCCACGGTTAATGCAATGTTTAACCCAAAAGTAGCGATTTGTAAAATCTGTGGCAAGGAAATTCCATACGTTTATGAATTTTACCATCAATCATCAATGCATATCGAGTGTGGCACCACGGACGCCACTTTTTTGACGGTCCATGAATCGATAGAAACCCTCGTTCGACTGCTGCGTGTTTCTGGCTCCGCGCATGATCTATACGCACGGCTTGAGCGGGAAAATGTCCGTCTTGTGCGGAGGAAATAATCCTTCTCGCGGCGAGCAAAGAAAAAATAAAAGGTGCTTGCCAACCCCATCTGGCGTGGTACACTAGGGTCATAGTGGTGATGTGTCGTTCGGGGGGTGTCATTTAACGCCCCATCTCACACAAGAAAGGAAAAAACAGTATATGGCTCGACACAAGGAATTGGGAACAATCAATATCAACGGTAAGTCTACCAAGGTCTATGTTCGGACTGAGGGAAACAGTATGGTCTTTTGGGCGCGGATTGGGGAAATCGTGGTCGAATCCACGAATCCTCAGGAATTGGCTAATCAGGCCGAGCAGGTTTCTCTGGCTCTGGCAAAGGCCACGTTCGAACCCGCCCGTTTGGTTCGTATCACCAACAAGGTTTCTGGTATTTCTATCGAAACCTTGGATGTCCAAACGGCAAAGGTCGGCGACTACGATCTCGTGAAGATTAACGAGAATATTCGCCGTCTCGAAACTGGAATGGTTTCCGAGAACCTGTTTCAGACCGTTAAGGAAGCGGGATATACTCCCGATCTCACGGCGCTTGATGAGGCATTCAATGGCCTCGTTGAGGCAATTCAGTAAGTTCCCCCATGCGACACATCACACTAAGAATTACCCGAGAGGAGGCGAGGCAAATTATTGCCTCGCTTTCTCTTGATTATTCCATGTCTATTTCTCAAGAAAAAATCGAAAGAATTAGCAAGCTGAAAACCAAGGTCAGAAAACAACTTGAACAAATTTTCCGAGATAATCACCTTGTTGCGGTAAGGAATGGAGAAAAAGTTGAATCACAATAACTTTATCCCCACCATTACGCAAGACACGCGAACAACGGTTATCGTTAATTGCCCTACGGGAGACTTTCGTTTTGAAAGTCTCCCTTCTGCGCTTGTGGCAATCTATCGTCACGCTGAACAGCGGGCATCGTATAAATACCCAATAACGGTATCGGTATTTTTGGATAAATCTATCTCAATAAATTTATTTCGTGAATCCTGGGTTTCCGTCATTGGGCCGATTGATTACATTCAATGTTCAAGAATGGAAGCGACGGGCGCGGTCGTGAACGACCAGATGAAGATTGAATCACTACCATCATGCTGGTTTATTTCACAGACGTTCAGGCGGATTCCAGAATATCCAGAGGGAACACCGGATGTTCCAAGCGTCCTTGGGATTTTGGAGCTATGCAGCATCTACCATACCTAAAAGGAAAAAGCTATGAGCAAAGATAAAGAGAATTCACTTTCGTTTGGATTTAAATATGTCAATCTTTCGCAAGCGCCAATCATGACTGTTGGAGCACTCTGCGATGATGCGAATGATCGAATTGATCTGATTATGAAGGATGTTCTGGAGACTATCCAGAACGATGGCAAGGCCGGGGATCTTGTTGAGAGAATTGTTTACGAAATTGGGGAAATCGGTATTCAGCTTCTCCGATCTCGCGTTCTTCTCTTGGAATCAACGAACCTCAGACCAAATGGATTTGAAAAAGTTCTCGATGATACTGTGAACGAGATACGAAATCGCTCCGCTTTGCTTATTAAATCCTGCCCATCCCGAAGCGAGAGAATTCAAGTCATCCTTGACGATCTCAATGAATACGCTACGATGAAGAAAGAGATGTACGATGCGCTCAATGAAAAATCGGAAAGTGAAAATGTAGAAAAATGAGGAGAACCTATTTCATAATAGACGTAGAAGCGGACGGGCCATATCCACCGCAATTCAGTATGGTATCGCTTGGTGCGGTGAAATTGACTCGATCGCTTGATACGCTCTTTTTCGGAAGCTGCGCGCCAATCAGCGATACCTATTGCCAAAAAAGCCTGAACGTATGCCAACTCCCGAGAGAGCTTACCTTGAAATACGAACATCCGTATGTCACAATGAACGCATTTCGTATGTGGCTAGAGGATCATACGGATGGGATTCCGGTATTTGTCACGGATAATCTTGCTTTTGATTGGCAATTTATGAATTACTACCTGTATACCTATACGGGTAGTAATCCTTTTGGGTATTCGGGCGTTCGTATCAACGATTTGTGGAGCGGCCTGAATAGAAAAATGGGCATCAAGTGGAAGCATCTTCGACGAACAAAGCATACCCATAATCCGGTAGATGACGCCAAGGGCAATGCGGAAGCTTTGATGCATATGATCGATAAATATTCGCTCAACATTGATATTCCGCTATGAAACACGATCCCAATATACAGTTAACGTATCTACCAAACCAGAAAGCGTACGCCGTGCGCTTTCATAAGAAATACCTTGGCCTTATTCGGTTTCAGCCACCGCAGTATCCATTTTCAAAGGAAACCGCAGAAAGGAAATCCAATGCGTGTCCTCGGGGAGACAACCCTCATCGCAAATAGATATTAGCCTATTGAAAATCGCCATTACGCTCGGCTGCATCGTGCTCGCTGGCCTCATAGCCGCAGCGCAAATCTTCGTTGCGTCTTGCATTAAGGAATGGCGTAAATATAAGATTAGAAAAGAGCAGGAAAATAAAGGTAATGACGATGAAATCGTAATCGAAGAGCCACCAGACGACGATAATTGGAATTTTCGTATGCCATACAAATGAAAGGAATATCATGGTTAAGGTTCTCAAGTGTTCATGCAGTCACGCTTTCCAAGATGAAGAATACGGGAAGTCGAATCGTGTCCATAATTCACGCGTGAAGAAGGGTGAATACCGTTGCACGGTTTGTGGAAATATCAAGAAGTTGAATGAAGAGTAGTAATGGCAAAGGAAATAAAGAATAGTACCGAGGCGGATCGTCAGTTGATCCGTAAGCTGAATGGCCTCTACGTTGGTCAATTAGACGACGACGAAATGGAATCATTCAGAAGGTGTGTAAAGGATAGAGTCGCCGTGAATGATTATGGACACCCCGGCGGGCTATTCAATCTAGCGAAGATACGGTACACGGGTTGAATTGAGCAACAGAGCAGTTTGGCAAGACTTAGGGTATGGAAAGACAAAAATGAAGTCTAACCCAACTTCATATACAAATCTTTCGCCCTTGCTAGAGGGAACGCGGAGTGATTATCTTCGCCTTGCCAAAACCTTTTCGGATTTAAAATGAGCACCCGTACCTCAATTCAGGTAGAGGAGGCCCCTTATAAGGGCTCAGTTGCGGGTTCGAATCCCGCCGGGTGCATTATTAAGCAAAAAAGAAAACGGGAAAGAGTCGCTAGCGATATGCAAGTAATTATTGAAGCAATAGGGAAACGAAAGAAAAAAAAAGGAAAGAAAAATGACGCTATTGCGAGTTGTGAAAGCTATCTTCCTTAACGAAAATATCAGCGATAAAGATTTAGCAGAAACAATAGAATGGCTATCGAAGGGCATTACTGATCCAGCGGTATTTTGTCGTGTCGCAAAAAAGCTCGAGAAACAACGAAAATACGAAGAAAAATTCGTATAGAAAGGACCACATGAAAGCGCAGGAAATGTATACACGAACGGATGGTAAGTTTCAGGAAATCCTTGATGGTTTCAATGGAATCATTGAGCCTGGGATTGAGTTTAGTTGGGACGATGGATACGGACGGTGGTTAAAAAACTTTCATCATTACGAATATCCCGTTCTGGCGATTCATCCAGAATTTGTGATTCTCGCGGCCGGTTCCAAGAGAATCCGGGTTCATGCGGCCGATGTTGAAATTGTCACAGTCGAACAGAGGGAGGAATTGTTAATTTTTCTCTCTCAGAATCTTTGTTGTGACGATGAAATTTCGGATGAAGAAATGCATCAATATTTCGCTGACCATCGGTACGGCATTGTTGCTTGGAAGAGGGCAAGCAAATATTTTGTGAATAACGTTCCAACTTCATGGGGGTGCGGTACGTACCGATGGGACGGTACTCTCTGGAAGCGTATTGCTGAAAACTATGACTCAAGTGACTGATGACTGAGAAAGGTGCATATGGAATATATCGAACGAGCGCAATTCCCCGATAATCTGATACCGCCTTTGCGCGTAGCGTCCGATCGGGTTAGTCAACGGTTGGATTTTTATGTAGACTATTTTCTTTCAGGTTCGAAAATCGAACGATCACATATCGTCGGTGAGGGTATCATTCGGCCGAGGTATGATCCAGATGGAATCGACCTTTGCGGAATAATTATTACTCCACGATTCTACGATCTCGTTCCGACTCTTACGGGGAAAAAGCGTATTATACTTTTCGATATTTTTATCCCTAAGGGCATATGGGAACCGGAACCAACCAGTGCCTGCATGTCGAACCATCCGTATAAAACATACTATAGTGGGTTGACCGAGTATGCGGTCCCGCAAAAAGCGATGTTGGCTCTCGTTGAATTGTCCATGAGTAAACTCGAGGCATGGAAAGATCACGTATCGAAATAAAGGAAGAAAAAAAAAATGAAGATGATTTGGAAATTCCCCTTGGAGTTCCGTAAGTATCAAGAAATAGAAGTGCCGGTTGGTGCAAGATTTCTGAGCGTTCAGAATCAGAGAAACACGCCGACAATTTGGGCAGAAGTTTCACCAAACAAGGGCGGGGCAGGAATGGAATTGAGCACTGAGCGGTGGAGAATCGCTATGTACGATACTGGATCGAGTTTCGACTGGGAAAATCAAATGTATCTTGGCACGGTGCAGTTGTATAACGGCGAGAGCGTCGTTCATGTATACGAGATTCCGTATGAGTGAGAGGTAAAATAAAATGCATTATCACGTCAAAAATGCCCTATTGAGTATCAGTAGAACCGTCAACGTTCCATTTGGCTTAAGGAATGGTATAGCCGTAGAAAATCCAGATGGGGTAGAATTTAGGCTTGAATTGATCTGTAGTATTCGAGCCTATTCTTCACCTGGAAAACTATACGGCCCGCCCGAGAATTGTTATCCATCAGAAAAAGATATTGAAATTGAGGCACTTTCCGCAAAAATCTACGCAAACGACGTTCCGATTCCGTGGGCCTTTGTGAACTTTCCTCCAGATATATATAAGGATTTGTCAGCAGAGGAAATTCTCGAATTGGAGGAAAAGGCGTGGGAGGCGGTTGATACACAATGTGAAATCAATGATGCTAAAAGAGACGACGCTGAATATGAACGACTCCAAGAACTATATGCCTACCAAGATTCTATCGAATGAAGAGGGCGGTACCCTTCAGGGCGCACTTAAAAGACTTGGCCGTGGCGCTGATTCGGGGATTGGTGCCTCGCTATCTAGCGAAGAATGTCTCTGCCTTCTCAATCTCATTGTGGATTTAAGTATGTTTCGTGATCTTTATCACGCAAGAAAAGAAAAGGAGAAAAAAACATAATGGATTTTTGCCGTGAATGTGGCACAATGGCGCCCGAAGAAAACTCTTGCTGTGAGCTGGTTTCGGAGTTGCAAGCCGAAATCATAAGGCAACGGGAAGTCATTGCCAGTCTACGGGAAATGGTTCGTCGTCTGACGTGCGATGATTTGCATACCGAAGAGGTTATTAAAATGTTTCAATTAGTTTTTGGTCATAAAACTGGAGGATAATATGGGAACGCAACAGGATCTCGCGCTCGAGATTTTCCGTTACTTAGAAAGTATGGGTGGGTGCAGGCTCGGTGAAATTAAAGAAAAATTCAAAGATACCGAAAAGGATGGAATTGATATTATGCATTTTGTCAATGGTATGGTAAAATCCGGCTCTGTTATTGAAATCGAATTTGTCATACCACTCGACAATGAACAAACGATTTTTAAAACTGGCTCGTTTTTCTTGCCGGGCCATGCTAGAATTCTTTAACGAAAGGAATATCGTATGCCTACATCAGAAAATCTCTTCTTCTGCGGCCCCGTTATCGAGGGTACTGCTTACGTTTTTGCAAGTGAAATTGAACTCTATATTGACGATAAGACCCTAGAACACGCCGTTGATTTTCCACTAGATAAATGCCTTCGGCTCAGATGTGGTTCGAGGTATGCATGGTTCTCCTTGAATGATATTGCAATGGGGATTTTCGCAGGAGGCGGGAATGAATCGGCTTAATCCCGATCATTCCAATACATGCGATCAATGTTCATAAGGAATATGATATGACCACATCAGAATCACAGGAAAAGCCTCAGCTATATATTCCGTTCACATCTTACGCTTGCGCTAAGGATATTGAGCTAAACATTCTTGACAAAACATTAGAATACGCCATCGCTTATCCGTCCGATCAATGCATTCATCTTCAACACGGAAGGGGAAAATGGGGGTGGTTTTCTCTTAAGGATATTGCAATGGCAATTTTTGAGGATCAATCATACTTTACTGTCAGAGACACATCGGGCATAATCAGCACCAGTGAGTGGACCATCCGATACTGGCGTTGGGTGATGAATAAGTAGATGTTTTCCAACAAAAAGGGGGGCTTATGCTCCCCTTTTTTATCCTTGCCACTCCAGTAAAGACGTGCTATCATAAGATATGATCTACTTACTTTTTACGAATTGGTGCGCTAGGTGCGGTAAGTCACTGACGCCAACGTCGAGATTTGCGATTTCATCGAGTCCAGTTATTTTCCTCTCCCATGCTGATTGTCTCGCTGGGCATCGCGCTATTGATGTCCCGATTGGGGAGAATCCGCAATTGTCTAGATTTCTTGATGAGACGCCAGTCCATATTCCACCGAGACTCGTTGGGTATCAAAAGGATTTTGATTCTTTTATTCGATGCTCGATATTATCGGATGATTCGTACCGCATTGGGTTTGGGGCAACTGGAGAAATAGAATTATGGCCCTTATCGGCTATTCAGAGGATTCCGCTCGGCGGAAGCTTCCTCTACAGCAATGGTCCATTTTATCGCATTATCCCATTTCAGGAAATTCGTGAAAGGCTCTTTGCGAAAGAAACATATTTCTTATCATTCAATGAATCGACTCCACCAAGTGTATTTACAAAAGCATATGGAGTGAATCTTCCAGATTCAATCCAAAGACTCACTAAGGAAACGGAATGAAGAGAAGTCGTCCATATCAAGACGAATTCGTCGCCAATATTACCGATCATCACTGGAATCGAACCCCTCCCGCTCGGCTCTTAGCTGTTTCGCCGGTTGGGAGCGGGAAAACATTCATGATGGGTAATACACTCATGCGCTTACGGCACAAGAACGCATTGGTACTTGCCCATACGGATGAACTGATAGAACAATTAGTGACATCACTATCTGAGACGAACGCTGGAAGATCGATTGGTATCGAAAAGGCCGATTTGTACGCGAATGCTGATGATGAAATTGTTGTCGCATCAGTGCAGACATTGGGTCCGAAATCGCAAAATGATCGCCTGTGTCGATTCCCCCAGGATCGATTTGGCATTGTTGTGATTGATGAGGCGCATCATGCGGTTGCGCCAACGTACATTAATATTCTTCGGCATTTTAAGCCTGATCTTTTGCTTGGCATTACCGCAACTCCGCGTCGGGCGGATAAGGTGCAGCTCTCGAATGTATTTGATGATATCGTTTTCGAGCGAACTCTTTTTGATTTGATCGAAGAGGGAGATAAGGACGCCGAGTTTGGTCCGTATCTTTCGCACGCACGCTCCGTTCGTGTTTCAACGGACGTTGATCTCGATTCCGTTACGGCTGTTGCTGGTGAATTCAATCTTCAAGAGCTTGCTAATGCCATTAACGTAGACGTTCGCAATTCGCTCATCGTTTCTTCTATCGAGAAATACGCAGATGATCGTAAGAGTATCCTTGTATTCGTTACGAACATCGCTCATACGGAGCAATTCGCTCAACTACTGCAACAGCGTGGGCATAGCGCCGACTTCGTGCATGGCAAAATGCCAAAGGACGATCGACGTAAACGTCTCATTAAATTCAAAGATGGCTTAACGCGCATCATGGTCAATTGCCAATTACTTCGAGAAGGGTATGATAATCCCCGCATCGATACCGTTGTCATGGCGCGTCCGATCATTTCACCAACGCTCTACGAACAGGTTATTGGACGTGGATTGAGGACATTTCCCGGCAAGACGGACTGCCTCATTATCGATCTCCATGATAATTGCTCAAAGTATACTCCAATGACTATCTCGAAAGCCTTTGGTATTCGAGAGCTTGATTATCTTGGTTCGGATATCATCGAAGCACAGAAGGCTATGAAGAAGGCGGATGAGCTTGGTATTCCGGAAAATGAAACCGATACCGTCGATTCCCTCTTAAGGAAAATTAGCACTCTCGAGAAAGTTGTTTCTGGAGTTATGCCAATTAATACGAAAGCTGAAATCGTTGATCTCATGTCGATTATCGAACCAGATCATCGACCAGTAAAGAAGGGATCGATTTTTGCTTTTACGAAAATCAATGATTCGCTTTTCGTTATGTCGTTTGTTGATAAACCGCCAATGATTGTTCGTGGCAATCCACTCGGTCAGTGGCGTATAACCGGGAATAATCTTGATGTCGTTGCGCCGATAACCTCAAACGAACCGCCGTGGAAGGTTATTGATGAATGGGTAAAAAGCTATGCGCCGGATTCGTGGCGCATTAATCGAAAAGCGGCGAAGTGGCGAGATAGGAAGCCAACGCCAAAGCAGATTGCTCTCCTAAAGAAAAAGTATAATATCATGAATGCTGAACACTTGACGAGAGGAACCGTTTGTGGTTTAATGGAAAAGGTGAACTACTTAAAGTGGGTCAAGAGAGGAAAGGATGTCTAAAGAGATGGAAAGATTTTTACTACAGCAGGGATGGAAGATTGTGCGAGAAGAGGCCCCCCGGAGCAATCCCAAGGAAGTTTATGCGGTTTGGCAAAGCCCAAGCGGTCGTTCCGAAATACGGATCAAGCAACGAGCTTTCGCATCGGAAGTTGCAGTTGCTGAACCTCGCTTTATTTTAAAAAGGGAAGTAAGGAAGTTTCGCGTCAAGTGATAAATTAAGGTCATATCAGTATGCCACGCTTAATGAAGATTGGGATTAACGATAGGGAGATTTCCCTTTTACATGACCGTATATTGCTTGTTGGATTGGGTCACAAAGCTCGGAACGGAAAACATTACTTTGCTCGTCGCGTCCAGCGATACCTGACCGTTCCCTCTGGAATATACGCCTTTGCGGATTCGCTAAAAGCCATGTGTCGCCTAACGTATGGCATGAAAAAGAAGAATCCGGCAATACTCCTTAGCGTTGGGGATCGTTATCGTCGAATTGATCCATGCATATTCGTCGAAGCCCTATCGGATGCTCTTGAGGAATCAGCGGACGATATAGGTCCGCACGTTGCCCTTATCGCTGATGTCCGTTATCCAGAAGAAGCAGATTTTATCCAACGTCACGGACTATTGTTAAAAGTGACTCTCGCGGAACATGGAAAACCAATTATTACCAGCGATGGGCGCGCGGACCATACATCGGAAAATTCCCTAAATGATTATCGGGGTTGGGACTATACGTTCTCTTTTGAAAAAGAGAATCCACTTATCATTGGTTTAGATGCTATCTGCATGGCGAAGAAATTTTCCGAAATGCTACGGAGCGTCATAAGGCCATGCACATTGTGGGAATGGGATCAGTTATATAAACGGGGGTAAATATGTCGGATATTGTAGTGCAGCAAGGCGAGTTTACTCGCGCAGAAGTCCTCGATACGATACGGAATTTCTCGAAATTCAACGTAAATCTTGCATTTATGTTTGGGAAAATCCACCGCAACGAATTATATAAACAGTGGGGGTTTTCCTCGTTCAATACGTGGGTGCAGGAAGATGTTTGTTCAACAAAAAACGCCATTATCTCAAAATCATACGCCTATATGCTCAAGAGAATTGGGTATATATTTTTTGATTACCAGAATGAAATCACGTTATCTATGGCAGGATCGGGGTGGGCAACAATCACGCGCCTCGACTCTCTCGCAAAGGCCGTCGAACGTGGACAAATTACAATCCCCGAAGCGATTCGCATTGTGGAAACAATGGATAATGCGAAAATGGAAGAAATTGCAGAATCTACCAAGGAAGTAGACTCTGAGGGGTTGACGTCAATCAAGACTATTATCAAAGTTGGCGATGAACCCATTTATCGTTATGCCCTGATGCTCTATGCCCTCCTCAATGGATTATCGTCCCTATCAGACGCGGCTATCGAAATGATTATTGGTGAAATTCCAGAACTAGAATCGCACGTAATGGATAAATCAATGGGGAAATTTCTTCCATTGCTTCGCAATAATACTTTCTATTGTAAGCTTTGCAACAAGATTCCGAATAGGCCAACTGTACATCATATGGTTCCACGATCGCTCGGAAAGGGGTACGGACCATTAGCCTTACTATGTTGGGAGCCATGTCATGAGCAGATTGTACAACCAAACTGGAAAAAGTATCTCGAGGAATGGACAGGGGAAGGTTACGAAACCCATCAGCAGAGAATAGATGCTACTATCGGTAGTAACAACTCAACCCCACCATCTGAGGTTAGTGAATCAAATATTACCGAGGTAGTTCAATATGTCGGATGCAGTCAAGAACCAATCTGACGACGATCAAACAGCCGTAACTGTTCTCGAATCCGATCGTTTACAGAACATCAAGCGCGCTCTTCAAAATAGAGGTATTGCGCTTCTCACGAACGATACGCCAGAGGGTCGTGTTATTAACGACCTTCTGGCTCGCGTAGAAAGCATAGCGCACCCTACCGTCCCGCCAATCGTGCGGGCCATGATCGCGGAAAATATCGTTTCTGCATTACTCATGAGCCGATCGGCCATGTCATTCTTTCTTAAGCACAGCTCTATCCCGGATGGACATTCCAATCAAGATAGATCCATCCGTCAAGCACTTCAATTAGCAATGCAGATATTTTCCAAATCAAACGATAGCCTCGTGAGAAATTTACGAATGCTTGGGCTAACCGCAGAAGAATCGGAAACAAAAATTTCAAGCTTGAATAAGCTGCTCGATGAAATAAGGAGTGAATAATGGGGGTTTGGTTGCAGTGCAGGGTGTGCGGAGAGAACACGAATGTATGCGATAGCGTACCGTATAATACCTCCGAGGATGAAACAATCTATGTTTGTCTAAACTGTTGGAGTTCTTTTGATCCACGGATTCTTGACGAGGAAGAGATATTATCATGAAACCAACATTTATTTCAACTGGAGATATTCTATTTTTCCAATCGCGGACACTTCTAGGAAGATGTATTCGATTTTTTACTCAAGTGCCGTTTTTCGAGTCTCGCACCGTTATTAATCACGTTGCTATTGCCGTAGAGGGCGGATATGCACCAAACATAGAAATCGTCGAGGCATTACATACCGTCAAGCAACATAAGCTTTCTAAGGCTTATCCTGATTATGACGGTAAGATATTTGTCGCAACTATCAATCACTTACCAATAGATTACCCCCATATTGCCGCGAAGAGAGCGAAATCATACGTTGGACGTAAGTATGGATACGCGAAGCTCGTCGCCCACTTCCTAGATTGGTGCCTGCTTGGGGCGAACGTGTTCCGTCGTTTATGCTTTATGGACATCTACCCGATCTGTTCGTGGGTCGTGGCATATGCGTATGAACCCCTAATCGGTATACGGGCATTTGGAGTAGAAAATTCGGCCGCAAGCCCAGATGATATTTGGGATTGGTGTCAGAAAAACTGCGCGAGTGAATGCATCCGCGAATTGTGATATGCCGTATTATACTGGCCTATGCATAGTCAACGAACACGATCAATGCTTTTGCGAGGATTGCGCCTGTGAATGCCATAAACAAAACAAAAAAAAGATTCCACGTTCACGTTTATCAGAGTCCGCGGTTCCTGCACGCCCTGGAAATCGAGGCAAATACAAAGGAGGAAGCAGTGGCGAAAGCGTTCGATCACGCAAAGGCGAATCCGCACGAACGAAAGCTTCCTGATATTGATGCCGTTGTATTTGTATTCACGAATAACGCAAAACGTAATATCATACACAACGATTTAACAAAATATACCATTTTGGAAGAAATTTAATTCATCGATGGTTCGGTATTGCACGCCTGAACGCACGCGCTGGCGGCGCTTACCGCTGGCCCAACTGGCACAAACAACGATACAACGGCCTGTATAGCGGCCCTTACCACGCTGGAACCAAACTCCGATAGCGTAGAACCTTCGATTTTCACACACCGTACTTCATTCCAATCTTCTACGCACTCGATCAACGTCGCCTTTCCGAGGGACGTCACGGAAACCCTTTCCGTTCGCGCAATCGTACATCCTTGAGTAAATATCGTAAACAAAACTAGAGCAATCAACTTTTTCATAAAGCCTCCTTAGCTAATAGCGCATTGTTCGCCATTGCAGTACGCATCGGTTACCTCATGCGCCGTGAGGGCGCTCGAATGCACTGAACTGACATTGCTCATTATTTGAGTATACTTTTCTTCGTCGATGGCGATATACGGGGCTTGCTCGTACTGGTGATCGGTAAGCGGCAGGAAGCTCACGCTCTTTATCCGATCTTCGAAGATTGATAAAACTCTTTCTATATCGTGGGCTTCTTGTTCCTTGAAGGTTATGGTCGCACTGACTTGATTATCCGCCCAATGCCATTGCAGAGCTTCGAGGAGAAGCAACTGATCCTGCATGGAGACATCATTCTTTCCGCATCGATAATCTGATTCTTTTACTGGAATGGAGACGACTACGGTATTATCGCCATACACGGATTTTTCGGTTGGGTACCCGGCCTTCATTAAAGCCTCCGCGATTGGTGATCCGTCCTGGAAGCGAATGTTTCGAATATAATATTCCGAATGCGGGAAATGTATCCCGGGCGTTGATCCAGATAACAAGCTCACTGAATTATGCGAAATATACCCATTGCCAATGTATTGATGCACGCACTCTACTTCCACGTCCATCGTTACGCACTCGCCATTCTCAATGGCAACAATCGCGTCCAACCATTCATTTCGAGAAACCGCCCGCTCCTTTAACGATCGAGCGATATATCTTGATTGTTCTTCGTTATACATTGCGTCACGCGATGAAATAACCCAACGGTCCCTACTCCCCCACTCGCCGGGGCCAGCGCATTTAATTTTGACATTATACCCGACGAGACGCATGAGAACCGCCATCTTTTGAGCAAAGCTCTTAGACACGGTGCATACTGACCACGTAGAAGCATTATGAATACCGCCATCGGCCCGCCAGAATCCGGCAATAAACGCACGAATACTCTCAGCGGAAGCATGTCGAATAATGGCAGGAACTTCGATATTTTCAGCAAAATCCTTCAGACATCCATTCATCCTCAACCATTCAATCAAATGAACAGAGTTGATTTGATAACTTACCCCGCTGGAACTTTTCTTATGCTCAATTGTGACGTTGAGACCAAATGTATCCTGACAAAATGACCTGAGCCACTGGTATACCGCCGGATGCTTTCCGTTTCCGGCGATACGAATTCCATTCGCATGAACACTTCCATTTCCATAAAATAGACCAAGAAACCACGCAATGTCGGGGTTCATATTTTCGGGAGAACGAAGGCCGTATGTTCTTTTATTTTCTTCAACATCGAGCTTCAGGAGAGCAGGTTCATCTTCTTTTGTATATATATTCAGTTTCGCAATGAGCGAATCTCCAACCCGCAACTGCGATGCCTCAAGAAAAAGCCGTGAATCACCACGCAAAACTTCCATCTTATGATTATTAGTCATTTCGAGCTCGAAACCATCTTGAGTAAGAATTCTCCTTGTTTTTGCCATTCCGTTATTGAAAAGTTTTGTAATTCGACGTTTTCCGAACTGCGTATCTGCGTATAATTCTTCATGGATGTTTTGCCAACCGGGAATTTTCATATCAATGAGTTCTTTGAACTCATATATGCCATTTGACGTGGAAATGAGACTATTTTCGCTCCAACACCCGCTGGGCTTAACGGTTGACACCTTAATGGAGTTTGGCACACAGAGCCACCGAGAGTATAACTTATCCAATTCGCGCAAATACCGATATCCCTTATCGAGCGCAACCATAGTTGCGCGGAATCCCCATCGATTAATGGCCTGCACCACACCGGTTACTCCAACGCCAATGCGTCTATTTCTGCCAACGACCGCGTTAACGTATACATCGTGCGTAGGGATAAGTGTAACGGTCTTATTGTATAAGTATGCAAATTTCAATGCGTAGCTTAATTCATCAAGCGAGCTTAATCTATTTAACGGTATCTCGCTGAGATTACAGAGTTCGCCATCCGATAGCGCAATTTCACCGCAATTGGTTGTGCATACTCCCGTCATGTTCCCGCTGTCTGAATTCATCGTAACGATGACATAATTATGATACGTATCCACCGTAATATTGTACACATCCTCGGCATCGTCTAGCTGCCTGACGGATTTAACGCGACAATTATGTAGTTCCGCGCGAGATTGCAAATCAGAAAAGCTTCTTAATGCATATGGATTATATACTGGCGTTTCGTTACACCGAAAACGATAAGGAACCCCGTCTTTCCGACATTGGAAAATCCATTCTTTTTGCATTGGGTCACGACCGAGTTGAAACTTCAAGTCGTTGTATATACGCAATTGGGATTCTAAGGTTTCCTTCTGCCTATTCTTTAGGCTTTCTAGTTGACGCCCTTTCCTGAGTGGCAATTGGGCAAGACGTTGGTAGTGCTTGGACCGCATGGCGGATTGACACTCGCTTGAGCAATAAGCAATCTCCCGTCGATGCCATCGAACCTCAAATGGCGTTCCGCACTCCTCGCACGCCCTTTTAACATAAAGCTTCCCACCGACCATTACTACAGGGAGATCGGTTGTGTCGATAATCTCTAGGTACTTCCTTTGCCATTTATCTCTTGCGACCTTCGACATTCGTTTTCGGGAATCATCGGTTATAACCTTTTTCTGTGCGTCACTCATTCTCTCTATATAGAAAGGATCGGCGCATCGCTCGATAGCTTTCTGACGAATCTTTTCCTTCCGCTCCTCGGAACACGGAACCCCAAACGATGGATTTTTCGCACCGCTCACGTCTCTTTGGGAATTATGGTAACGAATGTGTTCAATAGCATCCATGATCTCGAGGTTCCCAACAGAGTTGTCCAATGTATTATGATTTTTATGGTGGACAACCAGGTTCCCGATACTTCTCCCTACCGTAACGGACCCATCGTAAGAGGATTCCCACCTCTCCTTATTATGAAACCTCGCTATCATGCGATGTTCCATCTCGAACCGTAACGGAACGGTACTAATAAGAATCTTGGCGTACTTGTCACAACTTTTTTGATTATATTTCTCAATGGACTTTCTAAACTGTACGACCGCATCGCCGTTGGCTAGCTCATCTGCACGCTTCTCGGTTCCGTCTCGCATCTTGAATTTATGGTTCGGGGTAACGCGGGTTTTTCCTCCATTGGTAAATTCTACTTCGACTATCCGCTGATTATACCCAGTTATCCTCGGGTTCCTCCCCGTCGAGATTGTCATTCGACCTTCGTTATCAATGCAATAGACGGGCACATCCTTCCCTTCCGCAGCTAATTGCTCAATCGGCACGGCACCCCTACCGTCAGCTACCGCAATAAGGGTATCGCCAGTTACGCATGGATTAGTTCCCCTTACTTCTATATCATGCTCCCCGTATCCATCCTTTGTTCTTCCGTAATGGCGTGCATTGCCCAACCAGAATAATCCAGGCTCTCCATTTTGTCGAATTAAATCGGCAATAGCCTTATAGTCCATACCGACTTCTGCAAAGATGGAATTATTACTGGCGAATCGATGAGAGAGGAGTTCTTTTTTGTATTTTTGTGGATTTTTGAGTTCAATAAATTCATCACAGAATGGCCCTAATGCTAATTGCGCGGACCTGCGGCTGGCGCCGGAAACAATGCAACGCCCAATCCAGTTAAAAATATCAACGATTGCCGTAATAGTAATAGGCTTTCCAATCAGATTACTGAGTATAACGCTGATCGCTTCGTGCATTTCCTTTAATGGACCTGGGCCACTTGATGTCCCGCCAAGGCCATGCAGCTTCATTCCCGCCGGACGGACCATGGAGTAATCAAACTGCGGAAGTGGCCTGCCATACGCATACGCTTCGAGCAGTATCTTAAGTGATTCCACCCATCCCTCACGGCTATCTGGAACTTGGAAAGATATTACGCCGTTGGGTTTCTTAATGACAATCTTCCCCTCCCCTCTGACATCAAACCCAACGCCAACGCCAAGCGCCGACATATCCATCATGTATGTAAATGGACGGGCGAAATCTTCCTTGATGTTTTCTGTAGAGTGAAACGAGCAGTTGATAAGGATGGCAGATTGCTTTAATTCTAATGATTTTGCTCCCATATGCTCAAGGCCGCGACCGGGGGGCAAGAACTTCATGTTGAAGATAAGATCATACATTCTTTGAGCAGAAAATTGCGCCTTCTGCATATTGAATGGTAGTCCGTGCATCTTACAGTGTGTTAACTGTGCGTTATACGTACCCTCAACGACACGCTGGCAAGTCTGCCACCATTCCTCAAATTTACCATTTTCTAATTCACGAGAATAGGTTCTTTTGTATGTGACTAGCCCAACAACACCATACCCCCAATGCACCTTTCGCTTTTTATATCCATCTAGGAAATTACTTGTCAATACAAACTGCTTCACCATGCCTCACCCCTTGACAGCCATTGTAATAACGGATACTATAAATCGGAGGGTCGAACAATGAAACCAGGAATTCGTAGCACTGAATTTTGGCTCACGCTTGCCGTAACTGCTGCACTCATTATTGCTATCATAGCAGACTCAGTAAAGGAAGTCCTTCCTGAAGGTTTTGCTGCTATTGCTATTTCAGTTGCAACGGCTGGGTATGCCATCTCTCGTGGGCTTGCAAAGATTAACATACTTCTTCAAACTGGAAAACTTCCAGATGAGCCACCCGTGCGTTCCGACTCTTCGGAACCCAAAATCCCTACCACCCCGTCCTCGGTTGACAAAGTGCTATAGTTCGCTATAGCACTTCCCGCCTTTTCCTGCGTTGGGCCAATTGAAAGAATATCACATTCAGGGAAAATATCTTTTACCATTGCGCATAGTCTAATAGTTTCCGTATCTTTTCCCCTTAATATCTCTTTCTCTAGGTATGTAATAACAAGATCGCTTGCTGGAATATCGGGGCAGGCCTTCTTTGCTAGATGGCATTGCGGCACTTCAACGGCCGTAACATAACGACCATCCAGCGCGGACGATGACCAACGAAGTCTCATTGCGGAATTTCCTCCGTCGTTGCTTCGGCAATTTCATGGACCGCTCCACCGACCATGAATACTAAAAACGGGACAAACCCGCTAGATCCAATACTAACATCCGCATAGTATTGGCCAGTCTCATACAAATATCGTAATAGAACATAAATATCGTAAACACCGGGATTGTTGGCATTGAGGAACCGAAGAGCAGCGAGAGCGTTGTGCATCTCGCTTTCGAGAGTTGAACCATTATGGCTATCACTATCCGCTCGTTCAGCTTCAGTAACGTGCTTACTGGCCATTTCCTCTGAAAATTTCCAAACTTGAGCATACCACGCCTCGGCGTGTAGTTCAAATAACAACTCCCCATGCTTCATATATACTCCTAAGCCAAATCATTTTCCCACAACCATATTGCCCTATCGTTAGCCTTTTTAAGTCCCCTACGATTCATCAGCACATTGAGCGTTGGGAAGTTCCACGCAAATCGCAGTGATGATAAGATTGACTCCATATCGTTCGGGTCGCACGTAGACAAGGAAGATGCCCAATCTATATCTACAGAGGCAACGATAGGAACACCCATCCATGTGTGATCCGCCGCGACGATATTGTAAGACTCTGATAATGAAACTTGCATTCCGATGTCCATTGACTGCGCAAGATTCAAGAAGTCGCCATGACTAAGCCAACCATGCTCTACAAGTCTATGGCGCGAGTTGGATACATCGTTAAAAATAGCGTGCAGATTATTTAATGGCTCTTGGCCGCCACGCTCAATGCGAGTTCCATTGATATGAAAAAATAAGTTTTTATTTTTCTCGTTCGAAAAAACAATTGCCGCCATAGCCTGCATAACATGATTCTTCATCGGTCGCAATGCCCCAAAGCAACTAATATGCAAGCTATTTTTTGATGGAAAAACCTCAGGGAAACGATATAATTGAACAGCATCCACTTGCTCATATATATTAGGCAGATACTTTACCAGCTTCCCGCCGTCGCCGAAACACTTATTCACATCATCAGCGCCTTCCTGACTATTGAACGATACCGAGAAGTTTTGATAATGTGGCTGTATGTCTCGTAAGTATTGGAGTAACCACGAAAAAGCAATACCCTCTGTGGCTAAAAATGGAATTTTGCTGTGGACCCGAATATTCCATTTTATATTGGGATACTTCGACAAAAGTACATGAAATTTTTCGGGAACGACCCATAGCGCATGAATAAAAACGTGCGTTGGTTTATAGTCATGGACGACTCGATCTATGCAATTATTATCGTGAACAACCGCAACGCTCGTATCGTATCCGCGACGTCCCAGGGCGCTGGCAACGAACTGAGCAGAATTTTTCAACCCATACGTTCCCTTACCGTAGTCGATTGAAGAACGTTTTTTGCAGATAAAAAGAATCCGAGCTTTATTCCCATATCGTTTTTGCTCCATTTCGCACTCCTATGTGTCCAATAGTCTACTCTCTCCTGTTTGTTTTCGTATCTCATCGATGTGGGTTCTTCCGGTCAATAACATACGCTTAACGATAGCGCGACCATGGTATATCTCTATTGGAACAATTTGAAAATCACCATCGCTAGTATAATCTACATAAGCAAAACCATTTTGCCAATTTGGATACGGGAGGTACTTAGGGCACGGACCATTAATTCTCGCAAGCGTTCCGGGGCACACGACTGTTCGCGTTTTATAACCCATATACCCATGAGTTGTCCT